GTTAAATCGTTAGTTATTTCAACATTTTTAAGTGGAACATAAATTCTACCAGTACCATGTGCTTTTAATATTAAGTCATTAGATGAAATTGTTGTTGTAATGACATTATTGTAAATCGAGATATCATTATCAAATAATTCAGTAGCTGTAGTAGTGGTAAGTACCACTGCTGAATTTAAATATGCGTGACCAGCTGTTAAATTATTATCTACTAGTACGTCATTGGTAGGTATTGAAACAATACCACTGCCATCAGCAAGTAATGTTAAATCATTTGTAAGCAGGGTAGTAGTTAATACATTATTATCAACCTTGATATCAGCAAAATTAACAAGTGTAGTAACCGATAAATTCCCAGTTATATTGGTATTTCCAGTTCTGGTAATATCACCGGTCTGTATAATATCACCCTGCTGTGTTACTACTTTTGGCAGTAATGCAGTCCCAATATTAACAGCACCAAAGGTAGATGTACCAGAAATTGTTAAATCGTTAGTTATTTCAACATTTTTAAGTGGAACATAAATTCTACCAGTACCATGTGCTTTTAATATTAAGTCATTAGATGAAATTGTTGTTGTAATGACATTATTGTAAATCGAGATATCATTATCAAATAATTCAGTAGCTGTAGTAGTGGTAAGTACCACTGCTGAATTTAAATATGCGTGACCAGCTGTTAAATTATTATCTACTAGTACGTCATTGGTAGGTATTGAAACAATACCACTGCCATCAGCAAGTAATGTTAAATCATTTGTAAGCAGGGTAGTAGTTAATACATTATTATCAAATTTAATGTCAGCAAAATTAACAAGTGCAGTAACCGATAAATTCCCAGTTATATTGGTATTTCCAGTTCTGGTAATATCACCGGTGTGAATGGATATGCCAGAATGTTGAAATTCGTTTAATAGTGCAATATTATGTAATGCGCTAAAACCACTAACCAACATCAAATTGGATATTATAACATCAGTTGAATCGATTGATATTATACCTGTTCCAGCTGCGTTAAGTATCAAGTCTGTGGTAGATGTAATGGTATTATTCTCAATGGTGATAACACCATCTACATTTAGCATTGTTAAGTATGCATCACGCCAGCGTTTATCTTCCAATCCCAATGAGTAAATCAATGCATTATCATCTGGTGATAGTGTTTGATCGATTAGCGGAAATATGGATAATGTATCAAACGACGAATCCCCCAAGAACACATTACCTTTAACGACAGTATTCCCGGTAATATTCATGCTACCAGCAACATTGACATCATTATTCAGATTTATTTTATTAGCAGCGGATTTAAATTTTACAGTTCCGTACAATGAATTTATATCATTCGATTGGATTAATATATTATCTGTGCGGATACCAGAAGAATTGATATTGGCCAAGCCATTTTCACTGGCTATCGTTACCTCACTTTTATCCACGAAGTTTATATTGTTAGCGGTGAGTGTGATGTGTTTATTGTCTTGGTCTATGGTAATTATATCACCAACTCGATATGTACCGCGTTGTTGCATACTTTCATGATTTATCACGCCGCCGTTTATTACAACGAGTTCATTGTCATGATTCGATGAATCAATCCAACTACGTGAATCCCCATTATTACCAATATATGCAAATGTATGTCCAGTTAAATTCGCAAGTGTACCGAACCCATCTGCAACTGAACCATATGTTCCATATGCATTTTTACTGTTGGTAATTCTAACTTCGGCCCCAAATTTTTTAGGAGAAATGTTACTAGTAAATGATGGAACTGGTAGTAATGCACCGGTTGCTATCCAAGACGTTGCTAACCAAGGGTATTCCACGTTATCGAATGATGAATAGTAGACATCTGTACCGACTGTTATATTATAAAATCGCCATTCACTTCCAGTCCAGTTTATACGGTTATCACCCTGATAATATGAGTTTTTTCCATTGAGTTTACCAGCGTAAATCAATGTCACCGGTGCGGCCCATGATTCACCTGGGGTTCCATTTGTAACTACACTTGCGGTTAATCCAGAATTTGATACACCATTAATTCCAGATTTTAGGTAAAGTCCGCGTTTGGCGTAATAGGTAGCAACATTGCTACATTCCAGTTTTGCGCCATTTGTTGCAACTATTGCATCTTGGTTCGGTGTTATAAAAGTTGATGAATAAATCAACACTGGTGGGAATATTGGCGATATAGGATTTATCAATGCCCCGTCGATATACACACCGCCGCCAGCATCACCATGCGCAAATCCAAGTGGATCGTTTGGTGAAGTAACGGTACCTGATGTATTAACATTGATATTAAAAATGTATGGACTTTGTGAATTTACAGTGATATCTGGTGCAAACTTGAATGCATACCCGGTATTGGTTATATTATTAATAAAGAAATCTTTTATCGTTACAAATGAAACAGAAGTGTCACCGTGTAGTAAAAATGCATCATTCGTATTTGTGGATGGTGTTGGTGTAATAATCACACTATTGGTACTCATTCCACGTACGCTGACCCCCTGTGGTACTATTAGTGGGAAATCTTCTGCAAATGCACCAGGGAATATTACTATTTCATCCCCATTTTGTGCAGTTAATAGTGCATGTTTTATTGTTTTGAATGTTGCTTGTAGGTGTGTTCCTTGATTATTATCATCCCCATTTTTAGAAACATAAATTGTATTACCTTGTGTTAATAACAAATCAAAGTCATTGACTATAATAGAATTAGTGGATGTTATATTAAATGATTTTACATTAGTCGAATACAGTTTTCCAACCGTTGCATAATTCTTTCCCAACTCGTAAAATGCAGGCAAATCTGGAATTAAATCACTACCAATACCCGCGTTGAAGTCGATGCTGTCAATTGCATCACTACCAAAGGTTATAGTGCCATCCCAAGTTATATTACCAGTAGAATGAATATTACCAACAACATCAACAAGGGTAGTGTCAAATTTAACCTTACCAGAAGGATGGCAGCTAATAATAATGTTATTATTTAGGGTTGTATTTTCTATTAAATTGGGACCAATCAGTAAATTTTGGGATTGCAGGGGAGGCAATACAACAACTGGGTTGGATGTTTGGTTTGGCCGTATGTAGATATTATCAGTTATGTGTTGTATTTTATTTCCAACAAAAATAAAACTGTCAATATCTGTTTGTGTATCGGCAATTAAAGAGGTAGTCTGTGTTGTACCACTAATGTTTAGTAGTGTGGCTGGTGAATCTGTGTTGATACCAACTTTGCCACTTATTACATCAAAATATAGAAGATCTGTTTCAACTGCTAAGTCAACACCATTTCTTATCAGATTGTCTGATAAGAGAGGGCCGCTAATTCTACCCATTTCTATGCCCATGGCGAATCCTTAAAAAAGTTTTATTGGTCAAACCCGTGTAGAACAGTAACTGTTTTGCCAACTGGTACTGGTGAACTAAATTTTAAAAAGTACCCAGATCCAGTATATGTCACCGCTGTTAACGTAATTACCGCATTGGCGTTAATACTAGCTGTTACCAATGGTTTATTTAACACTATTTTTATCAGCGCGTCGGTTTGTGGGTCAGATTCATATGACACTACTACAGTATTGGGTTGTATACTAGGATTTCCGGTTACAACTGCACCAACTAAATCTATAGAGGTGTATATTGTATTATTGCTGGTAACTGTTCCATAAAACGATGCCACCCCGCTTGCCCCATTGAGGAAGCTAACCGAATTTGTTGCTGAGGCTGAAACAGTATATACACCATTAAATGATACTGGAATAAAATTAGTCACCGTAATTGTTGAGCCGATTGCAAACGGCGTTTGTGAGTGTGAATCAAAAGTTATAGTTGTAGTATTTCCATCACCCGTTGCACCCGAACAATTAACGCTTGAATTGAAATATAGTGTATCCACCCCATCAGTTGCTTCTGCACTCAATGAACCAGTATATGATTCCGTTGGAACTGATGGGTTCTGAACTATTGTATAATTTATGTTGGACAATTGAATAACATTTTCCACAATAACTAATAAGTTTTGACCACCCCACGTTGTACCACTTTGTACCGTCGTTGGTGGCGCTGGATTTAATGGCCCGAAAAAAACATTATCGCTATCACCAGCTCCTAAATTTTGTTGTGTAATGTGGGTGGATTCTTTGAATCGCAATGCACGCCAGTTGTTAACTTGGTATACTTCCAATTCACTGGTAGTTATGTTATATCTAATCATTCCATTTAACGGTGATACTGGTCGTTCCTCAGTAGTGCCCTTTGGTAATAATAAGTTGTTAGGTGTATTCATGATAACACCATGTGACATATCAACAGTTAACCGTTGGTCGTGTGGTGTTCTACGATTTAAAACTTGTTGTCTTAGGTATCGCATGTGTTATACTTCCAATGAACTAATTGTAATTGCTAAATTTGCTGGACTACTACTTTTCGCAATGATTTTAGCGTTGTGTTCTAATACAATTTTTTCCTGGTCCAATGACACAGTTTCACCAGCTGGGATAGGCAACCCATTTATCACAGTGTGTTTTAACAGTGTGTTATTCCCAGATACTTCAGCAGCAGGGACTATATACAAAAATAAGTTGGTTTGTCCAGCGGTTGGGTTTAATGGGTCATATGTAGCCGTATTGCATACCATTATTGTTGTTATGGCATTGCCATTATTCCCGGTACTTGTATATACTACGGTATTTGATGATGCAATAGTTGTGTTTGAAATTGCCATGTGTTATCCTTAAAAAAGCATACTAAATAATACTGCTCTATTTTTAGCTATTAATTCATCTGAATGATTTACATTTTTAAAAAACAATCCAGATTTACCTGGTCCAACATTAGCCAATGAATACACTTTTGTTTTTCCAATCGTTGTCGTTGGTATATTACCATTTTGGTCGTCGAGTACCAAGGTTGCATCAACTTCGACTAGCTTATTATTAGCAGTTAAAATTAAGTTCGTAGCAGAAGTATTTGATATAGTGCCAGAATAAATATTTATGTTATCTACATTAAGTCCAGATGCTGTTATATATGCTCGTCTAACATCATTAACACGAATGTCAATCCCGGAAAGTAATGCTTGAACTCTAGAACGTTCATTGTTGAGTGCGTCTTTTTTATATAATTTATCGACATCTGCCATCCCAATAGTATATGCACCGGATGATATATATCCTTCCACCCATTTTTTGTTTGGTATCGCATCCGCAAATGTAACCCGGTCTTCGTAGTTTAATCCGTCTAGACTACTGATGCTGTGTGCCACCGATAATACGCCTGGCCCACCTTGTAAATCAAATACTATGTCAGTTGTTCCGTCATTTGTAATAACACTAGTTTGTACTCCCGACAACGCACCATCCGCCGTTTTTACAACAAATGTACCAGCAATATAACTAGATGTTATTGGGTCCCAGTGCTGAACATTTTCATCAAATAACAATTGTGCATTACTAAGTGTACCACGCTCAATCTCTATACCGGAACGCCCAAGTGTTATTCCAGCATTTTCTTCATTCTTATTTAAAACTAGAATGTTATCTTCTACTTTCATGTCAGACACATTAATAGTTGTATAATTACCGTTAACAGTTAAGTTACCAGTTATTACAACGTCGCCGGTGTTTAATCCAGTATCTAAAGTAATAGTGCCACCAGATTGTACTGCTACCCTATAATTACTCTGACTGACTTTTAATATTCTTGACATTTACAAATCCTTTTAAAGGGGGGAAAGTATTCCCCCCAGTGACAACATTACGCGTTTTCTATTTTAACAATTAACCCACTTGCATTGGCGAATGACCACTGTGCAAAATCACCTGATGAATAAACATAATTTGAACCACCATCGATTTGTGTTAATTGTGCTTTATGGGTAGTTAGTTTAGTTACATAATAATTGTTATTATTTGCATCTATTGCAATAATTGTTGCCTCACCAGCGCCGGGTGTTGCAGCAACCAATGATACTCTACCGATACCTTGTGCAGTTTTAACAATGTATTTTTTACTACCACATTGACGGACAATATCACCAGTAACTGCAGATGTACCATTACCTGAAATATTACCCGCAGCACCAGTTTCTGGAACCCATGCTGTAATTTGAATTGCATTTTCTTGGTTAGTTGACGAACCAACATTTCCGCTATCAGTTGTCAATGTAATTGCATTAACAGTGATACCGCCACGACTGGTATAACCAGCGATGGTTGGTGCTGATGTATATCCGGACCCAGATTCGGTTATGGTCACGGCTGATGCACGAAATATTAGCACTGGTACTGCGGCATTATCACCAATCCCGCCCGAAATACTGGTAACAGGACCCAATGAAGTAAATGTCCCACGTGTTGTAATGCTATTAACAGTATCAATTGCACCTTCCGCGGTTGATGTTACATTGATAATTGCTGTGCCACCAGCAGTAGTAACAGTTAAGTCAAACGTTTGTGATGTTCCATACCCTGTACCACCACTGATAGTTGCGCTTAATACTTCTGAAACAACAACCCCGGTTGCAGTTACCCCATTGGGCAATTGCGGGGCAGTAAACGTAAAAGTTGGTAATGTAGTGTATGATCCAGCAACGCTAATGGCTGCACTAGCAACACCTTCCCCACCGATACCATTATCCGAAGTTGTACTTGTTGAACCGATATTACGGTTACCGAAAAATTTTTTACTAAGAGGTCTTCCCATTTTTATCTCCTTGACGTTCTAGGTCATACGCTATGGAATACAGCATAAATCTACGTTAGTAGTTTCTATATGACTAGGTATTTATCTATTTAACATTAGTTGCATTAATTACATTTTCATGGTATAAGTAGGTAATAGAATGCGAACCCATTAATCATGAAAGAAGAATTGTTAAATCTAATCAAATGTAAACCTAAACATTATGTTAAATTAGTGTTAAAAAACCCTAGTATGTTAGAATGGGTGTTAACTAATTCGTTAATAGATAGTGCGCACTTGCCATCAATGATATTCAGTGCGTTGTATCAAGAATCTAATATATGCAAGAATGGGAATATCAAAAAATTTGATAGAATAAGTACTGGGTTTATTGGATGTGGGTTGGCTAACAATTGCAAATGTACATTAGAAAATATTTCAAAAAATGTTTCCAAAACTAAAGAGCATACACCTTCTGAAAAAAAGCAGCTGGCTAATACTAAACGAAAAGAAACGATGATTCAAAAATATGGTGTCGAATTCAATAGTCAACGAAATGATATGAAAGATATTTGGAAACGGCCAAAAATATCACCGGTAATTCATGAAAAATTGTCAAATCAAGCCTGGTTGGACAACGAATATAATATAAAAAAACGTTCATTAAGTGAAATAGCATACGAATTAGGAATTGATTACACTACTGTTTCGTCGTATTGTAAAAAATTTAATTTTACAATACGTCCATCTTCTATGCGGTCAGTTGAAGAATGTGAAATTGTTTCGTTTATAAATGACCTTGGATTTACAACAGACATATCAAATAGGACATTAATTTCCCCAAAAGAATTAGATATCCTGATACCAAGGGCAAATCTTTCGATAGAACTAAATGGGTTGTGGTGGCATAGCTACCATCCAGAATTAGGAATACCAGAAGATAGGTACCGACATCTTAATAAAACAATTTCAGTAAACAATGCTGGTTATTCATTGATGCATATAACAGACTTTGACTGGCATACTAAAAAACCAATTATAAAATCGATGATTAAATCACGGTTAGGCATCAATTCAAGAATTCATGGGCGGAAATGTGTAATAAGAGAAATTGACAAAGAAACCGAGAAAGATTTTTTGAATACATATCATATTCAAGGCTTTATTTCATCATACATCGCGTTTGGATTATTTTTGGCTGATGATTTAATTATGATGATGTCAATAGGAAAATCTAGGTATAATTCCGCGTATGATTACGAGATTTTGAGAATGTGCACAAAATCTGATATCACCGTAATCGGTGGGGTTAGTAAACTGGTATCGTATTTAAAGGGGAAATTACCGAATTCAGTAATTGTTAGCTATTGTGATTTTAGCAAAGGAAATGGACAAGGGTATCTTGCGGCAGGATTTACAAAAGAAGGCATTTCACAACCTGGATATTGTTGGACGAATGGTGATATTATTATTAGTAGGTATAAAACACAAAAACATAATTTATCGTCATTTCTACCATCGTTTGATGCATCATTATCTGAATCTAAAAATATGTTTAACGCAAAGTATCGTCGGTATTGGGATTGCGGTAACATCATTTTTACTATTAAAACATAGAACAAAAAAAGCCACCCGAAGGTGGCTTTATTGTTTGTATATCTAGGTATAACTTAGCTAAATTTGACGTTTCCTTCAGCAATAGCAACTTTACCCAAGTAATCAGCAGCATTACCTAAAGATGATGCTGTGTTGCTTAATTCAACATAACCATAACGTGTCATGAATGAAACGGTTGGTTCGAATGTTGATGGATCTAATACAACACCAGATGACATCAACGGAATGTATGGGCAGTAGAATGCGGCTGCATCAGATTCTGATGGGCCTTTGTAACCTACCAACACTGCAGTGTTGTCATTAGCATAGCTGTTTACATAAACTTTCATTGCGCTGTTCAAAGTACCAACGAATTTTGTATTGGTTGGAGCTTCGAATGTACCTTCGGTAGTACGGGCAAATGCAGATGTTGTAGCAGATTGCAAAATTGTCAATGCTAATGGAGATACAACAGCCCAGTTGCCAGGACCACGACGGGTACGTTGAGCAATCAAGTTAGAAACACGGTTGATTTGGATAGCCAACGCAGCATGTTCGTCACCAACGAACGTGGCTGTACCAGAAACGTTTGCTTGATCATATGTTTGTGAAGCTGTACCAGCCAACGAAGACAATGAAGCCAAGATTTCTTGGTCGATTTCAGCAGTAATTTCTTGTGCTAGTGCACCCATGATTTCTGCTTCAACGTCAATACCTTGTTGAGCTTGTGCATCTTGTGCTGCTTCGAATGTCCAACGCGCACTCAATTTACGAGTTTTTGCTTCGACGGTTTGTTTCAATAATTGAATGCTTAATTTGCTACCAGCAGAACCCTCTAATGAAGCGGTTGAAGCTGCTTTGCCATTAGCCGCACCTGAATAGGCTTCTGCAATTTTGAATGGGCTCAACGCTTCTTCCCCAGCGACTGCACCATTGCCATTTTCTGCGTAACGTACACGCAATGTATTAATTTGGCCAACTGGACCAGTTAACGGTTGAACACCAACCAACTCGTTAGCGATAACGGTTGGCATTACACGACGAATTACTGGTAAAATTACACGGTTTAAAGTTGCAACGTTACCTGCTGAAGTAGCACCAGCGGTTGGTGATTCCATCAAATATTTACGAGTGTTTTCTAATGTTACACCCATTACTGATTTTTTTGTTCCTTGTAGACCTTCCAATAGGGCTTCTTTGGTTTCCGCCCAACGGCCATTAAGTAGTTCTGACATTTAATTTCTCCTTAAATTTAAAGCCCAGCGAGTCTACGGATATCTATGATATTTGATTCCGCTTCGCTGCTACGATTTGTTGTGGAAATTTTGTTTCCAGTTATTTCTTTAGCCTCTACTAGTGCCTGTCTCTTTTGAGGAGCCTTGCCAGCAATTACCGCTGGTAGATACTTTTCGAAACTTTCATTTAATTTTGAGGTTTTTACACTCTCCATTATTTCACTCATAATTGAACGCTGTTCACTATTTAACGGTGCTAGCAATTCACACATGATTTCTTTTCTTTCAGTTGCTTCTTGAAGCTGTCTAATTTCTGCTTGTTTACTTTCTAAGATTTTTTCTGCTTTGACAACAGCACGTGCTGCTTCTTGCATTGCCAAATCTTTCATGTCTATGACTTTGAGTAATTTAGCAGTTTCTGACTTTTCATTCAGATAACTGGTTTGATATTCTGCAGCAAATGCTTCGAATAATTTACGTCCAAATTCTTGTTTACGGGCGGCTTCGATGTCTTCTTTTAATGCAGTAATTTCAGAACGTAATCCTGTATTTACAACATTTTCAACCATTTTTGCAGCACGTTGAACAAATTCTTCTTTCACGTTTTTGATTTCTTGACGACCTTCACGAAGTAATTTTACTTTTGTTTCGGCCAAATCTTGTTTGTCTTTGTAGAACTCGGTAATTTCTTGAGCTAAAGCTTCAACGATGAAGTTTTCCAATACACCAAATTTATTTGCCATTTGCAGTTGATCTTCGTGTAATTCTTTAACCTCAGCAACTAACTGACGTGTTACAAATTGCTTCATAACATCAGCGCTTTCTGTGATTTTTTTAGCATATTTAACTTTCATTTCTGCTAATTGTTTACGATCTTCAGCAAACTCGTCGATTTCACCACGCAATGAGTCAGTAACCATACGGTCCACTGCTTCAATCATGGTGCTTTTATCGTGCTCGTATTTTTGTGCGAATTCTTCACGCAATTGATGACTTACTTGGTCGCGATTTTCTTGAATTTTACGGTCCCAAGCTTGTTCAATTGATTCTTTAATCTCACTAGAAATCACATTGTTTTCAAATAACTTGTTTAATGCATCTAACATGTATGATTCCCCTTATTATTTGAGGCTACTTATTATTCCTAATAAGTTCTCTTTGAGATATTTTTGCGCCATTGGATCACCCTGCACCTCTTTCGCTATGCGTAAGGTATTATAACCACCTCTTGTATTCAATAAGTGTTCATATATTGGTGTAGGATATGCTCCTGGTGCGGAAGGTTGAGCCACCATATCTACTGTGATGATCTCAAAATCTGATACTTCGTTTGTTCCATTGTTACTGACATTACCAGACCCTCTAGAGGAGACACCCAATTTAACACCACTTTCCAGCATTGTTTTAATTAGTTGTCCCATAGGGGTTGGTAGGATTTTTAGCTTACCATAACCATTTGGACCGTCCATCCACATATTGGTTATCATATGTGATACACGGTCCAGGTTAATTTTTAGATCATCTGGATGATCTACTTCTCCGAGGACTGAATAACCGTTTTGAATCTGATCGTTAAGGGTATTAACAGCCTTGCTAATCTCGCTCACAGGATATACACGTTGATTTGCATTACGAATTCCTCCTTGTATGCAGATACCCGACATATACAAATTTTTGCCTTCTCTGTCATCAGATTCAACGACCATTTGTGCTTCGTTGAAACTTAGATTTTCTCGGAGATATAACATTTTTTATTTTCCACCTACAATACTTTTGCTGTTAGCTGATTTTTCTGAAGAAACTTTGCTAACTGGTTTTAATTTGGTGGCTGATTTAGCACCTGGAACGTTCACATTACCACCAGTTTGTGGTTTTGTTGTTGGGTTTAATAAACCGCCTTGTGTGCCGCCTTTTGATGCGGCGCGACTTTGTGCAATGTTTGCAGCAGTGCCACCCATATCATTTTTACTAGCTACAGCTGATTTTGTTTGTACACCACTTTCGCCGTGTTTCGGAAGAGCAACTTTATTAACATATTCCATGAATTGGTTAAATTCTGCATCAGAGTCGTCGCCGTCATGATGGAAATGATGAATTTCTTTAATTTCAGAGTCATCATCAGATAATTCACCGCCAAATTCATCTTCTTCATCGTTGAACATATCTGTATGTTCTTGTTCATTTTCTTCACCAGCCAACAATTCGTCGAATTCAGCTTTTAATTCCTCAAGTGCTTCTTCAAGGTCTAAAACCCGGTTTTCCAAATCGTCGTCAGATTCATCTTCGTCATCTTCATCTTCGTCATCTTCATCAGATTCATCGTCGTCAGATTCATCTTCGTCAGATGTAAATGGGTTCGCTAATTCTTGTTCAGCATCATCCTCGTCATCATCGTCGTCTTTATCAGATTCATCAATTACACCAAAATCTGATTCTAGTAATTCTTCATAAATTTCACGTGATTTTCCAACAACGATATTGTGGAAAATTTCTTTTGCTGCTTCTTGATCTTCATTGATCAATGCTTCAAGCATAGCTTCAAATTGTGCTCTATCAGTCATGTTAATCTCCTGTATATTAGTAAGGCTGTATTATATTTACTACTACTTATAAAAATAGTGCTATAATACGTAAAAAATGGCCCATTTTTTATTTATGTTTTTATCCAGGAGGTGATACCGGGGTGGCATACATAGAATGAATAAATTCTAGTTCACTTTCTTGTTCCAATATATGAGCTTCGCTATTTTTGCGAAGCTCATTGATTTGCCCTAAAGTCAATCTAGTTTTTCGTGTGTCAGTTCTATGCATTGTTTCAATATCCCGGTTAGGGCTATATCTCAAATCATTTGCTTGCCGCCTTGTATCTGGATCAATGTAAAAAAGTTCTCGTAAAATCATACTGTATTTATACACCAGGGGGTATTGTTGGGCTTGCTGCAACGGGTGGTACTGCATTAAACTCCATAGGTTGCCCAAACTCACCTATGTTGTTGTCAATATCACCAGGTGCGGTCAAATCACCAGACATACCTAAATCACCTTCTATACCAGCAGCAGATAATCCTGCACTGCGTAATTCACCTGCGGAATCGGTATGTGATGGTTGCCCATGCCCATTTTCTTCAGCCCATAACCGTTCATTGTCTGCCATTTCATCATCGGTGAGTCCTAAGAAACGTTTTAACGCAAATCTATTACTCATGTATGGGATAGCTTGAATTGTGTTAAACGTATTAATGCGCTCGCTATCCAGTGCGCTTTGTCGTGTACTTGCAAAATTTATTGGTGGGTTGAAGTTTAATTCAAATAATCCGGAATCGATATTCACCCCGTTAGAATTCATGAATAATTTGAATTCTTGGTCAAATATTTCAGTAATCAACCACTGTAATCGTTCACAGTATTTGTTAAATCGCAATTCTTGGATATAAGCCGTTCCTACGCGACCATCATTAAATGATGCTTGTGAATCATCTGCGCCAGTTGGCAAGTACGAACTTGGGATACGTAATCCACGAAATAATTTATTCGTGAAATATTTCAAATCATCAATTTCACCTAAATTTGTTCCGCCTGGTAATACATCAACTTTACTTCCACGCCCATCTGCTGTCATTGGGAAGAAATAATCCTCATTTATTGAGTTTTTGACAAAAACCCCAGATTCAATTGCAAATGTATGATACCCATGCCAGCGTTCAGTACCATCAATAGTTATAGTACCAGTATCCCGGTTCTCTACTTTTTCTATTTTTACAACTTTATGGTTAAAGTTATCCACTTCTTTTACAAATGATTTCCAATTTTTATATCCAAATTTAGTGATAAGTCTATCCAATTTACTACTACCAAATTTTGTAAAATCAATTTTGCATTGCGGATTTTTATGTATCAACTTTTCCAAATTTGCAGTTTGAACCATTTCTAATAATGTTTGATCGTTATCACATAATGAAACAATTGTATTTTTATTAGTAGTTCCCGCTTTTACTTTTTCAGCAACCCGCTGTAACATAGAAAAAGTTACATCTAATTCTTGATTCTTAATTTTAATTCTAGATTCAAGGTTGTTATTTAATTTTTTCTTAAATTCTGGATGGTTATCAATATATTTTTTTCTAGACAAACTAGCATTCTCTTTATATTGTTTAAACGTAGTTGGGTCATTTTGTCTCATCCATACTGCGTTTTTTTGAGCAGAATGAATGTTCCAGATAGCAGATACCCGTTCATCTGGTGTTAAATTGGCCCATCTGGATTTTAATGTGTTAGAAATTTTGCTACTCATCTGTGCTCTATATTCTATAGTCATATTTTCCCAAAATTCTTTCTTTTGTGCAGAATGATATAAAACATGGTCTGTTTTATTCATATAAGTCAAATTTCGTGGATCATTGTTGAATCTATTATTATCTTTATGATGAATGGTGCATTTAACAGATGTTATATGCTCTTCCAAATATGTAAATTCCTGATGTTTGTTTCGTTCTCTGAAAAATTCACCAACCATTCTATGTGTCCATATCCAAGATTTTGATTCATGGTCCCATACTTGCTGGTACTTGTTAGTTTTGCCACCAGATATTGCAGCATGTTTGGTGTTAAATGCTATTAAACTATCTTCGGTAGTCAAGTGTTGGGCATCCACAAATCCTTTACCAAATACTGGTATTTTATGATCTGGGGTACAAATCAAAGTTTCACCATTATCAAATGTAAGTTTAATTACCGCAGTGTTACGGCGTGTAATACCGGCCCAATTAATAACACCAGGTACGATTTTTCCAGTAGATGGGTCACAACTATAAGCCCAATTCTCTTTCCCATGTTCAAATTCACTTATCAACTCAGATAAACTTAATATTCTTCCGTCCAATAATGGTATTCTAGTAGTCAGGTCGAGACATAACGGGTTATATGCACTATCTATAACGTTTTGCCCGCCACCCGATTGACTAGGAATACGTCGTTGGTGGATTTCATTTTTTACACGTTCAACAAACGCCATAGCCATATGTGAAGGCATATTACCAACATCAATATGAAACACTCGACGTTCTGGAGCACGTTGTATACGATATATTAGAATAGCATCTTCTAAAAGTTCCTTTTGTTTATATACCTTATACACATTTTCCAACAAACTATTACCAAATGGATAGTTATTATCTAATCCTTCAGATAAACTAATATGAACAACATGTTCTGCACCAATTGCATATTCTGTTTCAGATAACCCGAACCTGCTACCAGAACTTGCACTCGGGTATGGTCCACTAGTGCCACGCTGTGCAGATTGTGTTCCCATATATCCTGATCCTGACATCATCCCACCACCAGCTTGTCGTGGGTTTATGTTGGGTGTTATCTGAGTGACAACCAAATTTTCAAAGTTCGGTGCTAAATCTTTGATAATATATTGTTCAGGTTTTTTACCATCACTTTCATTTATAATTATTTTTACAATTTTAGAAGGATCAACCCAAGACCATTTTTGGGTCTCTGGGTCACGAATAAAGAACGCATCCCCATACTTGTACACATTACGCACAATTCTAAAAATTCTAGTGTCAAAATGTTGTAACGTATTCCATTGTTGTAGGTATTCAGATAGAATTCGCACTTCAGAATTAGAAGCTTTATTATGCCATTTAACAGTAAATGGGCTTTTTCCATTCTTCAATTTTTGTGTACAGAATTCTGCTAAAATATCAAGGGCCGCATTAACTTCTGGATCGCTGTCCATTACTTCGTATTGTTGATATCTCTCAATCCTATTTGGACTACCCGTGTATACATCAGGTAAATAACTTGAATAATTGGTTCGTGCAGGACCTGCTTTTGATGTGTTACCAAGGCTAGTTAACGGACTTAGCTCTTTACCTACTGGCACAGGTGTAAAATATTTTTTCCATGACATTAAAATTTTCCTTAAACCCTAGAACCACTGATAGTTCTGGTCTGTTTTGCTGTTTTGCTCGCTGCATCGCTAATGGATTCAGAATGCGATATCAGATGTTTTATACTGATATTTAACATTATTAGTTGGTCATTGATGTCTTTTAATGATATTTCATGAGCAACTGGTTTTATTGATATATCATCTTTTTTATCATCAGGTTTATGTAGGTCCGGTTTGGATGGTGCTTGTTTTACTTTGTCAATGTTAGAGGATAATGGTGGTTTTTCAGTAGCTGTTACGTGTTTCTTACCAAAATTAGTTTTTAAATTTCTCAACCATTCAGATGTTGATGTCCCAAGATTTTTATTAAGCTGCTCGGTTGCAATTTTTCCTGCATCAGGTACTGATCCAACTTTTGTTGGTTTATTAATTGCTGTTTGTGGGATTACTAGTTTACTGTCTTCTGAAATCGACCCACCATGTTTCTTAGCGAGAAGTTCATTTAATTTTGTATAATCTGGTTTTGGAAGTGATTTTTTGCTTTCTTCACTATACATCCCACTTTCATGAACTTTTTTACGATATGCCTGTATCTCTTGTTCAGTGCTAATTTCTTCTGCTAATTTATCTTTATTTCGGTTAAATTCAGCGGACACCTCGGGTGGGACTACCCCATATTTAACATTACCTGAACTATATGCAGGTTTATTTTGTGAACTAAAAAAGTCCCCGATGTCTTCAAAAATATTAGTTTCTTTTTGTTTAGTTTCAGCAGGTTTATTTTGTGAACTAAAAAAGTTCCCGATGTCTTCAAAAATACTAGTTTCTTTTTGTTTAGTTTCAGCGGGTTGGCTGTTGGTAGATTGGGTTTTTTCTCTAATCTTAGAGGGGTCATAAAGATCACCAACTTCATTGGATACCGCTCTATGATGACTGAAACCACCTGGTGGGGCAAGTGAAGATAACAGGGTTGACATCCTAACTTCCTCATTTTGATGTGTATTTTTTTTGATGTAGTCACGTGCTGATTTCTCATCGGTAGTTATTTCTTTGACGAGCCCAGAAACTGTATCAATCACCTTGTAGAATACCCAGTCCTTGGATTCGCCAACATCCCTTAACAACATAAGAGATGATTCTTCTTCTTCTTTGGCATTCGATAGTGAATCAGCGGCGTTAGATGAAATTATGTTGGATGTATCATTCAATAATTTGGTTGTTTCTGAAAACGCAGTAACGTCCGGTAATTTTATTTCGCTATATGCATTAGATGATTCTTCAATTTTTTTAGCATTGTCTGCTGCGTAATTTTGAAGTTTTCCATCTAAGTCAACGTAATATCGTTCGAGAGTGTCACCTGCTGGCAGCATTGCTGCGATTGCATCTTCACCAATCCCGGCAACGGATGTTCCGATTACAGTTCTTGCGCGTTCTGCTTCTTCAAATAGTTTCGCATTTTCTTGCTTTTTATTTGCTAAAATCTCAGCATTTAACTGCTCGGCTGATTTACCTTCTTCCAATTTCCATTGTCGTGTATCTGCTAGTCGTTGCCGGTCCCAGTCGGCATTGTCGGCGTCTAAATCTTTGTGAAAATTGATATTACTATTTTTGTAAAATTTGAAATGTTCAGAAATAACATTATTAACATCTTTGCCACCATCACCAATATTATTTTTTAATTGTGTGATTTCATTTTTAAAATCGTCGGCGTTAATCTCAGCCGGATTTATCCCGGTTAATTTTGATATTTCGGTCGTAAAATTACCAATATTCGTAGTATTTTGTAAAGTGGATGACAGTTTTGAAAGTTCATCCAGGGCGTTGTTAGTGCCGAAATCCGATGGTACAATCTCTTTCAGTGATGATAATACTTGTTGAATGTGTGTTTTTAATTGTTCTCGTTCTTTATCATTGAAAGCTTTCTGAACGCCCAACCGTTCCACATGGTACTGTTCATGTGCCATGTTGGACACGTTATTGTTAGATTTAACCATTTCTGAAATAGTGGCTGTTATTTCATTTATGCCAGTATCACGTATGGTCTTTGATAATGAAGAAACCCTTGCCTGAATTTCCGCGTTAAGTTTGTTGAAATCCTCCTTTGTCTGATTTATTTCTGGATCGGCATTTTTCATTTTAACCAATTCCATCAATGATTTTTCAGGATGTTCTTTTCCTAATGCAGCGACCGTTTGCGCCATTTTTTGTTGCAATTCATTTTCCGATGCGACTATACGTGAATTCGCAGCAAGTGCCTCATCTGACATCTTAGTAATATTGCTTCCACCACCTGGTGTGATATTAGAAGTAATTGTTTTCAATAGTTCGTGTGATTCACGCATTGCGTGCTGTGCACCAGAATTTGAAATATTACTCATGAGATTTTTCATCTGTTCTGGTGTAACAACTGTTTCACCTTTGTGAATTTTCAATATCGAATCTTTAAGTTCAACTGGATGCCCAGTCTCACCTAACGTCCCAGATGCTCGCTCTCCTTTGCTTTCTTTCGTAGTTGGTGGGGGTGGTGTAGGGTTATATTCCGGAATATCATACTTCTTTCTAAATTCATCGACTGCTACACCTACTACTTTTGAAGCGTCTGATAATTTTTTATTAAATTCGGTTATTACACCTTCAGGTGATGATAAATCACGCATTTTTGATTGAAAAGAATTTATTCCGTCAGTATTCCCAATTTTATTATTAAGATCCTGGAAACTCCCGACTAGCATAGCTGTCCCATTTTTTAATGCCATGTCAATGTCGTTAATGGTTCTGCCCAGTTTTGCGGGTGAGTTGTCGACTATTTCACCAGACTCGTTAACTTTTTTACCAGCTTGGTCCATTTGTTGTTTAAACGCAGCGGTGTCAACAGCCATTTCTGGAGTTATTTCTGTACCGGGTTTTTCTTGCGCAAGTTCAGCCATTCCTGCTTGATAGGCAGCTGCTGTTCTGTTGGTATCTGATTGCAAAGATGATAACATTTGACTATATTCGCCATATTTCCCAGCAAGTTGGCGGTTTGTTTCATGAAATTCTACAGAATTTGTTCGAGCAATCATTGCAGCATCGAGTTGTTTTCTAGCTGCTTCCTGCGCTTCTTTGTTATTGGTTTTATTGGCTGCATCAAGTCGTCGCATTGCTGCAACAACCTCACTGCCCAGTGCGGTTTGTAAATTACTGCCTCTAGCATCTTTTGGACCACCAGTAACAACATCACCATATGCTTCCATTAGGGATTTACCCCATTTTGACATTGATGTTTGTGCGAGTGTTGTGGCGGCGGCATAGTCCTTTCCACCTAAGAACATAGCAGATTCCACTTCGGAACGTTTTTGTTGTTGTGTTACTAATTCTTCGGCTTCTTTTCTACTTTTTCCTGATATATCCGCAGTTTTGTTTAGTTCTTGTGCGAATCTGAGTGCAGATTCTATGCTTTCTCTTTTGGATGCTGCATCATCACGTGCAATTGCACGTTGACTAATCATACTAGATCTAGTTGCGCTTGCTAGTTCCTCAGCGCTCATCCCTGCTTCTTGTAATTGTTTGCCTACATCTGATGTTCTAACGCCTTCGGCTATTTCGAGAAATGCCAGGGCTGATTTATTCATGTTGCTACCCAACCCAGCGAGATGTGTAGCGTTGCGTTCAACTAATCTGGTAAATTCTGGCATAGTTAGTCCAGCTTGTTTTACCGATGAATTGAATAGACCTAAATCATTCCCAAGGTTTACCCCATACTTCCCAGTTTCATTCAATGCTTGATTTACTGCTATAGTTCCGGTTCCAAGTTTATCTAATGCACTACCAGCTAACCCAGCAACTGTTCCAAATTGCGATATAAGACCTGTTGTGAGATGCAATGCGTCAGCAGCGCCCATCGAGCCATCTGCCAACTTACCTAACCCGTCTTGGGCTACACCAAAAACTGTTTTAATCATGTTACCCGATTCTAATTCACCAAGTCCACCAGTATTGGCCGCTGGTTTACTGTTGGTTCGATTGGCCGTTACTAATTCGTTAACTCTGCGTAATAATGCTTCTTTGTCTCTGTCGTCAAGGTCTGCCATAAATAAATCCCGAGGAAATTTTAGTATATAAATACTGTTATATTTATCAGGAGTTATATATGAGCCAAAATCCATTACAAAAATATTTTAGACAGCCAAAAATCTTTGTTAAACTGCCATCAAATGGTGTTTATAATAAGATTGGGTCGTTGACTGGAGATGTGTCTAATATGCCAGTATTTGGCATGACAGGAATGGATGAATTGTTAATGAAAACACCAGATGCATTATTGTCCGGCGAAAGTATTGTAAAAGTTATAGAAAGTTGTTGTCCAAATATCAAAGATGCATGGGAAATAACAAGTCTAGATACTGATTTAATTTTATCAGCAATCAGAATTGCTACGTTTGGTAATAAACTCACAGTTACACAAAAATGCCGTAGTTGTGGTGAAGAAAATGATTATGATATAGAATTGTCAACCTTGATAGACCATTTTTCATCATTCATTTATGACAACAAAATAGTCATAAATGATTTAACTATAAAATTACAACCATTAACATATCGTCAAAGTACAGAGTTTTCATTAAGAAATTTTGAATTACAGCAACAATTGTCACACTATAATAATGATAACAAAGATGAACAGCAGAAACTTATTGCATCATTATTCAAACAGTTAGGGATTCTTCAGAATGAATTGATTTACGCAAGTATTGAATCAGTCCAAACATCTGATGTTGTTGTAACAGATCGTTCATTCATTCTAGAATGGATCAACAATTGCGATAAAGAAGTGTTTGATATTATTAAAGAAAAATTCAATAAAAATCGGGAAGCATTACAAATTCCACCATATAAAGTAAAATGTGGGGAATGCGATGCCGAAGGTGAAATTATGATAGATCTAGATCAATCAAGTTTTTTCGCAAAAGCCTAATTGGATTGACAGCGGAACAACTAGCAGAATATTTAATTAGGCTGGATAATCAAGCTTTAAAATTGAAAGAAGATATGTTCAGAATTAGTTGGTATATGAGAGGTGGTGTATCTATCAATGATTTACATGATAGATACACATTCGAAGATAGAGAAATACTTAACAAAATTATCAATGATAATATCGAAGTAACAAAAAACACACAACTTCCATTATTGTAATGTTGGTTTTACATTCCAATAATCTTTAGGGTCTCGTTTCATATTTTGATCAATATACTCATCACTTCCAGTAGATTGGTCGGTTGGAGTTTTTGTTCCCAACGCAGCAGCAGCTGCTGGAACATATGATAGGGTATTTTGTTGTGTGGTTTTAGTAGGTTTGTTGTATGGGCTTAATGCATGTTCAGTGTTAAACCCAGGAATCAAACTTTCGAAATAATCCAATAGTCTTGCAGATCCGCCACCAACCAATTGCACAATATATTCATTTGTTAAGTAGGTAGCAATGAATTTTCTACCTCTATCAGATGCCAACCAAGATACAAATGCAACTTCACCAATTGTGTTTATGGTTTGCATTGATCTAGCTAGGTTTGGCATCCAGTTTTTGAAAACCGGCAGTAATTTACCATAAGTAATATTTTTAACAAAATAACCACTTAATCCTATTGCCAATTGTTCGATTAAAATGGTCAGTTGTTCCATTCTATAGCTATCATATTGCGATTTAGTAATCTCATTTGCTTCTAATGCTTTTTCCGCCTTTTCCATCTCATTATAATAATCAGAGATAGGAACTGCAGATATACCAATTGCTTTTAACATACTAAATAACACAGCTGCTGCTGCAGTAGGTTTGGCTGCTTTTTCAGCTGCTACTGCTGCTGCTTTTTTAGCTGCTGCTGCAGTAGCAGTTTTGGCTAGGTTACCTAGTGCTTCAGTTAATGTAGTTTTATAAATTATTTCATGAATTTTCATAATATCATTTTCCGTATCTAATATTTATAACTATTTTTATACTATTCCTTTCATGTATGTTGATCTTGACAAAGGGGAATAAATTCCCCTGTTCCTCACTGTCGTTCGTCACATATTAAAAATAATTATTATCTTAACTGTTCATCTAGATTACGATTTACTGGATTTTTGCCCCCAAATTGGGAGCAAAAACATAATTTCATCTGAGTTGACTTCATTACCTAGAGTGACACTGATTACAGAGGCGGTTGGCCGTTACCTCGAAGTGCGCTTTTTGTTTCTTACGTTCCAACGGTGGCAATAGGAAAACACTCTAGTCGTATTCCTATTACGTCTGGGAATTACCCAGTCTTTTAGCCTTTTCATGATATTCAAATTACCGAAATTGGTTTTACAGAAGGCGTATCCAATCAGCATCCACAACACGCGGTGTGGGTAGTCAGTAAAGTCGCTGCTTCTGCCCAGCTGTTGCGCCCAATGCGAAGAACATTCCATTGCCAACGGCACCTATCAATCTACCGGTGCGAGTATTTCAGAAGTGTAATGCCTATCTTTGCCTAAAAATTAGTTTTGTTTAGATAATTATGTATTAATGTGATTATTATACTGTAAGTCGCATTATTTTGCAACCTTTTTATTAACTTTTTTTGTGGTTGGGGGTTTTGATTTTTCGGTTGGGGTGGATGGTTTGCTGCGGGTGCCTTTGCTAACAGGTGTGTTTGCCATTGAGTAATTTTTTAATAATTTTTTTAATTTTTCAGTTTTTTCAAAACCATACACTTCTTCAGAAATAGTGGTATGATGGTTTTCAAACCAGTTATCGTAATCAGCAATTGTCATTTTACCTTGTGTGTAATCATCACCTGCTAAAATTTTACTAATTGATATTCTAGATTCATCCATAGTTTCTGCGGGGGGTATAAATTTAACCCCTGAAACAGCTCTATTGAAGTATTTTTTGGTTATACCATCATCTAATAATTCACGCAAAACATTATGTGTAATTTGATATTCAACTTCTGCATAATGTAATGAGCCTTTGGAGTTATGTAATGATAATATTTCAAATATATAGTTAGAGTTACCTTTAATAGAGATCTCAAAATTTAAATTTTTGGAAGACCCAGTATAAATCCTCCAATTTGATTCGGAAATTACCTTTTTTTTATTTTTCTTTCCCTTAACAACTTTTCTATTTGTGTTAAAAAATTGTTTCTTTCCTATATATTTTCGCCCAGTGTCAAGTTCAGTGATTATATAAATAAACCCAAACCAATCTTCTGGATTAAAATCAACGTTGAATAACCAATGCCCGTAATCCATACCATAATTCCATACTCCTGTATATTTAGGACAATAAATTACGGTGATAGTGGTTTTTTGTAGTTATTCGTCGTCTGGGATTGCTCTACCCTGGATTTGTGCTAGTTTTCTGTGTTTTTTCGTAGTTGATTTATACGAGCGTTCGGCGTTGGTTTTATCAGAGATTGTTTTAATCCAGCCCAAAATAAACTTACGTTGGTGTTTGGTTAGGGTATGAATCTCCATCAACCAATACCTTGCATCTTGCGCTGATCGTTTTGTCCCAGATTGGATCCATTGTAGATTTGCTTTATAATATTGTTGAAACGCGTTGATTAATTTATCATGCGTTTCATCATCGGACGGAATCTGCTCTAATTGCCAACTATAAATTCTTTGTGCATAGTCTTGTTTTGGTTCTACTCTTCTTACCATACTGTTATTATATTAAGTTGAATGATATCAATCATTATATTCTGGATATTGATATGCAGTAAATCCATTTTCTTTGATTACTTTTAAAATGGTGTTGACCCTGTTTGATAGTTCATCTTTATGACTAATCAAAAAGATATTTTTATTTCGTTCCCTGCTGATGTGTTTCATAATACTAATACTATTTTCAACACCACTTGCATCTAAACCATTGTCAATTAGTTCATCTATGAATAATAGATTAATAGTTGAATATATACTTTCAAAAACATCCCGAAATGCAAAATTTAATCCAAGTGTTACCCTAGTCATTTCACCACGACTGAGATTGTGGAAGTCTAGTTCCTGACCAAGTTGGGTTATTTCAACCGATAAATCATTCTGGAATATAACGGTGTGTGGTAAGCCCATTTTGTCAAGGTAATATGTCAATCTATTATTTAGATATGCAAGATTTTGGTCAATAATTTTTTTACGAATAAAACTATCCTTGTTCGTTAATAATTTCTGTAAAAATTCTTGGTGATCTTTTAATTTATTAAGCTCATTTATATGGTCCCAGTCTAGGTCTTGTAATGCTTCACTTTTTAATTCGATAATTTGTTCATCATACGGATTAGATTCAACTACTTTTGTATTGAGTTGGGTAGTTAATGACAGCAAGTTATTTTGGTGGGTTAACGCTTCTTCGATGGTGTTATAAAAGGTACTAGTTGGTTCAGACATCATACCTAACTCATCTAAATCTTTAATGATTAATTCATAATCTGTTATTACTTTATTGTAATATTTTTGTGATTCGGTTATATTAGCGTTGACAATCTGTGATAATTCATCGTGTTTATGATCGTGCAACTCTTGGTTACATATAGGGCATTTATTACTGAATAATATATCTAATTCAGATGAATATTTATCCAGGTTTTTTGCCCCTTGTGAAACTGCATTTGCTAGTGTATTTTTTTCGTTTGATAAACTATTATATTTGGTTCGAAATTCGGAATATATTTTCCATTCACTGTGTAATTCGAGTTCACGATTGATGTCAAGACTTTCTAAATCAACGATTGATTTTACTATTTTCTCTAGGTCAGTATTGTGCTTAGAATTCCACGCGCGTTGACTTAGTACCAGGGTATCGATGCTATTCTGAATTTTTTCGTTTGCTTTTTTTGTTGCTTCTAAATTTGCATTTTCTTGAAAAATCAAATCTTTTGTTTTTTTAATTTCTTTGCTCAACGCTTCGGATTTTTCACTCAGTAATGTAATGCCTAAAAGTTGTTCAATTATAACTCGTTGGTCACTAGATCTCATTGACAGAAAAGGATCAGAATAGGTATTAAGTGCCAATATATGTTTAAACATATCATGGCTCATTCCTAGTAAATGGTTGATATCTTCTTGAGTATCTCTTGATTCGCCTTGACTAACACTGGATGCCATTGGGTTACTGACATTAATGAAGTTAAAAATAGCAGGTTTTCTACCGCGTTCTATTTTGTAGTCAACCCCATCTTTTTCAAATGTTAATGACACCAACATATTTTTATTGTTGATTTTATTGATAAGGTTGTCTTTTTTGATATTTGTTAATGCAACTCCGTATAATGCAAAACTTAATGCATTTACAATGGTTGTTTTGCCAGTACCATTTCTTGAACCTGCATCATCCCCGCCCTGGTCTAAATTTTCACCTAAGACGAGTGTTATATTTTCTGATGTAAAGGTCACTGCTTGTGCAGCATTACCAACACTCATGAAGTTTTTTACAGTGAGTTCTTTTATTATTATCATAGTTCGTTATAAATTTCTAATAGAGAATACTTGTTGAATGTATCAGATTCGATGTTAATAAGTTGATTGGCGACAATTGTATCGATACTTTCAAATGCTTGTACATCGATGTCAGTGTTGATTTCAGATACTTTCCGTTCGGCAATCAATGTCATTTCCCTGAGATTATATTCTGTGATATAGTTTTCTTTAATAAAACTGGCTTCTTCAAAACTAATATCAATATCTAATGTGACTCGTAAGTGCTGTTTTGGTTTTAATATTGAATCAGAGTTGTCGATTAACTGGCTTAAAGTGACATTTCTATATGTTGGTTGGTCAGGCCATGTATAATATTCTGGTATTCCACCCCATTCTAATATCATCATTCCGCGTTCATCATCCCAGGTATCTGCATAATTATGTGGAAATGCGTTGCCAATGTAATGCATATTTCCACGAGATTGGCGTTTATGAAAATGCCCACTGAAACCAAGTTCATAATTTTGGAAATGTTCTAGACTAATTTCTCCGTGGTCTGGCATTTGTACTAATGAATTCATAAAGAATGCTGGTAGTTCAAAGTGTCCAAATATATATTTTCCAGATATTTTCTTTAATGACTTCCATTCATCACCAACTAACCAGGGGCATAATGTAACATTACCGATTGATGTTATATTATCTATAATTGTTATATTTTTTATATGTGCTGCCCAGTTTATACTGGACACAATACGGTTGTCTTTGAAAAATAAGTCGTGGTTTCCTTGAATTAGGTATACTGTTTCAAAACAGTTACTCAAAAGTTCAAAACTTTTAAGGATATAATCCATTGTTCGTATATTCATCGTTGACCTATTGTTATGGTAGTCACCTAAAATTATACAAGTGTCACATCCATGCTGCTTTGACATTTTGATAAACCATTTAGTAAAATCTAAACAGTCGGTGTTGTGAATTTCGCTATTACTTTTTGCACCATAATGAATGTCGGTAAAGCACGCAGCTTTTTTAAATAATTGTGACACGAGATAATCTCCAAAATATGAATAGTACCATTATACCACAGATAATCTGTGAAGTCAATATCCAGAGTAATTAATGAACGAAAAAAACTGCACGTAGTGCAGTTTTTATGGGTGAAACTGATTAATCGTAATCGTCGGAGTATCTTCGTTCATTTGCTTCGTAATCACCTGAATTTGTGCGGGTGAAGGAAGGATTCAGTCCATTCATTTCTAGGATATCATCTCTGATTTCACGATGTCGTTTTTCTACATTGATGATTCTTACAAAGCTATTAATAACACATGATGTAAGATATGCAAATGGGTTATCAGATTTTGATTCATCAAATTGTAATCCGATACTGACAAGTTGTAGTATTGCTTGACCTTTCATTTCATCGTTATATGAATAGCCACGCACGTTTCCTCTTGTTGCATATCTTTCACACATCATTAACATCATCTTTGCTAGATTATCAGTCATTTTCCCTGCATTTGCATCAAAAAAACCATTTTCTATATCACCTTTCCAATGGCTTTTGCCAACACAAACAAGATTATCATGCTCATCAAATTTCCAATGTTGAAATGGTTTAAAGTTTACTTTATCCCTTTTGTCTGCTTCATTTTTTGGATTTTTCTTTCTGATGTTATTGATTGGAATATGGTCATATGACATAATTCTAAAAATTAAATCAGTTTTGTTTATTTTTTTATAGTTTACTTCACAATCTGTTTGTTTGGTTTTTTCACCTAACGCTTTTCTTTTTATAAATTCTGCATCGCTTAATCGTTTTGCGTGTGAACGTTTGGCATCAGCTATTGTCCGAATATTTATTTTATCCAAACTGGGTAAAATGATGTCATATTGGTGGTATTCTGGTTTTGTAAAAAAACAGTATGATGATTTTGAACGATGAATCTCTAAAAGTAAATCCTTGTTGTTAAGATAGTTTCTTGGGTTTATGCTCATTAAAATGTCCTTATGTTCTATCATTGTACCGTAAAATGCAATTTTGTCAAGTCCTTAAACAAAAAATAATATTAGGACTTAATCGAAATCGGTCAACTGCTACACGCCTAAAGTTCCCACCGGTTTACGCTCCACATATAAATACAGCATACAGAGGAATAATAATGGCTCAAGATTTACAAACCACAATGGGTAATGTTGGTAATGCAATAACATCGTTTAGTAATGCTGCAAATACTGCTAGTAATTTGATATCTAATATATCAAATGCAGATAGTCTTGGTTCTGCAATACGGGGTATCAATATTCCAGCAGCTGGTGAAGCGATTGGTGATATTATGTCATCAATTGCATCATTTAGTGATTCCAATTCTGATGATTGGCGTGTGCGATTGAGTTTGCCAAAATGGTCTAGTTTCAGAACTAGTCCAGTGCTATCCCCATTAAATGCAGCAGGTGGATTGATATTCCCATATACACCAATAGTTCAACTTGACCATTCGGCAAAATATAATCCTGTTTCACCAACCCATTCTAATTATTCTTTTCACGCGTATCAAAATAGTGATCCTGGGAAGATTATTATCAATGCGCCGATGCCCGTGGAGGATTCTACCCAAGCATTATACTGGATTGCTGCAGTTCATTATTTGCGTTCAATGACTAAAATGTTTTCTGGTGCCGATGCAAAAGCTGGTAATCCACCGCCTATTGTGTATTTAAATGGATATGGAAATTATGTTTTAAAAAATATCCCGGTGGTGGTTACTGGGTTTACTACAACGCTACCAAACGATTGTGATTACATTGGATGCAATGTATCTGGTAGCATGGCTGGTGAAATCGCAGGAATTGCCGATTCGTTTGGTGGATTAAGTAGTACTATTGGTGGATTAGCAACAGCAAACGGACAAACGATTGCGGGGTTAAGTGGGATAACAAGTTCAATAACAAACATGGCAGGCGGTGTAAGCCAGGTTGCTGGGGTGTTCGGCTCTCTTGGATTAGGTGGAACTACATCTGGTGGGGTTGCTCATGTACCTACTAACAGCCAATTTACAGTTACGTTACAACCTGTTTATAGTCGTGATAGTGTAAGAAAGTTTAGTTTAGATAGATTTGTCACTGGCGGGTATTTAAACGGTGCATATGGATTCATTTAATTATGGCAGCATTATACAGCAATAACAGTCCTTGGTCTAGAACCAGTATTACACAGGATTACTTGGATATATTAAAAATTCGTCCGGTTAGTTCTGAACCAGATGATTATTTATATGCAATTGAAGCGCAATATAAGTACCGTCCCGACTTGTTAGCATATGATTTGTATGGTGATCCTGGGTTGTGGTGGGTTTTTATTCAGCGAAACTTGGACGTCTTGCAAGATCCCATATTTGATTTTAAACCAGGGGTGAGCATATACATACCAAAAAATAGTAAGTTGCGAAATGTATTAGGTATTTAAAATGAGTATATTGACAGATGCAGCAACTGATGCAGTAGAATTTGTTTCAAATACGGTATCAGATATAGGAAATGTAACTGGCTTATCTGGGGTAGTAGACTCGTTTTCGGAAATGCTATCTTCTGTTGGTTTAAAATTTACAAAAGTTCCAGAACTAAACTTGCCACTACCAAATCCATTACATAGTTATGCAACGTATGACTACGTGCTGAGTTTGGCACCGCTGACGAAAGAACAACTAAACAATCCAGATGATTCGTATATTAAGGGAGCATCATTAGATAATTTAATATGCAAATCCGCAAATGCTGACCCATACAATAGAATAAAAACTATTTTTGGGTCGTTTGATTTTTTTATTGAAAATTTATCATTCATGACACAAATTGGGTATGTTGATGGGTCTAACACAAATACAGCCAAACTCACATTTGAAATAACTGAGCCATATAGCATGGGTTTGTTTCCTATTGCTTGTCAACAGGCCGCATGGGATTCTCATTATGATAATTGGCGGTCAGCACCATTTTTATTAAAGATTGAATTTAGGGGTAATAAAGAAGATGGAGCATTAGTTAATATTCAAAACTCTACTAGATACATTCCATTCAATTTTTCCACTATTTCGTCAAAAATTAAAGAAACAGGTACGGTATATGTTTGTGAGGGTGTACCAACTAATACAAAAGCCTATACAGAACAATATGGAAATTTTAAAAGCGATGTGTCTGTTAATGGCGTGACCGTGCAAGAAGTATTACAAACCGGGGAAAAAAGTCTGCAAGCTGTATTGAATCAACGCAATAAGCAGCTTAAAAAAGACGGGTTGGTCGAGGTAGCCGATGAGATTGTAATATTATTCCCAGAAGAAGTATCGTCAGACCCATCTAAAGCCGATGCAGCTGCGCCTGCGTCTGGTAATGCTGCAACACACGCTGTTGAAAAAACAGATGGTAACGTAGTAGCTAAACTAGGTGTTTCCAGAAGTGATATAAATGATACATTAGTGCAATCTGTAGATAGTTGTAACTTTATTGGTAAAGCCAAAATGGGTTTCGATGAAACCAAAAAAGGGGATGCGCCATTCCCAAAGGACAATGCTGTATGGGATGAGAAACGTCAGTTATATGTTCGTGGAAATAATAATGTTGACCAAAGTAATAGTGATATGCGGTTTAGGCAGAATACCGATATTGTAAATGCTATAAATCAAGTTATCTTACAGAGCGCATATCCAACCGAAGCATTAAAAACTGAAAATATGACTGAAGAAGGATATAGAAAATGGTGGCGTGTGGATGTTCAAGTATATGATCTTTCAGATAAAGAACAAAAAAACACTGGGGAAAAAGCCAGGGTTGTTGTTTACCGTATTCTTCCAGCAAATCACCATGTGAGTGCGATGGCCCCGGCAAATGTTAAGGCACCAGGGATAAATTCATTGTTGAAACAAACCGTAAAACATTATGAGTATTTGTATACTGGCAAAAATGTTGATGTATTAAGGTTTGATATTGACTTTTCTGCTTCATTTGCATATGTATTGGAGGCAGATGCTGGAAAAAATAACCAAGATGTAAAAACCCAAGAAAAAACTGGGGGGGCGGCTAGTGACGGAAAGAGCAGCATATTTTTGTTACCTGGTAAAATTATTGATATGACATTGGGTGTCATCCCAACAATTGTAAAATACATATCGGTTGGATCTAAATCTGAAAGTCAAGGTGGTGGTGGTATACAAGGAGCCGCAAATCGTGCAGCGAGAAATTTTCATGATGCCATAACACGTGAAGGTGACATGATGGCATTAAATATGGAAATATTAGGGGACCCATATTTTATAGCACATAGTGGACTTGGGAATTATACATCTAGACCAACGCAATATACAAATATAAATGAAGATGGTAGTGTTAATTATCAAAATGGCGAGGTACACATAGTTGTTAAATTTAGAACACCAATTGATATAAATCAAACAACTGGTTTATATAGTTTTGAAAATCAAACTAAAACTAGTCCGGTTATGTCGTGGAGTGGGTTGTATAGAGTTACTATAGTGACTAATAACTTTAAACAAGGAAAATTCACGCAAACCATTCAAGGATACCGAATACCATTGCAGGAATCGGATGTCGAATCAACCCCTAATGAATTGTTTAATTTAGGGAATGTAATTAAACAAGGCGAAGAAGGATTGGCACATGGACTAAAGAATATTAACGGATTTTTACAAGACGTTGCCGATGACCCCCTAAATTCAATAGGAAATGCGGCTGGTGAATTAACAAAGGACGTGACTAGTTTTGTTTCAGATAAATTTAAATAACAAGGATTTTTATGGCGCATAATGAAGATTTCGTACCAAAATCACAATCAAGTCCAAGGCCGGGGCCGTTTTTAGCAAAGGTAGTGAGCCATTTAGACCCAACATACATGGGTATATTAGAAGTTGAAATATTACGCCCAGTTGGTAATACCTCATCGGAAGGACAAACACATCAGGTAAAGTATATGAGTCCATTTTATGGCGTTACTGGCGTGGAGCATGCTGTTGCAGGGGAGGATATTCCAGACGACCATAATAATACACAAAAAAGTTATGGTATGTGGATGATTCCACCAGACCCAGGTACTACCGTTGTCGTTATATTCATTGATGGGGACCCAAAAATGGGTTATTGGATAGGGTGTGTTCAGGATGAGAATATGAATTTTATGGTTCCTGGATTAGCTGCTACTAATTTTATATCCAATATTCCAGATGACATAGATCCAAATACAAGGGCACCAGTATCAGAGTATAACAAAAAAGTCAATAATACACCCATGGATCCTACTAAAGTAAAAAAACCATATCATCCAATTGCAGTAGCATTACATGACAGTGGATTATTATATGATGATACCAGAGGTATTACAACTAGTAGTGCCAGACGAGAAACACCGAGCATGGTGTTTGGTATTAGTACACCAGGACCGTTGGATAAAAAACAAAATGCAAGACGCGGACCAATTGGGAAAATGGAGCATAGAATTAGAAATGCACCAGTTAGTAGATTGGGTGGGTCAACTTTTGTAATGGATGATGGAGATGACAAGTTTCTGAGAAAAGCATCTGCGGCAGAAGCTGGGCCATCATATGCAGCAGTTGAGCAAGATGACACAGATGGTGATATATCAATACCACATAATGAATTAATTAGACTTAGGACACGAACTGGTCATCAAATTTTACTACATAATTCGGAAGATTTAATTTATATTGGAAATGGCCGTGGTACATCTTGGATCGAATTGACCAGTAATGGGAAAATTGACATTTATGCTAGTGATTCTGTCAGCATTCATACTGAGCAAGATTTTAATTTTTTTGCAGGGCGTGATGTGAATATTCAGGCAACGCGAAATATTAATATGCATGCTGATGGGGCATTTCATGTAGAAGCAGCGAGTGATGTTAACATAATAATTGGCAATGATGGGAAGATTACTACAAAAAATAATTTACATTTAAATTCTGGTGGTGAACATAAAGAAACTGCGAGTAAAATTCATATGAATGGACCAACCGCCGCCCGCGCAACTCGGTTAACCCGATATGCATTGCCAAAAAGTAATATAGACGTTGATGAAACGGCTTATTATACATCTATATTAAAAAGAATACCAACACAGGAACCGTACCCCCACCATGAAAATTTAGATCCACTAAGATTTTCTAGTGCAAATACTGACCGGGATGGTGAAACGCGGTACAACACGACCAAAAGTCCATTCTTTGACACGGTCCAATCTACTGATGATTCCCCCAATGAAACAACGAAATCAGCGGCAGAGTTGTGGAAAAAATATTCAACCATTACTGATACATTTGCTAAAATTAAGGGTACAGAGGAATAGAAGATGAGTTCTAATCAAAATTTATATAATAAGATATCATTACAAGCATCAAATGTCAAAAATCAAGTAGTTCCTAAAATGTATAAAGGGTTTAGCACAGTGAATGCAAACACCGAAAATTTTAAATTATATGATTTTGAATTGATAAAGCAAGATTTATTAAATCATTTTCAAATAAGACAAGGTGAACGATTGATGCAACCTACCTTTGGTGCGATTATTTGGGATATAATTTTTGAACCATTAACCGACCAAACAAAGGCATTAATTATTCAAAATGTTAATAAAATAATGAATTCTGATCCACGTTTGCAAACCGAACGGGTAATGGTTACTGGATACGAATTTGGTATTCGGATTGAATGTACTCTTAGGTTTTTACAATATAATATTTCACAAAAAATGCAATTGCAGTTTGATCAAACTGCTGGGTTATCTATAAGATAAACTACACATATAATTTTATTCAATAAATACACTTATTAGGACAAACTTATGAGTGCACTAGACAGACAGAATAGATTATTGGTAGCTGAAGATTGGAAGAAGGTTTATCAGTCATTTAGAAATGCGGATTTTCAAAGTTACGATTTTGAAAATTTGCGTAGAACTATGATTGATTATATTAGACAAAATTATCCAGAAGATTTTAATGATTATATTGAGAGTTCTGAATATTTGGCACTTATTGATTTAATTGCTTTTCTAGGGCAAAGCATTGCATTCCGGGTTGACTTAAACGCACGTGAAAATTTTCTAGAGTTGGCAGAACGCCGGGAAAGTATATTACGGTTAGCTAGACTAGTTGGGTATAACGTCAAGCGAAATGCCGCTGCTACTGGGTTGTTAAAAATCACAAGTGTCCAAACATCACAAACCGTTATTGATAGCAATGGGAGAAATGTTGCGAACCAAGTAGTTGGTTGGAATGCTACCTCTAACACAAATTGGCACGACCAATTTATTAAAGTCATGAACGCTGCGATGTTAGGCACACAACAATTTGGGAATCCAGCCGATAAAGCTGTCATATATGGAATTCCTACCGAACAATATAGATTTAATTCATCTAACATAGATGTGCCGGTGTATAGTTTTTCAAAAACTGTGTCTGGTCGGTCTATGAGTTTTGAAGTAACTAGTACTACTTTCAATGGTGAATCGTATATCTATGAAGAAACACCTAAATTAGGTAACAAACCTGCGTGTATATACCGTGATGACGGGATGGGATTCGGAAGTTCTCGTACCGGATTCTTTTTTAACTTTACACAGGGCGTGATGAAATATGGTAATTTTAACATTTCACAACCTAGTACCACCGAGTCGATGGACATTACTACACAGGGAATAAACAATACCGATATATGGTTATATAGATTGGATAAAAATGGGTATGAATCGGAAGAATGGACCCCAGTACCTAGTTTAGAAGGGAACAACATTATCTATAACAGTTTAAATAAAAATGTAAGAAATATTTTTAGTGTTATTACAAAAACCGGTGATTCTGTAAGTTTGCAATTTAGTGATGGAACTTTTGGGAACATTCCTCTTGGTGATTTTAGAGTTTATTATAGAATTAGTAATGGAATGTCATATACTATTAACCCAGGAGATATAAAAAATATTTCACTTACAATCCCATATATATCATCCTATGGCCAGCGCGAAACATTAACGTTGACCTTGGGTTTAACATATTCCGTATCAAATGCATCCACTGCAGAAACAAACGCCAGTGTAAAAGCAAATGCACCTGCAACATATTATACCCAAAACAGAATGATTACTGGCGAAGATTATAATATTGGCCCACTATCAGTAAATCAGCAAGTACTAAAAGTCAAAGCAGTTAACAGGTCAGCGAGTGGTATAAGCAGATATTTTGATTTGGTTGACCCAACCGGAAAATATAGCTCAACAAATTTGTTTGCGACTGATGGGGTTGTTTATAAGGAAGTTTATGTGAATTCAATATCATTTAATTATGCAACTAAAACTGATATTGAAGGTGTGATATATAATAAAATTTTTAATATTATTAAGAAGACTGAACTAAGAAATTTTTATTATATTAATTATATTAACAATGTTACTGATAATTTGGGAAGTGAATGGGCGACAATTACGAGTGATCCTTCATCGGTAACTGGGTATATCACAGATAATAACAATGATATTCAACAAGTTGGGAAATACACGAATAATAATTTAAAATATATAAAATCTGGAGCATTGGTGAAATTTAATGCACCTACTGGGTATTATTTTGACACATTGAATTCAAATGCATTAGTTACGACTACTGGAATAGGGAAAGAAAGTTCGTTGTGGGCAGAAGTTGTGTCGGTTTCCGGAAATGGGACGAAAGTGTTGTCTAATGGTGAAGGTCCGATATTATTGAATATTACGTTGCCATCAACCCCAGTAAGACCGATAATTAGTCAAATAATACCATCTTGGAGAACAGTTATAAGTTCTGATGTTATATCTGGTATGATAGATTTGATATTTGCAAATAAGCCATTTGGGTTGCGGTATGATTCAATTACCCAAACATGGAAGATTGTGTATGAATTAAATTTAGATTATAAAAGTGAATTTAGTCTAGGTAATCAAGGTAGTGCAAATAATGCGCATAAAGATGCAAGTTGGCTGTTGTTGTTCACAACTGACAATGAATATTATACAGTAACCAGTCGGGAATCTAGATATGTATTTGAGAGCGACAAAGAGATAAGATTTTATTTTGATAGTAATAATAAAGTTTATGACACCCGGAAAAACAAATTAGTTCGTGATTTAATAAGTGTACTGAGCATTAATAATCAGCCAAATTTAACACTTCCATATACTACTGATATGAAATGGGATATTGTGTCTGAGTATGTTGGAATAGATGGATATATTGATACTAAAAAAGTAATAATTACGTTTGCTGATAGCGACAACAACGGGGTGGTTGATGATCCTGAATTGTTTATTAAAATAGTTCAACCAAATGAAAACATACCATTAAAAAACAAATATATTGTTCAAGAAAAATATTTAATTTCATACGGACAAGAAGAATACAGATATATTGATAATTCATCAGATGTAGTAATAATTAAGCAATCTGAAGCATTGGCTTATTCGGAGAAAGTAGAAGGGCAATGTTTTTATTTTGTTGATACCAATGTAGTAAAAAAATATACAAATGGTGAATTGGTTGCATCATTGGATTACAAGGTATGTGTTGGTAGGGGTGGGTTAAAATTCCAGTACACACATACTGCTGATTACGAATCACGCATAGATCCAGGGGTTAGTAATTTAATAGATGTATATGTTTTAACGAAAGATTATGATATAGCATACAGACAGTGGGTTCGCGGTGCAATTACATCAAAACCATTGCCGCCGAGTACCGACGAATTGTATAACACATTATCTCCGAAATTGAATTTAATAAAAGCAATATCAGATGAAGTAATATATCATACGGTAGGCTATAAAGTATTATTTGGCGCACTGGCAGATGTCGAGTTACAAGCAACATTTAAAGTGACAAAAACTCCGGGGGTGGTTATTTCTGACAATGACATTAAAACCCGGGTAATCACGGCTATTACCAATTTCTTTTCAATTGAAAATTGGGATTTTGGGGATACGTTTTATTTTTCTGAATTATCCACCCATGTAATGAATTCAGTAGCGCCTAATATTTCTAATTTTGTCATAGTTCCAAAGCAATCTGGGTTAACCTTTGGTAACTTGTTTGAAATCAAATCAGCAAACAACCAATTATTTGTCAATGGTGCGACCGTTGATGATATTGAAATTGTGGCTGGATTGACGACAAGTAACATAAAATCATTAAGTGGTACAACTGTGAACTCTAGTATCCCACAACAAACCATATTAAGTTCATCAAATTGGAGTAATTAATGACCGATAGTAAAAATCAACGATCAAGTATTTCTGAAAATTTTATACCTAATATATATAAAACTGCAGCAAATAAAAAATTTCTACAATCAACCATTGATAACATGGTTCAACCAGGAACAGTCAAGAAGGTAGATGGGTATATTGGCAGACAAAATTCTAAAACCACGGGTGGTGATGATGTTTTTATAGCTGCGGCCACGCCGACTAGACAAAATTATCAGCTAGAACCTGGTTTCACCATTAAAGACACAAATGGTAATACCACGTTTTTTAAAGATTACCAAGATTATATTAACCAATTGGCTATTTTTAATGCAAATACGTCGAATCATGCACGGTTAAACAAACAAGAGTTTTACAGCTGGGATCCGCATATTGATTGGGATAAATTTGTTAACTTTCAGAATTATTATTGGTTACCATATGGCCCTGAAATAATTACTGTACGAGGACAGAAGGAAAAAACGGTCAGTGTATTTACTGTAACTCTTGATGAAACCACTATTACACCAGCATACGTGTTCACACCAAATGGTGTTACTAAAAACCCATTTATAAAATTATATAGGGGACAAACATATAGGTTTGAAGTTTCGGCAGTAGGAAACCCATTTTGTATAAAAACTAGACGAACACCAGGTATTATTGATACAGTTACCCAAATTGTGGAAGATGGGGTAATAGAGTTGACACTGGGATATGATTCTCCTGATGTTTTGTATTATCAAAGCACTGTGAATATTGATGTTGGTGGGGTTATTCATATTCATGATATTGTTGAAAACACCTCACTGGATGTTAAAAATGAGATTATAGGTAAATCAGCATATACAACCCATGATGGGATTACATTAAGTAATGGTATGAAGATATCATTCGGTGGTAATATTATACCAGCAGAGTATTCTACTGGTCAATATTACGTTGAAGGTGTTGGTACTGCAATTGTGTTAATACCAGAACGTGATACTGAAGTGATTTGTGATTATACAACATCACAAAATATCCCGTTCGACACAACACCATTTGATAATACACCATTCAATGATGCAACCGCTTATGCTAATAAACAAGACTATATTGTTATAAACCGGGCAAGTATTGATAAAAACCCATGGGCTAGACTTAACAGATGGTTTCATAAAGACATAATTGAAAAAACAGCATCAATTAATGATAATGTTGTCACAATTGATAATTTATTACGAGCAACTAGACCAATTATAGAATTTGAAGCTAGTTTGAAGTTGTATAATTTTGGAACAATTGCTGGAAATGATGTTGATCTTATTGACACGTTTACAACTGACGTATTTTCAATTATCGAAGGGGCGACTGGGTACAATATTGATGGTATTGAGTTAGTACATGGACAACGTATTTTATTCACCGCGGATACTGATGTATTAGTTAAAAATAATGTTTATAAAGTTGAATTTATTGATTTGACGCAAACTAGTATTAACGGGAAATTACAAAAACAAATACGATTAGTAAAAGAAAATTTTCCGGTCGTAAATCAGTCAGTGTTAATCAGAGACGGGATTCATAATAAAGGAACTATGTATTGGTTCAACGGGGAATCCTGGATAAAAGCCCAAGAAAAAACATCAATAAATCAGGCACCGTTATTTGATATTGTCGGATTTGATAAAATAAGTTTTGGTGATTCTAATACCTATATTGGCACAACATTTAGTGGAACAAAACTATTTTCTTATAAAGTAGGAAGTGGTATCGATGATAAAACATTGGGCTTCCCGCTGTCTTATAAAAATATAAACAATATTGGTGATATTGTTTTTAATTTCAACATTCTTTTTGATTCGTTTGATTATAAAAGAAATAAAAACGTAATTAATAAAATAATAAATGATGGATATCTTGTAAAAACACATGCAAATGGAGACACTGCGTATGTGAATGGATGGCAGAAGAACATATCACATACTACACAGGCTGCGGTGAGAATTTACAAAAATTCAGGATTGACTGACAAATTCCGATTGGACATATATGATGACATTGATGATTTGAAAGATTTAATATTGAGAGTTTACAAAAATGGTATTAGACTTGACACGTCGGAGTGGACATATGAAAGTAATGGTAGAATCATTTTGGATAACAAATTAGTTACTTTTGCCGAATCGGATGTGTTGACCATTAGGGCATTTGCAAAACAACCAATTAATAAAAATGGGTTTTATGAACCGCCGTTAAATTTACAAAATAACCCATTAAATGAGGAAATTTATGAATTTACACTAGGGGAAGTTATTGACCATGTTAATACCATAGTTGATAATTTGATATCATTTACTGGAAAATATCCAGGGGTCAGTAATTTGCGAGATCTTGGGAATACTGCTCCATATGGAACTAGATTTGTTCAGCATAGTGGCCCTGCCAGTTTATCAACCTACCATATTGCATCATCTGAACATAATATTATTCGGGCAATTGAAAAAAGTAGGGCTGATTACGATAAATTTAAAAGAAAGTTTTTGTCAGTTGCCGCAAGCCTTGGGGTTCATGCTGAACCTAGACAACATGTTGACTTGATACTACAAGACATGAATAAAAATTCACCAAAAAGTTCTCCGTATTATTTCAGTGATATGGTCCCGTATGGTGCAAACATAAAAACAGATTTCACGGTATTTGACTATAGAATCAAAAAATATCCATTGAGTGAGATATTCAATTTGACTGAATTGTCAAATAAAGCTGTGTTGGTCTATTTGAATAATCAGCAGTTATTACACGAACATCAATATGAATTTGACGCTGACGGATTTGTCGTAATTTCTGCGGATATGTCAGATGGGGATATCATTAGTGTTTACGAATATGAAAATACAAATGGGTGTTTTATTCCAGAAACCCCCTCAAAATTGGGTATATTACCAACATATGACCCACTGATTTATGATGATACATCATTCATATATCATCGCCGTATAATTCAAGGGCATGATGGAAGCCAAATTTTGGCATATGGTGATTATCGTGATGACCTGATACTAGAATTAGAAAAACGAATTTATAACAATATAAAAGTATCTTATGATCCTTCTATTTTTGATATAACGGATTTTATCCCAAGTTTTAATAGAAAAACTGATTACAGTCTACAAGAATTTAATAACATATTGTCTTCTAATTTTTATAGTTGGATGCAAAATATTGGCAGAGATTATAAAAAACAACACGGGTATGATAAACAACATTCGATAACTTATAATTATGATGGATACAAAACATTTGATAAAACAAGTATAGTTCCTGGGTATTGGAGAGGTATATACCGGTGGATGTTGGATACTGATCAACCAGGTATCAGACCGTGGGAAATGCTTGGGTTTTCGGATGAACCACAATGGTGGAAATCTGCGTATGGACCAGCGCCATATACAAGTAACAATTTAGTAATGTGGGAAGATATACGTAATGGATTAGTGAAAGAACCGGGTAAGAAAATCATTACCCTTCCAAAGTATAAAAAATTATTCTTGTTAGACTATATTCCAGTTGACGAGAATGGTGTAATCAGAAGCCCACTTGAAACCGGAATAGTTACAGGGAACTATTCACAGGTTTCATCTAGTGAGTATGTGTTCGGGGATGTTGGTCCGGTAGAGGCTGCATGGAGAAGAAGTTCACATTATTCATTCAGTGTTGTATTGACGTTAATATTAATGAATCCATCAAAAGTATTTGGGTTGATTTTTGATAGATCTAGGATAGTTCGAAATTTGGCTGGACAGCTGGTGTATAAAGATACTGGTGTAAGAATGAAGCCATCTGATGTCAAAATTCCTAGTGTATATGCTAACGGCGCATCTATTAAAACATCTGGAATAATAAACTATCTTGTTAATTATATTAGTGGTGACAATGTAACAACATATAACAAATATAAATTTAATTTATCAAATATCACTGCTAAATTATCATATAGAGTGGGTGCCTTTACTAGTAAAGAAAAGTTTAACCTAATACTTGATTCAAAAAATCCAATGGCGACATCTGGTATATTTGTACCACAAGAAAATTATGACATTATTTTAAACTCGTCGTCAAGTGTAAAAAAACTAACGTATAGTGGGATAATAATTACCAAGTTGGATTCTGGATATGAGATAACCGGGTATAGTAAAAAACAACCATATTTTAATTATTATAAATTTAATCCAGGCGGTTCTACTATAACAGTTGGCGGGATTTCTGAAAGTTATTCAACTTGGGGTCCTACTAACGAATATGTTGTTGGAAAAATTGTTTTATATTATGGAAGATTTTACCGGGTTATCGAATCACATACCTCTGGTGAAGAATTTGACCCATTACGATATGTGGCATTGCCATCATTACCATCAATTGGTGGGTGTGACGCAGTTATAAAAACGAAGGTAGATAAACGGGAAGTTTTTGTGTTGCCATATGGCACTGTTTTGGGGGGTGTTCAAGAAGTCGTTGATTTTATGTTGGGGTATAGTGAATATTTACAGGACGTAGGATTTATTTTTGATGAATTTAGAACAACGGTATCACATGTTGCCAACTGGTTAACTAGTGTCAACGAATTTATGTTCTGGACATTACAAAACTGGGCAGTTAGTGGTGAGAACTGGACTTTATGGAAACCATATACTGATTATTCATTTGGGGAATTAGTAGTATTCAGTGGTGAATATTATAAAGCACGTATGTCATTTACTGGCACTGCCCAGTTTGATTTTCATTTGTTTGAAAAGGTTGGCGGCAGGAGTATTATTGGTAGCTCTGTATTATCATTGAGTCCATGTGCGTATGGAATTAAGTTTAAAACTGACCTAAGTTCTGTTGAAGATATACGAAACCAATTTAATGAATATGAACTAGTGGATGTAAATGGTATTTCAATTTCAGATGAATTCATGAATTCATATGTTGAAAATAATATAGTTTCATATACAGCAACAAATGGTGATGGAATATTTGGGGCTAGTTTTTATTTGGTTCAAAAAGAGCATGTTGTTATATTTGATAATAATACAATATTTAACGACACTATTTACAACCCAGTAAGTGGGTACAAGCAAGAAAGAATAAAGTTATCTGGATACGTTAGTATGAATTGGAATGGGACATTTTCTATTCCTGGATTTATATTTGACCAAGCATATATTCAAGAATGGGTTGCATGGCAAAATTATGCAATGGGTGATGTTGTAAAATATAAAGAATATTACTACAGTGCAAATAAATTTAACCCAGGAACAGAAACATTCGATGATGCAAGATGGGTTCGTCTTACAAAAAAACCAGAACCTAGCTTATTACCAAACTGGAGTTATAAAGCAAGCCAATTTGAAGATTTTTATAGTTTAGATAGCGACAATTTTGATATTGGACAACAAAAAATGGCACAGCATTTGGTTGGGTATCAAAAGCGGCAATATCTAGAAAATATTATTCAAAATGATGTTAGTGAATTTAAATTTTATCAAGGGATGCTTCCTGAGAAGGGGACAGCAAATGTTCTTAATAAATTATTTGATGTATTAAGTTCGGATGGTCAAGAAAGTTTAAGATTTTATGAAGAATGGGCACTCAGACTTGGGCAGTACGGTGCCAGCTCTGCGTATGAAAATATTGAGTTTGTACTACAAGAAGACAAATTTAAAATAAATCCACAGGGAATTCAACTTGCTAACGTAACTGGTAATACCCCATTTGATTTTATTATAAGACAATCAGAATCAGATGTCTATTTAAAACCACCCGCATATAATTCTAATCCTTGGCCGGTAACTACAAAAAATCAAACTCTATTAAGAACCCCTGGGTATGTTAGAACAATGGATGTACAATTTGTTATATCATCGATGGATGAATTATTATCAAAGAATATTTCAGAATTTTCACTGGGTGATTATATTTGGAATACATTCGGTGGAACACCGTGGGACCCAGTTAGCTGGGATGTATACCAATTAGTTAATGCAAATATTGATGTATTAAATGTCACATCATCTGGTACAACTATAAAAATTATAACAACTAAATTAGTTGATTTGCAAGTCGGTGATTACATTGGCATTAATAATATTTCTTTGTTTAGTGGTTTTTACAAAATATCTGATATTAACTTAACTAGTATCATAATAAAAGCTGCCATTGATATTACTATATTCAATGAACAAAGTAAAATTATAATATATAAACTGGTTAGTAAAAGAACAAAAACTATTGATGACATAGATTTAAATTATTCTAGAACAATGCCTGGCGATATGCGATGGATTGATAACACTGGCAGTAATAAATGGGGGGTTATTGAGTATAATCCTGTGTATAAGAAAGATACTATTAAAAATGTAAATCAAATATACAACTTGGGGTTTGGAACAAGGGTTGCATTAAATGATAATGCAAATATAGCCGCAGTTGCAACCGCTTCACACGAAATAATATTGAATTTAAAATCAGGTATAAGAAACCAATGGTCGAGAAGTCAATTGTTGACACAGCCTTACATTAGTGAAGATATGATGGGGGTGTATTACACAGAGGAAACGACTAATTTAATATCTGTTGAAACAGTCGAGCCACTATCAGTGGGTGAAATGATTTCTTTTAGTAATAGTATTGGTGGGTTGGATAATAAAAGTAGTTATTATATATTGAGTATTGACAAATATAGTAATAAAATTACTGTTTCGGATTCATTTTCTGGCAGTGCGAAAAAATTACAGAGTTCTGTTGTAATTCTAAAAACCACGTCTACTGTAAATACTATACACATTGCTAATGCAGCTATATTTCAAGTAGGGCAAGAAGTACGATTTGCAAATTCAGTTGGTGGACTAATAAGTGACACACGCTATTATATAGCAGCTATTGTAAATACAACCACAATAAAAGTATCATTGACTGTTAATGGTGGTGAAGTTCAATTGACTACTGCCACTGGTAGTATAACACTTACATATTCTATTGTATCGACTATATCAGATATGGTATTTTCCGGTGATAGCAAATGGGTGGCAATTGGGTATTCTTCTGCCTCATATTCTAATAATTCGTATCTTGGTGAATATAATACGGATTATTCATATGCCGCCCGGTCGGTTGTAAGTTATAATAACAGATTGTATACAGCGTTGGGCGAGATAGGTATGCACCACGAACCAGATGCATATAATAGTGAATGGATGGAAATATCACTTCTTGAAGTTGCCCCACAATTAAAACCTAGTAATTTATTAAATCATGGTGTAGTTGCCATTTATGAACAGGATTCAAAAACGAAATTGTATTCGTTATTGCATGTAGTTATGAGTCCACGACCATGTGCAAATGAAAACTTCGGACATAGTATAGCTTTTAGAAACGACACATTATATGTTGGTGCCCCTGGGTCATCTGATAATAGTGGTCGTGTGTATAAAATTGATTTCAATCCAATTATTAATGCTACTTCTTACTACAACCCAAATGGAAGTGCAGGTACAACATTAGTTATTTCATCTGCCCTTGGAATTGAAGTTGGTGATATTATTGTTGGTGCCGGGTTCAATGGGCATTCTGTTATGCGGATAATTGATGCAGCTACCATAGAACTCAGCGCTAAACCAGATTACACCCCATCTGGTAAAATTCAATTTATAAAATATGCTTGGCAATATGATTATCTTCAAGTATTAGTCGGTAGCGAAAATAGTAAATTTGGTACTGAACTCCACTTTAGCAACGATAATTCAACATTGGTTATTGCAGCACCAAATACAACGTCTATTGGGGGTGTCGTAAAAGTTTATTCTGTGTCGGATGATTCAATTATTTTACGGTCAACCATTGCTGAACAGACGATTGCCGATGGGAATAGTATATCAATATCGGGCGATGGCGAATTTGTTGCTATTTCAGATGCAGTTTATTCTATGAATGTCCCAGACCAAAACATTAACCTGGTAGAAGTTGGGAAGGTTTCAATCTATTCTAAGGATGGGGAATTGACGAGCACATTGGTTAACATTTTGCCAGAATCAATGCAACATTTTGGAAGTAAAGTATTTTTTATGAATGGTAGTAACACATTGGTTGTGTACAGTGAAAATTCTGATAGCAAGCAATCATTATCGTTTAATGATAATACGACATTTGATAATAAAACAACATTGTTTGTCACTAAACAGCCAAACAGTGGCCGGGTTGATATCTATGATAGGTATTTAACTAATTGGGTATTTGGTGAATCGTTGGAAGTTGAATGTCATGATGCAGAATATTATGGTAAAAGTGTTGCAGTAAGTAGAAATACTATATTAGTTGGTGCTCCTTTTGGAATTGATCAATCCGTAATTTCAGGGAAAGTATATGAATATACAAAACTTTCATTAAATTCATATTCTTGGACGATGAAACATACAGAAGTTCCACGTCCAGACGTTACCAAAATTAAACAAGCATTTTTGTATAATAAAAATTCAAATAAATTAATTACCTATCTTGATATAATCGATCCAATTCAAGGCAAAATTGCTGGGGTAGTTGAGGAAGAGATTGATTACAAAACATTTTATGATCCGGCTATATATTCTAAGGGAACGGATGGTGTTACGGTTGATGATGGGCTGGCATGGACTAAATCATATGTTGGGCGAGTATGGTGGGATTTAAGAACAGCAAAATTTGTCAATAGTTATGATGATAATATTTTATATAGAACTAATACGTGGAACACATTGGCATATGGTGCATCCATTGACATATATGAATGGGTTGAGACTACGACACTTCCGTCTTTGTGGGATAAATTAGCCGATACTGAGGAAGGGTTGGTTAATAATATTAGTGGAATGACACTATATGGTGATAAATCATATAGTATAGTTCGTAAATATGACAACATAAGCCAAACATTTAAAAATACATATTATTTTTGGGTTAAAAACAAAAAAACCATTCCGAATGTAGCTGGAAGACGGATATCATCATATGATGCATCTTCAATAATAGCGAACCCACGTGGTGTTGGTCGGCAGTATCTTGCATTGACAGGTACTAATTCATTTAGTCTAACCAACATAAAACCATTACTTAATGATAATGATGTGGTGCTATCGGTTGAATATTGGACAGGTGATAAAACAGACCAAAATATTCATACTGAGTGGAAAATTATTAGTAGTGATACCACGACTATTATCCCATCAAGAATAGAAGAAAAGTGGGTTGATAGTTTATGTGGGAAGGACGAATCAAATAGATTAGTACCTGATATGGGGGTCCCACCAAAACTTCGGTATGGTATCGAAGCTATTCCTAGACAAAGTATGTTTGTTAACCGGTTTGAAATTTTAAAACAGTTAATCGTTCAAACGAATGCCGTATTAAAAGCCAATTTAATAACAGACACTAGGGATATTTCAATACTAAGTAGATATGACAATTATCCATCAACTACCCGTGGGCTATATGATTCAGTTGTTGATACATATGAAGAATTGCAATTAACTAATATTACGTTATTTAAGCGTCCAGTATTGACGCCGATTATCGTCGATGGAAGAATTGTTGATGTAACTATTATAAACAAAGGAAATGGGTATAAAAATGTTTCATATATTGAAGTAGTTGGTAGTGGGAAGGGGGCAGTGTTAAAAACTAAAATAAATTCAGCTGGTCAAATAACAGGTGTTGATGTTATATCTGGTGGTAACGGCTATGATAATAATACTGTGTTGTTTGTGCGGGATTATTCTATTTTGGTATACAGTGATTCACAGTCTGGTGACAAATGGGGGATATATTCATATGACCCAATTAACAAATTATGGTCAAAAGTAAAGTCACAATCATATGATGTATCTGAATATTGGGAATATATTGATTGGTATGCGGATGATTACACCAAACATACTAAAATACACCATTCAGTGGATACATTTGCTGATATAAGTAGTAAAACTGTTAAAATTGGTGAGTTGGTAAAAGTTAGACTAACCAATAATGGCAAATGGGTATTGTTGGTAAAATATTCTGATGCAATTTCGGTTGATTGGACGATGTCATACAGAGTCGTTGGTAGTCAGCAGGGCACTATACAATTTAAATCTTCATTATATGAATTTTCAAACACAGGTAGTGGATATGATGGAATATTATTTGATAGTGGAACTTATGATGATAATGCATCTATTGAACTTAGATTTATATTCAATGTTATTAAAAATAATATATTCATTGATAATTTAAAACACCATTATTTAAATTTGTTTTTTACAAGTATTAGATATGCATTAAGCGAACAAACATATGTTGACTGGGTTTTCAAAACTAGTTTTGTAAAAGCCAAACATAATGTTGGTGAATTACATCAACCATCTGGGTATCGAAATGATAATCTTCAAAATTTTGAAGATTACGTAGCAGAAGTAAAACCATATAGAACACAGATTAGGGAATATATTAGTTCATATGAAAAATTGGATATGGGTGGGGTATCCACTACTGATTTTGATGTACCTCCTTTGTATAATAGACATCTATTATTATCTGTTAATAATTCAACTATCACACATGATGAAACGTTGGACACATATCCATGGCGACATTGGGCAGATAATGTTGGGTTTTCTGTTACTAGTATCACAATTATTGATGGTGGGTCTGGTTATATCAATGAACCAATTGTAACTATAGTTGGTGCTTCAAAATCAACTTCCATCGCAAAAGCATATATTGCACACGGTAAAGTTACACGGATTGTAATGGTATCAAACGGATCTGGGTATTTACAGGCACCACACGTAAAAATAGAAGGTGGCTTATCAGAAAATGGGGTCTCTGCAACCGCAATTGCGACAATTGGGGATGGTGTTGTACGTTCTAATATGCTAAAAATCAAATTTGATAGGATAACACAAACATATTTTATAACACAATTACAGGAAACAGAAGAATTTACTGGAACAGGAACTCGGTTACAATTCTCATTAACGTGGGCACCAAACTTGATATTAACAAATACATCAGTAATAGTTGATGGTCAAACTGTAGTAAAATCTAATTATAAAATGGATATTCGTAAGTCTAAAACTCGTGGATATACTTCTTATTATGGAACTATAACATTTAATAGTGCTCCTGCTGTGAAATCTAAAATTAGTGTTACATATGTCAAGGATTGGTCATTGTTAAATGCATCAGACAGAATACAATATTATTATAATCCAACATCTGGTGAGTTAGGTAATGACCTGGCACAGTTGATGTCAGGGGTTGATTATGGTGGTGTTATTGTATCTGGGTTGGGATTTGCACAAACTGGTGGATGGGATTCAATCCCATATTATTCAGATAGATGGGATAGTAAAGATCCCACTTTTGATGATTATATTGTTATGACATCTGCTAATGAACACGAATTTACATTACCATACATTCCAACAGCTGGTACGGTTATAAACGTATATCATAATGGCATTAAAATTGATGACCCATATTATGGCACAGAATCACAAACCAATAAACATGCTAGGATGGCATCCTGGGTTGCTGATGGGGTTAGACATACTGTGACTATTCCTAATTCATATAGTGACATAGATGGTATTATTCAGCCTATTGTTATAAAGAATAGTGACCAAATAATTTTACGAAAAATTACAAGTGATGGTGCCCCAAACCCAAGTGAGTATGATTATGATACCACATTGGTTGGTGGTGATCTTGCATATCAAAGCGCAGTTGGTATTAATGCAGATGATATTATTGTAGATGGTGATGGATTTGTTACCCCCACTACTAGTCCTGCTACAGAAGAAGTTGTTCCTGGGCAGGTTGTTGATGCGGTTGCAATAAAAGTATTTGAAAAATCCTATTCGGGATCGGCGAGTATTAAAATAGATAATTTTATTACTGATGGGGTTAGTAAAACTTATACAATGACACATCAAATAAACAATTCGCAGGCGGTAATTGTAAAGGTATCAAATGGAACTACTTCTACTATAAAAGAACAAGGAGTTGATTACATTGTTAATTTAAGAAATAATTCCATAACATTTGTAACCCCACCACCGATTAATCATATTGTATCAATATACAGTTTTGGTGTAAATGGGGTCAAAATTTTAGATATTAATTCGGTTATTTCAACTGGTGAAACTACTGGAATCTTAACAACTGTGTCATATAAAACCAATATTAATGCAATGGTATATGTCAACGGGGTGAATGTTTCTTATACAGTTAGTAAAGAAAATGGGTTTGTAAAAATCAATTTAGCAATACCACCTGCGAATGATTCATTGGTGACGTACGTTGTGTTTGATGGGGAACTGTATTCATTTGCAGTTACAAAAACAGAAAATATAATCGCGGATGGTAGACCTGCCGGGGTCCCGTACAATATTCAAAGTGTTGTTGGTGACTCATTGCCAGTTGAATCTAAAATGTTGGTGTTTGTGGGGAACAAGGTATTGAAAGCTCCTGTTAATAATTATTATACTATTAAAAATAGTATTTTAACATATGTAATAGATGCCATAAAGTTCCAACCACATACAGTAAACATCGAAGATTTCGAAGTAATTGTTGATGGTAATAAATTGAAGGTGTCATCTGATTATACTGTTGATTTGTCTTGTATTAGTATTACTATAAACAAGCGTGTATATAAAAAATATAATAATAAAGAGATGATTGTAAGTATTACACGTGATAATGAGTATTTTTATATTCCTGCCACCCACACAGAAAGTGCTAAAATACAATTTACTGACCAGCATGAGTCCGGTAAAACTATCAGTATAGTAAGTTCATATAAACATGAAAATATTATATCACACGAAACTGGTTTTAATGTAAGTGATATATTAGTAGATCTTTATTCACCAACATATTATTCATATGTGAATATTAAAGGTGGTGTGATACCACTTGAAAATGCAGTAATGGACGACAGTTATGTCTGGGTTATAAAAAATGATAGTTTATTAACTTCGAGTGTGGATTATAAGTTGAATTCAGATAAACGTAGTATCACATTGGGTAAAAAATCTAAAGTGAATGACACATTTACAATTATAACATATAGTAACAATATATTAAAAAGTGGTATTTCGTATATGCAGTTTAAAGATATGTTGAATAGAACACATTTTAAACGGCTAAGTTTGTCTAAACAAACTACACTAGCACACGATTTGAAATGGAATGATACTAGTATAATAGTAAGTGATGCAAGCAACTTTGATGAACCAAACCCATTGCTTAACAGACCTGGGATAATTGAAATACGTGGTGAACGAATTGAATATTTCAACAAAAATGGGAATGTATTGAGTCAACTGCGTCGTGGAACATTAGGTACGGGAACCCCGTTAATGCATAGTGTTGGTGCAAATGTCCAGGATATTGGAACTAGTGAAACAATTCCATATCGTGATCATACAATTACTGAACAGATAGTTTCAGATGGAACAACAATTGTGCCATTGAAATTTATCCCCGAAAAATCGACCAATGTATGGGATTATCGGTCAAGTATTCCATTAGATTATGGACAATGTAATTCTATTGAGGTATTTGTTGGTGGATATGCCAACAATACCCCATGGGTGCCCAATGTATTGTATACCGTTGGAACACTTGTCGTTAATGGGAGTTACACATATAAATGCGTAACAGAACATACCAGTTCTATGATGTTTGCGGATGATTCGACTAAATGGGAGTTTTTTATAGGGAATATTAGATTGAAAAAAGCGCCATATAAAGTTCATAACGTTGGTAAACATATGGATAGTCCAGAGGGAGACATTAATTTTGACGCGGACTTTGCGGTCGATGGGGTTGCTAGTGAAATTGTATTAACTAACAAATTGGAAGCAGGTACACATATTACCGTTGTCAAACGAACTGGGAGAGCGTGGAATGTTACGCTTGATATGAATTCTGATATATCTGAAGTTGCCACCTTCTTAAAAACAACCCCTGGTATTTGGTATTCGCCATATTGATATGGCGAATGTGAATAACTTGGTAGATAATTGGATAAGATAAATATACAGATAAAGAGAGCGTATCATGCAGAGTAAAGAAACAACAGGAATACATGTAGAAGGTCATATTAAACTGTGGGATCCAGAAACTACAGAGGTATTTGTTAATAAGAGAAATGCCATTCATTATGAAAATATTAGTATTGGGTTAGCACAAAGTATTGCTAATAGTGGGCAAGGATTTATATATGAAATGGCATTTGGAAATGGCGGTACAACGGTTGACCCAACTGGTATAATTACATATTTAACACCAAACGGGTCTGGGGCAAATGCGAGTTTGTATAATCAAACATACACCAAAGTGGTTGATGATAGATCGAGTAATAATGTTGACCCTACCAGAAATTTTATAGAAACACGTCATGTAACTGGTACCAATTATACCGATGTTTTTATTACGTGTTTGTTAGATTATGGTGAGCCGGATGGTCAAAGTGCATTCGACAATTCAACAAACTCTGATAGCTCGTATATTTTCGATGAACTTGGGTTGAAGTCATATAGTTCAACTGGTCAAAGTTTATTATTAACCCATGTTATATTTCATCCAGTTCAAAAATCTCTTAATAGATTGATACAAATTGATTACACAGTTCGTATCCAAAGTTTGACTGGGTTAGTGGGGGTTTAACAGATGAGTTATACAGTTAAACATACAGATCCAAACTCCAATACTCCGATTACTGTAAATGACCAACAAATTAATCAAGAAACATCCCTGACATTTGTTGGTAAAAACTTTTCTGGGTATGCCCCATATATTGCAGAAAACTTTTTACATTTATTGGAAAATTTTTCTGGACCATTTGCCCCTGGTACACAAATTGGACAAGCGCCACCCACCGTTGGTCAATTATGGTTTGATACTAAAATAAATTTACTTAAAATATGGGATGGTGAGCTGTGGATGCCAGCCGGGTCAGTAAAAAAATCCAGTAGTACGCCAACAATTGAAAGTAGTACCACCGGTGATGTGTGGGTTGACACAACAAATCATCAATTGTATATATTTTCTGGATCTAATTGGTTATTAGTCGGCCCACAATTTAGTGAGGGATTAAAGACTGGTCCGGTGATTGATATTATTATTGATACAAGTAATATAAGTCATAGTGTAATTTGCTTTTATGCATCAAATTATTTGTTGGTAATAATTAGTAAAGAAACATTTGTACCAAAAACTACTGTAAGTGGGTTCCCAATAATCAAGCATGGTGTTAATTTAAGTAATATAGATTCTGATAGTACATCTACGCCTGTAAAATTTTGGGGAACTGCAAGTCAGGCAAACGCATTGGTTATTAATGGGGTCACGGTTGATTCTACAAAGTTTGTACGTACAGATTATATCACCCCATTGACTGTGCCATTAAAAATAAATTCCAATGATGGCATTAGTATAGGTGGTGATTCAAGTTTCAGTTTAATAACAAATGAAAATTCTTCTGTTTTGTACTCAAAGAGTAGTGGCAAAAACATAGATTTTAATTTAGCAAATAGTTCAGACATCATTACTGCTATGCGGGTGACCTCATCTGCTAAAGTTGGAATTGGGTTGAACAATATAAACCCCCAGGAAGCACTTGATGTTAATGGGAATATTACCACCAACGGTAATATCAATGTTACAACCACTGATGATTTAAGTATTGTTACATATGGTGGGATTTCAGTAGAAAAAACTGCACGGTTTAATTCTGCTATAAACAGTAATGGTACTTTATATGTTAATAGCTTAGATTCATTTGGTGAGGTATCTCCTGCTGCCGTAATATTACCGGGGACGGATACTGCTACTTCTAGTTATGATATTGGGTCAGAATCGAGAAAATTTAGAAATGTGTACGCAGATTCATTTGTTGGCAATTTTTCCGGAACGGTTACTGGTACATTGATTGGAAACGCAAGTGGGTCAGCATCAAAGTTGGCAAGCCCGACAGTATTCAGTCTAACCGGGGATATAAGTAGTGCTGGAATAAGTTTTAATGGGCAAACTAGTACTGGAACAGCCATTTTTCAAACTAGTGTTACCACTAGTATTATAACATCAAAGCCACAGGTACCCGTGGCATATAGTGATGATAAGTTATTGATTTATCGGTCAGGCACAGTGTCACCCGGTCTTAAACAGGTGTCAAAGTTAGATTTTTTATCAAACATCCCATTAGTTCCGATTGGTGCAATATTCCCATTTGCGGGGGTAGTGGTCCCTTCTGGATACAAACTATGTGACGGGAGTGAAGTGAGAATTTCTGAATATTCCGCGCTATATGAAGTTATTGGAACAACTTATAATCGAATTTCAGCCCTAAATGGGGCTAATACATTTTGTCTCCCAGACTTACGTGGGAGATTTGCGTTGGGTATGGATAATATGGATAACAACATAACTGTACCTAGCATTGATAATCCAGATATTTTTGTAGATGCGGGTGGCGGTTCGGCAAATCGGGTATCATCAGTAGTAGCAGATACATTGGGTTCTAGCGCAGGCAGTGAAACCAAAACATTATTAGTCGAAAATCTACCAGAGCATAAACATAACTTAAATAGTGGGGAAGCACAATATTATGCTTCCGGTATTCCAGATGGAATGGATGATGACAATGCAAGACCTGGATATGGTATGCCTAGTTCAAGTACTGGGTTTGGATTGGGTAATAGCGGTAATGTTATATCATCTAGAATTGGTACTTCATTTGATATTATGAACCCATATCTAGCCATAAATTATATAATTTTTACTGGGGTCTTATAATGAGTTACACAATAAACAAAACTGATGGGTCAAAATTAACTGATATCTTAGATGGAACTATTGACCAAACTGCTAGTGATTTAACGTTGATCGGTAAAAATACTAGTACATATGGTGAACTGTTTAATGAGAATATGGTGTATTTGTTGGAAAATTTTGCAAATACTACACCACCACCAAGGCCAATTGCAGGCCAGCTGTGGTTTGATACATCTGATGAACGGTTAAAAGTATACAATGGTATTGGATTTAATGCAACAAGTGGAACAGTAGTTGCAAGTTCAGCCCCAAGCACATTAACACAGGGTGATTTATGGATAGATACCACTCGCCGACAAATGTATTTTCACGATGGATTTGGGTTATCATTGGCTGGGCCAGCATATACTGCACAACAGGGTGTAAGTGGATTTATTATAACTGAAGTATATGATGTACATCAAATAAAACATACATTAGTATTATTATATGTATCTAAAATATTATTGGGAATTTTTAGTAGTGCTGCATTTACATTAGCCAAGACCATTCCTGGTTATAATGGAACATTGATAGATATTGGATTTAATTCCGGAAGTTTGTCTGGTATAAAATTCAAAGCACCGGTTGAAACCTCCGCAGCACTATTAGATTCAATTGGAACATCATATAATGCCGAAAATTTTATGAAAACGAACACCGATACTGATACGGTTGGTACAATATCTGTCATAAATTCAACGCCATTAGTACTTGGCCCGGCTAGCAATAACGAAATTAAAGTTAGTAATTTAAAGTTTGAATTAAATTCAAATGTGGCAGACCAAGATATTCAATTTAATATACGGCATAATAATCAATTATTACCCGGGGTGCATATTAATGCATTGCATCAACGGGTTGGTATATTCACAAATACCCCAAATGCTACGTTGGATGTTACTGGAGACGCAATAATTCAGGGAAGTTTGACCGTAAAGGGTGAATTAACTACGGTTAAATCTACCGTTATTGATATAGTTGATAGAAACATTGAATTAGGCAAAGTTGATAACCCAACTGATTTAACTGCAGATGGTGGTGGTATTACTGTCAAGGGGACCACTGACAAGACATTTAATTGGGTTGGTGAAACTGCAGCATGGACGTCGTCTGATAATATGGCGTTGATAAGTGGAAAATCATACAAGATAGGAACGCAAGATGTATTAAGTTTGTCATCATTGGGAATTACAGTAACTAGTGCACCCGGGTTGACTAGTATTGGCCAATTGACATCATTGCAAGTAGATTATGTGAATATTAATTCAGATACAATAAGTTACGTAAACCCAATAATACAACATGGCGATATAATATTATTACCAAAGGGTAATGGGTCGGTTAATGTTAGTAATAAAAAACTAATAAATGTTGCATCACCTACTAATGAAACTGATGCTGTTAACTTAGTGACATTGACAACAGCAGTTAAAGTGGCTCCGTTGGGATTAACAATAAATAACGGAATTTTAAGTAATGAGCAGATTGCTAGTGTGTATATTAATAAAATATATCCACCGACAGAACATCAATCTGGTGCAATTTGTAGAATATTATGCATTGATACTGGTGTAATAAAGGAATATGAATTATCAATTACTAATGTATGGGTTTGGCAAACTAACATATAATATATAACCACATAAATATACAAAGAATGAGGAAATAATCAGATGGCATATATCATCAACAAATATAATGGAAATCAAGTAACCGTAGTAGCTGATGGAACAATTGATACAACACTGGATATTAAACTAATTGGTAAAAACTATGCTGGATACGGTGAGGCTCAAAACGAGAATATTGTATTTTTATTAGAAAATTTTGCCAATGTAACCCCGCCATCGCGGGCAATAAGCGGGCAAATTTGGTTTGATAGTGGCACTAAAAAGTTAAAATTTTATGATAGTTTGAAATGGAGAACCACCGGTGGTGCAGAAGTTGGATCAACACAGCCAACCGGATTAACAGAGGGTGATTTTTGGTGGGACACATCAAATCAACAACTTAATGCGTGGAATGGATCTCAATTCGTGTTAGTTGGCCCACAGTCATCTGGGAACAATATCACCGAGATGAGAACTAGAACAGTTAAAGCAACTTCTGCAACAGGTGGTGAAAATCATACAATTATTGAAGCGGTTGTTGATGGAACCACTGTTTTTATAATTAATAAACGGGGGGCATTCGATTTAGATGCATCCACTGCTATTTCTGGGTTCACGACAGTCCATTCTGGTATTACGCTTATAAACACTGATGTAAATGGTGTAACTGATGCTGCCGGAGGGGTAGCAAAATTTCGATTATTTGGAACTTCTGCATCAGCGGATTCATTAAACATTTCTGATGTACGATATGATGCCGCTGAGTTTATACGAGCAAATCATGCTACATTTACTGCAGTAGTTAATTTTGCAGATGTTGGTTATACAGTTGGAAATCCAGTTGCTAAATTGAAGGTATTTAATGATCCACAAAATCAATCAATCCCAACAATTGTTAATACAAATGGCGACACCATTATTTTTAGTACAACGGTTAACAATATAACAAAAACACCATTCAAGTTGAAAGGGTCTGATATATTGGCCGGTGAAAATCTTATATCAAATATCGGGTCAATCACATCTAAGTTTAGTACGGTGTTTGCAAATGTATTTTCAGGTACTGCAACACAAGCAGATTCTTTAAATGTCGGTGGGACATATAAAACTGCGAGTTCAACAGTTTCATCAGGTACCATAGTTGCCAGAACAAGTGCTGACCAATCAATAAATGGGATAAATGTTACTGCTGGTTCCATTCTGGCAAATTATTTTGTTGGTACAGCAACCACTGCATATTATGCTGACTTGGCCGAAAAATACTTAGCAGATGAAGATTATGATGTTGGTACTGTAGTTATGGTGGGGGGTGACCGGGAAGTGACCGCTGGCGTTCTTGGGGCAAGAGCATTGGGAACTGTGTCCAAAAATCCAGCATACATGATGAATAGTGAATTAGAAGGCGGAATATATATTGCCTTGAAAGGTCGTGTTCCCGTAAAAGTTGCTGGCAAAGTTTCAAAAGGCGACCGATTAGTTGCCGCTAATGGCGGTGTAGCTTGTGTGGCAGGATTACTGGAAAATGTTTTTGCTATTGCATTAGAATCTAATACAACCGACGACGTTAAAATTGTTGAAGCTGTAATTTTATAATATTTTAAACATAGAGGAGCCACATGGCCACACAAAAAACTCCAGTTATTATAACTGAATATAACTTAATTCAATCAAAAGTTGCACACGTATTAGGGGTTGGGGCGGATGATTATGGATATGGGCAAACTGTATACAGTTCACAGATAAATGAAAGCACAAAACCATTGATTTCCGCTGATCAGTGGAATGTATTGCGTTCAGATATGCTTCGTGTCCGCCAACATCAGACCGGGATTGATGAATCTGGGAATATTCCAACGGTGTATAAAAATACATCAATTACGGCAGCAACAACTAATTCATATTTAACAATGGCTGAATTGATTCACCGAGATAGGGCATTAGATGCACCATTAAGTCAATCAACACGTGAACCATTGGTGTCGGCTTCCAGAACGTCAGCATGGAATAATACATTAACTCATTCAATTACTGTGAATTTTGAAAACCAAAATGCTGCCAGGTGGTATTTCAATGCTGGTAGCTCGTTTGAATTTTCGGCATCGCGGACTGGTGGGTCATCTACCACTAAAAATACTTCTTGGACAAATTTGTTAGATGGGATTGGTGTCATATCATTTAGCAGGCTTCAAACTAGAAATATAAATTATTCAACTACCACATCAGTTGGATATGCTAATTTAACACAAACTAATAAATTAGTATATGAAAAATATGATTCTACCCCATCATTTGAGCTTAACAGATATGCTGTTTATGCAAAATTAGGAACAACTTCTGCACAAGTTATATTTACAATTGAATTTTCTGACATCGCAGATGGTAGTGGTGATCCAAACATCGATGGGAATTTGTTGAGTTCGATGAAGATTTGCCGGGCATCTGGGCATAATGTAACTGTTGCAAGACCAGCTGCAATTAGCACATTTACTGGTGGCACTGTGACTGTTGCGCCAGTAATTCCTGCTGTTGTGCCTACCTATACTGTGACTAGAAACACAACCGCAATTACCGAAGGTGGGGTTGGCGTAGTGTTTACGGTTACCACAACCAATGTTCCCTCTGGTACTATATTATACTGGTCAACAAGCACGAGTACTGGGTTAACCCCGGCAGATTTTAGTGATGAAACCTATACTGGTACCGTTATTATCAACAATGGAAGCGGTACTATTACTAGAATAGCAAAAGATGACTTAGCTGTTGAAAACACTGAATCATTCGCTATTCAAATAAGAACATTTTCAACTACCGGGTCAATTGTTGCACAAAGTGAAATTACAGATATACAAGATATTGCTAGATCATATTCGGTAACACCAGCTAGTAATTCGATAATAGAAGGCCAAACCCAAGTTGTTTTTACTGTCAACACAGTGAATGTACCTGGTAATACTGTATTATATTGGACAACCTCTGGTAATGGGATAACCGCAAATGACTTTGTAGATGAATCTTTAAGTGGGGTTGTCGTAATTAGTAACAATGTTGGGACAATTTCACGTATTGCAAAGGCTGATCTCCTTGTAGAAGGTACGGAAGTATTTGAAATACAAATTAGGACAGATTCTATTTCTGGTCCAATTAAAGCAACTAGCGCAAGTGTAAAAATAAATGATCTGGCTGGTGCATCGCCATATGTTATTACAAGAAATGCACCGGCTATTGTTGAAGGTGGCCGTGCAGTATTTACAATAACTACTACCGGATTACCGAGTCCAACCACATTATATTGGACAACCAGTGTAAGTGCTGGGATTACTGAAGCAGATTTTAGTGATAACACATTATCTGGTACAGTTGAAATTAATAATAATAGTGGAATAATCACTAGGGAAGCCGTGTCGGATTTATCTCCCGAGGGTGCAGAATTGTTTGCCATACAACTACGAACTAATAGTATAACTGGTAGCATTGTTGCAACAAGTGAATTGACAAGTATAACTGATGCACTTTCATCGTATACAGTAACACCAAATAAAACCACAATCAATGAAGATGGGACCACAGAAGTTACTTTTACTGTTAATACAGTGAATATTGCTGATTCTACCTTGTATTGGACAGTATCAGGTGCAAATGTATCTGCTAATGATTTTACTGATAACTTGAATAGTGGTACAGTAATTATTACAAATAACACTGGTACTTTTACCCGTATAGCAAGGGCGGACATCACAACCGAGGGGGATGAGTCGTTTGAAGTTCAAATCAGAACAGGGTCAATAACTGGCCCGATAAAAACTTCAAGTGCTGGTATAATAATTAAGGATACTTCATTCACTACAAATCCATTAACCCCAACTTATAATATTATACAAAATATTGGCAAGATTGGTGAAGGAAGTACTGGTGTAACATTTAATATAATAACTGAAAACGTTCCAAATGGGGCAACATTGTATTGGACCACATTGCCGAAATCTGGGGATGTAAGTAGCTCTGATTTCTCTGACTATTTGGCAAGTGGGCAAGTGACAATCAAAAATAATTCTGCATCTATTATTCGAATTGCCAATCCTGACAAGTATACTGAAGGTGAAGAAACATTCTGCATAGAGTTAAGAACTGGGAGTATTGCTGGACCCGTGGTACAGACAAGCAGTGCGGTTGTAATTAGTGACTTATCCACCACCCCAGTTGTCGTATCGTATTTACTTGAAAGAAATACCTCATCGATTGCAGAAGGACAAGGCGTAACATTTGATGTATATACAACTGGGATCCCCGATGGTACTATTTTATATTGGTCTACTCTTGCGTCAACATCACAATTGACTGCAGCAGATTTTAGTGACAATACCTTGTCTGGTACCGTTGTTATTTATAACAATCAATCATCGGAACCTATCATTCGGACGGCAGCTATAGATTTGACATCAGAAACAGCTGAATCATTTGCAATTCAGTTGAAAACAACTCAAAATGGGTCAGCAGTTTATACTAGCCAAATGACAAGTATAACTGATGCAATAGTTGCTGCGAATACAACGGTCTCCTCGTTGGGGGTTACTGCCATCAATGAGAGTGGTGCAGGGGCTAGTGTATTATTTTCTGTGACTACAACAACTATGGTTAATGGCACGTTATATTGGACATTAGTTGGTACGAATATTACCGCTAATGATTTTACATCTAATACCTTATCAGGGCCAGTTACAATCACAAATGGGGCTGGATCGTTTACTATAACTGCAAAAGCAGATAGTTTAACCGAAACCGGTGGTGAATCGTTTGAAGTGGAAATTAGAAATGGGGCAGGGTCGCTATTGGCGACGAGTGCCCCAGGTATATTGATAAATGATACATCAACTACAACCCCATCACAATATATTATTACAGCGGACACCGGACTTGTATATGAAGGGCCGACTACTCTAGGTCCATCTGGGGTAATTTTCACAGTATATACACAAGGCATACCAGTTAATACACGATTGTATTGGACTACCAAATCTACGGTAGGTTCTGTTGTAGCAGCTGATTTTAGTGATAGCTTAGATGCTGGCACATTTTTAATAAAATCTGATGGAACCGCAACGGTTACCCGTGTGATGAGTGTTGACTATAAATCCGAAGGTACTGAAAAATTTTGTATTGAATTACGATCTGATGCAGGTCCAACTAGTACGTTATTAAGAACCAGTCCTGAAATAGAAATTAATGATCTATCATTAACCCCAACCATCCCAACAGTTAAAACTTATAATATTATTCGGGATAAATCAACTATTGGTGAAACTGGAGCTAATAATACTGTAACATTTACAGTTTCCACAACAAATGTTTCACCGAGTGAAACATTATACTGGACGACAACCCCAGTTGGAGTTATTCAACCAACTGATTTTAGTGATAATAAATTATCCGGCACTGTTAATGTCGATACGACTGGAAAAGCGAGTATTGTGAGAACCGCCGCTGCAGATGGTGTTCCAGAAAATACCGAATCATTTGCTATTCAACTACGTACTGGTGGGTTTGCTGGACTGATTGTTCAAACGAGTGAAGTTACAACAATAACAGATACATTTGTAGAACCAACTATTACGATTGATGTTAGTCAATCGCAAATAAACGAGGGTGGAAAAGGGGTTACTTTTACAATTTATACTACAAATTTACCCAATAATGCACTTTTATATTGGACGTTATCAAATGATAAATTAACGGCGGATGATTTTGTTGAAAGCAAAGTTCGTGGCACATTTACAGTTACAAACAATGTTGGTAAGGTAACGTTAACTGCTAACGCAGATGTTATTACTGAAGGTGATATGTCATTTGAATTGCAAGTTAGAACAGGTGGGTATGATGGTACAATCAGACAAACAAGCAGCGGCGTTATCATAAAAGATGATTCTCAAACACAGAAAGTTTATAACCTAGCGCAGTCTGCTACTATGATTGGTGAAGGAACAACGGGGGTTGAATTCACTGTTACTACAGTGAATGTTCCAAAAAATACCGTACTTTTTTGGGTTATTCCAGATGCGGCAGGGTTGGATGAGTTTGATTTGAATAAAAGAAGCGCAGAATTGATACTTGATAGTTCCGGTGCAGGAAATTTTTCGATTACTGCATTAACTGATAATAAAACCGAGGGTGGTGAAACATTTGAGGTGCAGCTTAGAACTGGGTCAAAAACTGGTCCGGTAGTTCAAACAAGTCAGGGTATTTTAATTTTAGACACTTCGCAAAATCCATCATATGGGATGACTATTTCACCTGCATCGGGAAATATAAATGAAACCACAAATAAAACATTTTCTGTTACATTAAATGTTGCAAATGTGGCATCAAACTCAACAATGTATCTTTCATTTGGTGGGTCTGCGACATATGGGACTGATTATGCTTTATTATCAGGTCCATCACTCACTAAAACTGGTAATATCTACTCATTTTCAACAAGTGGAAGTGCAATGACTTGGCAATTTGAGGTATCACCAGACCTCAAAACAGAAGGATATGAAACTGCATTCATTGAAGTTATGGATGTTCTTGGTGGACCTGTACTACGAAGAAGTTCGACATTTACCATAGAGGATACCTCTAAGGCCCCTTCTTATGCAGTAACTATTTCACCATCAAAGCCGTCGGAGGGCAGCTTAATAACAACAACAATTCAAGTTGCAAATATTGTAGTTGGTACTGTATTGACTGCTTTTCATAGTGGAACAGCCGGGGATAACGATTTATCCCCAGATGGAACTGCTCCTGCCATAGCTGGCACATTCACGGTTACCCAGCCAACTATTACATGGAAGCATACAGTGGTTGCAGATCATGCAACAGAAGGGAGTCAGACGTTCGCGTGGGTGTTTAAAGATACTGCTGGGGTAACAGTGGCAACAAGTAATACAATTACTATCAATGATACGTCATTGTTTGACCCAAGTGGGACGCTAACGATCACCCCACTTGTTGTTAATGAGGGTGATCTAGTAACATTTACTTTTACGAACCAGTATTTTAAACAAGGAACATTAGTATATCCTAAATTTATATACACTACAGGGTCAGACACCGGGGATTGGTTGGCGGTTTCCGGACAAGGATTTAATGATAATGGTTCGTTTGTAGTAACTGGTAGTCCGATGGTATGGACTGCGTTAGTTACGGTGGATTTAATAACAGAAGGCCAGGAGACCGTGTATGTAGAATTACACACTGAATCAGTGACCGGTCCGTTGTTATGTACTAGTGATACCATTGTTATAAATGACAGCTCGAAAAAGCCGTTGGCAATCGCCGCCGGTGAAACATTATCATTCAATGCCGCAGTTGCCACTAATTCTGATGTATATTGGAAAGTGATATATGATAACCAAACGTTCCCACGGTTTGGTGGATTAACACGTGGAATCGCACCCGTAATGTCAAATGTTGCAAACGTCCAAATACCAACGGTTGGTGATTATAATACTACAGAAGACCAGCTGTTTGCTGTTAAGTTGTATACTGATGAAAATTGCACAATACCAGTGTCTACGGTGTATCCTATTAATGCAAAGTTTAAAGCCCAAACAGCATTGGTTGGTAATACAACCACCCCAACTGCGTTGCCAGAAGTTAAAACGTTGATTGCTGGGGCCAAGACCTTTTCGTCTGCCACTATCAATTCCGGCAAACTACAATCGTTCATTAATGGGATTTCACTGATTCCACACTATACGGAAAGTAACGCAAATAACGATAACGATGCATTTATGTCTGGATATATGGGTCTTGCGGGTACAGTTGCAGGATTCCGTACCAATCCACGCAATATTACATTTGCCAACACAATGGTTACCGTATCAATGGAAGTTCGTGATAATGAGCTAGTAAACATCGACTTGCCAGTAAATGCTGTGGTTAATGGTATTACTGTTATATCCAAAGCACCAGAAATTAGTGATAATAAAATACCGTATTATAAATTAGAAGTATTGTATTCTCAAATGTGTGATAGTTCGGGAGTAGTAATTAGTGTTAGTAATATTCAGTATGGACCACTTACTAATCAGACTATAGTCAGAAAAAATAATACACAATGCAACATTACCATGCCAGATGGACATGTGATTAGGACATTGCGTGCTAAGTTTACGTTTGGTGGCCAGGCACAACGCCTAGCATTTGAAATAACAGCACAAACTGCATTGCTTAAAGTAATACATAACGGAGGATAACATGACAACTTTAACTTTAGACCAACTTTCATACGTTTTAGAACGTAAATATAAAAATATTCGTATTGGGAGTGATGTGATTATTTCTTGTACGGTAACATTGGCACCAGATGGGAGACAATACATATATAATTCAGATGCCGCCATTGTTGAGTGGAGAATAACAAATATAGGACAGCCAACCGACGAACTCATTCATGATTTATGGAATAAATTGCAAGAACAGTATAATTCAAACCCGTATAGGGTTGATTCAGAATTATACAAGATTATAAATCCTGATACCCCGCTGGATGCAGTGGAGGAAGTAGCATTATGAAAAAATATCAATTGACAGGTGAATTAGAAACTGCATTAACTGCCTATGTGGATGATGTATTATCAAGACCTATTTTTTATATAAATCCGACACATGATTCAACTGAGTATGAATTTTCAAGGGTATTGTGTGACCCAACTGACCAAACTTATCCTGGTGTGAGCGACGAGTTTATATTGAATCATGATTTAAATTCTCTTAATTGGCGAAAATCTATACTTGATGTTAATGTAGTGTCTAAGTTAAGCGAAATATCATTCCCACCTGTTGCAATAACTAAACAACTAATGGAATATGTTGAGACAGTTACTGGATTAAAAGTACGTTCACCGAGTGGTAATTTTTTATACCCGAAGGGTGGATTTATGGGGTGGCACACTAATAGCAATGCACCGTGTTATCGGTTATATATTGCGTATTCACCTATTGAAAATGGGTCATATTTTAAATATATAAAGTCAGACGACGAAACAAAAACTATTGTAACGGATTGGGATAATAAAGGATGGACTGTTAGATTGTTTGAAATAACCAATTCTAGTTATTTCTGGCATTGTGTATATTCACCTAATGCTCCACGCATTAGTTTCGGGTTTAGGTTGGACTAATTTCAGAAATTAGTCGGATTAATACTAGGCAATATGCGAGTCATTAAATATTAATAGCAAGCCAGTTTTAGTGACGAACTGCATGTGAACTACAATAGATGGTTATACATTAGTTATAACATAAATGGATTTGGATTTTCGTAAAAGGATATGTAATGATAGGACAAGGATCTTTAATTATAGCATCGGACTATAATAGTATTCAAAAAAATGTTTCAGCGGTGTTGGGTTCTGGGGGAACGAACCCAACAACCAACTTACAGGATGAAACATTTGGATATGGACAAATATTGTCAAGTAGTCAAATTGCGGTGGATGCAACAATTACATATGACCATTGGAACAATTTACGAAATGATTTATTAAAAATAATACAACATCAAACAGGAACTTCAGAAGCAGCCAACGTACCATCATTTGTACAAGGTGATGTTGTAACTTCTAGTTTAATATCAGGATATGCCAGTTTTGCAAGCTCGTTATTTGCAAACAGAAATATCAATGCCCCATTGAGTCAATATAATACTGAAAGCTTAATCGCTGGTACTAGAACTACCGCTTGGAATGACAGTGTGATACATACCGTAACAATATCTGGGGCATCAAGTGGGGATGGTTCAGCTGCTAACCTTAGGTATTTTTTTAATGCTGGTGGTAAACTAAGAATATCTGCTGGAAGAACAGGCGGAACGACTACCTCGGAAAAAAACAGTTCGTGGACTACACATTTGTCTGAAATTGGTGATATATTATTTGACTACACCCATACTAGTTGTACCGGCGCCGGGACCGGTTCTAGTATAGGGTGGTTTGATCTAACTACATCGGATCAATTAGTATTTCAAAAAGTATTTAGCGGAACATATTCAGTAAATCGGTATTATGTATATGCTAGACGAAATACTGCGGCATCCCAATTAATTTTATCCATTTATTTTTCAGATTTATATTCAGCAAATCTTGATTTAAGTATGGACGGAACTTTGAGTAGTATAGTACGTCAAGATCGTCCATATGGGGTCAATGTAAATGTGGCTGCATTAACGGCAGTTCAATATGGATTCGAGACTACTGGTAATCAAAATGTCATATATTCTATTACCCCTAGTCAACTTTTGGTTGATGAAACGATTGATAATACTGTTACATTCACCACACAAATTAGTAGATTAGTTGACCCAAATGCCTTGATTTCGTGGGATATACATGGTGATTATATAACAGATACCGATTTTAAAGATACCAATGGTATGTCTGGAACATCCCAACTTTCTAATGGGATGTTTACTGTTACTAAAATATTAAAAGAAGATTTTGAAACAGAAGGTGATGAAACATTTTATCTTAGAATATTATCAGGTGGAATAGTACTGCACACTGGGCAGACAGGTGTGATGATATCAGATACCTCGATAACGCCAAATGCTGTCTATTCCATTACACCAAACGCGTATTCATATAACGAAGGCGATACTATAACAATAACCATAACATCAACATATGTCAACTCACAAAATAATGTGGTGTATTGGGAAATGATTGGGTCGGCCAGTCCAGGGTTTGGGTCAAGCGACATAACAACTACCATGTCAGGAACAGCAATATTGAGTACAACTACCAGGACTATTGTGACTGGCACTGGGACTTTCTATAATACAAAAACTACCTTTACAAAATTAATAACAAATGATTTTTTATCTGAAGGCAATGAATTTTTTAAATTACGCGTGTGGTCATCACAAGGTGGCACATTGTTGCATACCTCATCCGACGTAACTATCATTGATACATCAATGACTCCAATTAATGGTACAGCAATTTATGCTGGGGTTAATATTAATAACCAACGGTATATTACATTTGGGTTATTGGGAATTAACACTGCTGGAACATACACATATACCGTAACGACACAATCTGGTGATGCAACATTTGTTGGTGCATCAACTGGTACCTATACCATCGAGACGAATGGAATAACATCAACAGATTTGGCTATTAATTTTCCAAATTCCACCTCGGTTATTAGAGTTGTTATATCACGGTCAACTTATTCATCATTTGTACAAGATATTACTGTTCAAGCAAGGTCAGCACCTACTTATACTGTATTAATCAATGCGTCATCATCTGCAATTAATATAGCAGAAAGTAGAAATGTTACAATATCAGTGACAACAACGGATATTCAAAATCCATTATCGACTACATTATATTGGAAAATAAATAATGTGTCTGGGACAATAACTAGTAGTGATTTTAATCCAGGGGGATTGACTGGATCATTTACATTGTTAAATGACGGGACTTATTCATTTACAAAAACATTAATATTAGATACTATTTCTGAACCAAATGATAGTTTTAATATTCAATTATATGCTGATGCTGGTTATACTACTTTATTAGGCAACCCAAGTCCAACAGTATCTATCACCCAACCAAGTTATACTATAGTACCACGTTCTTCTTCAGTAGATGAGGGTAGTAGTGTGACCTTTGATGTTACAACTAATATTGTAGAGTCTTTATATTGGGATATCGTTGGTAGTAATTCACCAACAGATTTTTATAACGGTGTTACATCAGGTGGCCCGATAACTATAAGTTCAGCTGGCGTTGGTATTATTCCAATAACATTAATTAATGATTATACCACTAATTCAGGTAAATCATTTGAATTACGGTTAAAACTGTCGGATGGGTCGGTGGTTGGAACATCATCTACTGTTACAGTTTCTGATACTTCTAAAGATCCTGTTTATTCTTTATTATTCTCCCCATCCACTGGGATTAATGAAACCACTAGTAAAACTTTTACCGCAACTTTTCAAATATCTGCTGCGGCTGGGAGCACTACCAGTGGTAATCCAAATATTACAACCATGTACTTAAAAGCAAGTGGCACAGCTACCGCTGCTGATTATACAATTAGTGGTGGCCCACAACTAACTGGGGATATATTCTCAACGAATGGGGCATCATTCCAGATTAGTAATTCTATGGTGTGGACTGTGACTATTTTGACTGACAAGGTAACTGAATCAACCGTTGCCGAATCTATTATTTGGAATATAACACAAACGGCTGGTGGGATATCAAAAGCAACGGGAACTGTAAATATCACAGATACATCGTTAACCCCAACCTATCAATTATCCGGGGTAACCAACTACACCGGGAGTACTTCTACCTTAACTGAAAATAATTATACCGCAACATTCACTGTAAATACCACAGATGTAGATGATGGTACCACATTGTATTGGAAAGCAACCGGTAATAACATAACAGCCAATGACTTAATATACCAGGGGGTAAATACCACAACTGGTTCGTTTATTATTAACACTAATACTAAATCCTTTGTTATAACAGCGAACGCGGATGAGTTAACAGAGGGAGCAGAATCATTTACTGTACGAATATATACTGATGCTGTATGTACACAACAAGCTGGAACCGACAGTGTTACTATTTCTATTTTAGATACTTCATTAAATACATATGCGGTAAAACCACCAACTGGGGTTACTTCACTTAGTGAAGGAAGTAGCATTGATTTCACAGTTACTAGTAATAACACTACTACCGTTACTATATGGTGGAGTGTAGAAATGTTTGGTGGTCTAGTTGCAAGTGATTTCAGTACATCAACTTCTGGGTCATTTACGTGGGCAAACACTGCATATACAATACCAATTGGATTGAAGAATGACCACAAGACAGGTGGTGGAAAATCATTTAGGGTGCGATTGTCATTAGATAACAATGCGACGTATGTCAATAATTCATCTAGTATAACGGTAATTGACACCTCACAAGACCCAACATATATATTCACTGTTAATAATTCAATAGATGAAAACACTAATAATACATTAACATTGGTGACAACTGATGTTGATAATGGTACCTCACTTACCATGGTTGTTGGCGGAACTGCGACATATGGGACTGATTATACAATTTCTGGTTCCCCAACCTTGAGTGTATCTGGTAATAATTTGTCATTTACTAAATCTTCGATAATGTCGTGGACCATAGCCACTGCCAATGACCATTTATTAGAAACGAATCCTGAAACTATAACGTTATCTATTACTGATGCTACTGGTTCTGGTAAGGGGTCAAAGTCTATTAATTTGGTAGATACTTCACTGCCAGGAGTTTATACATTGGCATTCTCGGTATCAGGGGTTAGTGCTAACAACACCAATCAAAATGAACCATCAACCGTCACTGCAACGTTGGTTATGACCAATGTTGATGTTAATAGTACAAGATACATTTACATATCTGGTACAGCAACGTATGGAACTGACTATACAGTAAGTGGGGGTGCATTGACATCACTTGGAGGTGGTATTTATTCATTTGTTGTAACTTCATTAACAATGACTTGGACTATTCAGATAGTACAGGATTATTTTACTGATGGGGCTATTGAAAATATTACATGGGCTATTCGGGAAACCACAGCGGGACTTGATAAATCAACCCAAACGGTCAACATTAATGATTCATCACAAAATCCAACATATCAATTATCAATTGCATCGTCAGTAAATGAAGGGTCTAGTACAACACTTACCTTTACATCAACTGATGTTGCTGATAATACAACCTTGTATTTGTATTTTAGTGGTACAGCAACCTATAACACAGATTATACAGTAAGCGGTGGGGCAACCTTGGCTGCTACTGGTAATAGTAATGAATATTCATTTGTTAAATCTGGGACGTCTCAGACGTGGAATGTTACCACATTGAGTGATACAAATGATTTATCGAATGAAACAGTAAATTTTACTATTAGGGCAGTGTCTGGGGGTGTATCAAAACATACAGTAGAAACTACTATTATTGATAAAACCCCGACATATACATTAAATGTTCTAACAGACCATCCTAGTATACCAGGTATAATAAGTGAAGGGCAGTATACAATATCAATATATGTTGCTGGTAGTAATATCACGACTAGTACAACTATTTATTGGGAAGCCCAGGGTACAGCTGGTAATACTGCGGATATATATGTATATTCAGCATCTGGTAATCCGCCTGAAACATCCCCACCAAATGGCTCTATTACACTGGCAGCAGGTGGTACACAAACTAACATACCACAACTACGTGCTAAAGCTGATTTATTGACTGAAGGTGCAGAAACATTGTCTATCGCACTGTTTAAAGATAGCGCAAGAACAATTGCATTGCCGAATGTTACTGTTACCAATTCAGTCGTTGCGATATCGGATACTTCGACCACGCCTATACCAACATTTGACGTTGGTCCAACTACTGCTCAATCATTATATCAAAATAATTCTTATTCGCATACGGTAACGACTGCTAATTATGCGGGGGGTACGTTGTATTGGAAGTTAACTGGTACCATACCATCATCGTTGGTTTCGGTTACTAGTGGGACAGTTACGATTGGTGCTAGTGGAACAAATACAATTACTGTTTCAAATTCGAGTACTGCAGTGTATACAACTTATGCATCCCCATATAATATAGAATTATATTCGAGTGCATCCGATAGAACTAACTCAGTTAATAGGTTAGCGGTATCCCCTGCGACGGTGACTGTTTATAATAATATAGTACCAACCCCATCTGTCTCTGTGCCATCAACTGTTACCCAAGCACCATTCATGTTTAATCTGACAGTTACAAATGGCCCATCATTGGGGTCGGCGACGTTGAAGGTAACACGCCCATCTGGAATTGTCGACACAAAAGGCACTGCCTCGCTTGATTCGGCTGGATCCTGGACTACTGAAAGCGTGTATTTTAGTGAACTAGGTACGCATACTGCAACAGTGACATATGCATTTGCATCAACTGACCCACATTATAATAATGTAACTATACCACAAACATCCCAATCGATAACATCAGTTCTGCCAACATTGCTTGCGAATACAACATCTATTAAAGAAGGACAATCTGTACAGTTTGAATTTTCTGCGCCTGGTGCGAATAATACACAATCATCGACGTCATTAAATGCAACATCTATTTCCGGGGGAACTTATGTGCCGTCGAGTACCGATTTTGTCGGCGGTATGCCAACCACTATTACTTTGACGGGTGGTACCGGGAGTATTTCAAAAACGTGGGCGGCTAATGCAAGCTATGCTGGATCACGGAGTTGGCGTGGGACTGCAGTAAGTTCAGCCACTATTAATGGTGTTGTGTATACATCAACAGTATATAGCGGCAATATTGTAACAACAGATGCTGAACCATTTTATTCATTATCACTTTATCCAAATACTAGTATTAATGAAGGAGATTCCTTTTCTCTTACATTAACTACTGAAAATTTGCCAGTTAATAAAACGATTTATTGGTCACAAACTGGGACGGCAACTGCCGCAGATTTCGATACCGGGACAGCTGCTATGTCTGGGTCATTTATTATGAGTCAGCAAGATTCCCCAAAATTAGCATTAACTATTATTGCGGCTGCCGATTATTTATCTGAATCTACTGAAACAGTTAAGTATACTATCTATTCTGATAGTGCAAGAACGACCACGCTTGCTAGTTCCAACACAGTTAATCTGGTAGATGTTTATGGAACACCAACTATTACCATGCCGAGTTCCGCACAAGCTGGTAATCAAATAACTATATCATTTGCGAGCGCTCCTAGCAATGGAACGGTGTCATATGACAACACGATTATCAACAATACTGCTGGTGGTGTGTCGTCCCCTATAAGCATTGGTGCAACGGGGTCGGGGTCTTGGACTACTGGAGGACTCCCCCAAAGTGCAATTGGGTCAAACACTATTACTTTTACATTTAAAAAATCGAATGGAACGGCTGTTGCTGTTATTACGAAAACATTAACGGTCACTGCCCCGGTCCCAGTGGTAACGTTATCCCAAACAACATTACACGTTGGCAACGCGCTATCCTGGACGGTGACTTCTGGATTGGCTAATGCGACATACACTGTTTCATATATACATCCAGTTAGTAGTGTAAGTAGTGTCTTTGGTCCGTATACCCTAACTGTTGATGGGGGTGATTATCGGAATACCAACTCGCCCTTTAAAACGGACGATGCTGGCTCCTATTCCGCGGTATTTACATTTACAGGAATATCCATAACACGCACATTTACTGTAGCAACCCCACCAAGTGGTGATCTGTTTATATCATCATTACCAGGCTTTTCGTATGGCAGTGTCCAAACATGGAATATTCCTCAAGGTATTATGCGGGTTCTTATTGATGCTTATGGCGGCGGCGGCGCAGGGAGCGGCGGGTGGAGGTCATCTACTTACGCTAGATCTGGTGGTGGCGGTGGTGCCGGAGGAGTTGCGTCTGCCGACTTAAGAGTCGATGGAACATTATCTCCTTCGTATCTGAGTAGCCGTGCAAACGCATATCTTAATGCGGGGGGGTCGGCATCGGTGTGGACCCCCGAGGGCCCTATGCTCGACATCTTTGCATCTGGTGGTAACGCCGGAGGGTCGACAAGCTCGAACACTACTGGGACGGGCGGCACAGGCGGCAACGGATTCTTCGACTCGGTGGTAAATACGTCCGCCACTGTTACGACTACCGTCGGTAATAATGGTCTCAGTGGTGTATATAGTAATACGACGACAGCACCAGGTGGAACCGGTGCTTCCACTGCTATATCCGTAGGCGGGGCAGGAGGTAGCGGAACGGCTCTTAATGGAGGTCACGGCGGAACACCTGGTGCGGGTGGTGGCGGTGGTGGCGCCATCAAGTCAACTTCCGTTGCCGCTGGTGCTGGTGGTGCCGGTGGGCAAGCAGACGTTCGTATCCGATATAGTCCAGCCATAAATAGAGGAGGTGGGTGGTAAAAAATGGCAGGGACAATCCCTGCCATTTTTCATTATTTTCGTTTGAAGACACTAAAAAAGATTTTTTAGTTGGTGTTTCAACTGCTATGTTGATAGTGTTTGCAGGCGGGAGCGGGGGTTCTGGTTTTTATACACAAACTCTTCAGTCAATGGAAAAATTGCGGCGATTGCTTTTGCGCAAGCTAATGCGATTTCCCTATTTTCTTTTTGTGTAGTAATATCGGTTCTAATTTGAATAAAATGGATCCACGAACGAATAGTGCCATTCATATATAACCGACTCTCTGTTAATCCTTCTGGAAGAACAGCTCTTGCTTGTTCTTTTGCAATGTCATTTGAAATAGCCCACTGATATGCATCGTGCGCTGCTTTAATAACATTTTGTTGTTTTTCAACCCATAGTTGGGATAGTTCACGATGTTCAGGATTAGATAAATCCAACTCAATTGAGTTTTGTCTATTGGCGGTATCTTGAAATCTAGCATCCCGTGTTAAAAAATTAAATTCTTGTATTGGATCTGCATACCGTTGACTAAATTCTTGGAAACTAAAGCTTCGATGGCGCAATATTTGTCTAGCAATATCACGTGTTGTGTTTATTTCTAAGCATGCATTCACCATTTCCAACGGTGACCAGTGTGAATGGTTAATTAAGTATTTTATTAATTTTTCACTTGTTTCTGTATTGAACTGATTTGTTGGATTGCTGACTCTAGCGCAGAACGCAATTAAATCTTGCGCATTTACAATTCCATCTGTTTTAAATTCATCTGTTGGTTGTGAATATGATACTAGTTTTACTGTCATAATTTTATTCTCTGTAACATCCGTTTAATAGATTTTTCAACGGTTTTTCTTATTTTAGTTGTGTCAAGTTTTACATCAACCGTTTCAATGTATTCGTTGTATGATGAAAAAATTTCAGCTAATCCTTCTTGAAATGCTTTTATTTTGACGCGATTATATTCCGATGCTATTTCTATTTCCCAAGTCCTGCCGTCTATGAAGGTTATTACTACTGCATCTACATAGTTGACGGGTAACACATTGAGCGTTACCTCGCCAAAAATTGCAGGCCATACATCAATGACTTCGTCGGGTAATTGTATCCCGAAATTTTTCATACTGATGCTTTTGATTTTTTAACAGTAGGTACCAGTTCTTCCGCCAGTCTTCTAAATTGGGCTGCTTCTTTCGCTAATTTATCAGCTTGTGAGCGATAAAATTTTGCCGCACCGGTGGGGTCCATAACCGGGTCTACACTTGCCGTTGTAGTGTTGGAGTTGTCCACATTTGGGGAATCTACTTGGACGGTAGGGTCTTTATCAACGGATTGTTCTGGTGTTTCCGAGTTGTTGTTTGTATCAGATTTGATAGAAAGTTCATCAACTGGTATACCCATATTATCAGCAATAATTTGATTTAGTTCTGCTAATAAAATAGCAGTCGCGTTGGTTGGAACCATTTCTATTTGGTTTGTCAACATTTTAATTAGCCTGCCTTGCGCATGTAGCGCAGGAAGCATTCGACTCCCATCTGGGAATTGGGTGCGGTCCAGTGCTTCTGCAAATTCATGTGCAGTTTGTCCAGCATTGCTTTCGACCAGGTTGATTATCGCATCATGATAGCTATCAGGTAGGCTTTCAGTTGGTATGATTAAGCAACTATACGCATCCCCCGGAAGTGTACGATACGCGACAAGGCACCGTTTACCGGTACCAATTACCCGACCAACGTGTTTTAATGCGTTCATTAGTTTGCTCCAGCATTGGCTTCTGCTTGTTTAGCAACTTGCTCTAGGAAGGTTGACAATTTGTTATAAACTTTACCCACTGCTTCCAATTCATTTGCTTTGAATGCACCACGTGTACTAGAAATATCAATAATAGTTTTTAATGAATTTAAATCATTGATCGTAAGGTCTGCTGATTCTTGTTGAACTTGCTCTTGTGTTGTATTTTCTTGTGTATCTGACATTGTTATCTCCTTATAACGTTAAATTATATTATTACTTATCTCATATTTAAATGAGGACAAGCAATTGTGAAAAAGGTAATTTCTTTTTCACTTTCAAATCCAATACGTGTATTATACACGATGGTATTTGTATTGTCAAGCATTATTCCTTGACCGATATAATATCGCCCATTTAAATTATAATAAATCCATTCATTTAACAGAATAATTTGTGATGGGTTATATTTGTTAATAATAAAATAATTGAAATGCGGTGGTGCAAAATTCACTCTCCGCATTTCAAAAAAATTTAATGGATTTGGGTGACCGTTTTTAATCGCCATTATACAACTGAATCTGAAAATTCGTAATATACAGTAGTGCCAAACGGTGCTTCTATGGTGGTAGTACCATGTGCCACAAACAAAGTTGGACAATAATTTTCATCACCCCATGAACCACATGGATACATATCAGTGAACATAACGAATAATTTAGGAACGATGTCGTGTTCTTTCATATACCCCCAGTTAACATCGAAATTGGTGCCACCACCCCCCATCGGTTGGTATTGGTCAAAGTCGTCGATGTTAAATCCATCGTAGTCAGCTTCGTTGTATACTTGGGTATCAAAACAGAATACTTTGATATTGAAATTTTGATATTGTTGCATAATACCTTTAATTTCACTTAAAAAGTCTTTTGCTTGAGCATCACCGATAGAACCAGACATATCTATTGCGACAACAATATCAATGGTATCTAACAGATTTTGCCCTGGGAGGACAGCCGATAAATGCCAAGATTTTTTGTTTGGTTTCATCCAACTAAAATCGTCTTTGATAGTACTTTGGATTTGTTGTTGGAGAATTTCACGCCAATTCATTTTTGGTTCTGTTAATGCCTGAATTAATCGTTGGACTAACCCTGGGGTATTTCCAGCACCCGCAGCTTGTGCTGCGGTCATTACGGCTTCGCGGACTTCATCCCTGATGCTCCGCAGTTCTTCTTGTGAATACCGTGGCCGACCATCATCGGGATCATCAGTACTGGACTCCCAATCAAAGTGTTGGTCTAACAAGTCCCCTAATTGATCAAGCATGTCATCATTATGCTCTTTTAAAATGTCATATATTTCTTCAGCACCCATTCCATAATATTGTGTGTCATGCAATATATTAATACCCGGTATTTGGTAGTCACCAATATTATCACGAATGATTTGCCCGTTTACACAATAATCTGCTGCCCAATTGAAGATTTTTGGTATACGGGATTCGCGTCTCCCCATGTGGTCAAATGCATTATGGAGGATTTCATGTGCCAGAACAAATTGAATTTGTGCAATAGTAAGTGGTGCAAAAAATTCTTTATTAAAGAAAATATGTCTTCCTTCAGTGGCGGCAGTTTTGCACCACTCACCACCTTCTTTGATAATTAATCGGGTTGCCAAATTCCCAAAAAATGGATGTTTTAACAATAATCCAACTCGAGCGATAACAATGTTATCAATGACTTTATCTAATACTGGGTCGTTTGACATTTTATTTCCTGGTATGTAAAAACTATATTATAGCAAAATGTTAATTCGGCGGCAACATAGAAAGATAAATGGAAGCATCATTTCTGTATACTCCCATACATGATGGTTCTTATTACGTTAGAACACGGGTTCCGTGTTCTAACACACAATTATGAAGTTGCTGCTGCAATGTATTTCCCATATTTTTTATGAAAATCCATAAAGCAATTAATTTGGTCAACATCGAATGGAAGTCTGTACGTAGTCAATGCTATTTTTGTACCCATGATAACCAATTCAGTTTCAAAGTTGTCCATCATAAATTGGAAAAAGAAGTTAACTTGCTTGTTCCAATCAGCATCTTTCCGGTCAGCACCATCTTTTAATTCATAGCACAACCCAACTGTTAGTGAATACATTGCAGAGATTTCTTTATTATCTAGTGTAGTAACCTTGCCTTTTAAAATATCACTTGGGTTAGGCAGTTTTCCTGATAATTTTTGATAAGCACCAAATTTCAATGCAGTCCCTTCGCCAACAGAACCAGCCATCAAATTCATCAATGTTTCGTCGTCGCAATCATTTTCAGTCAGCAAATTACTAACAAACGACCATGAACGTGGTGTTGCAAATGCATTAGAGCTTGATTTTGGATCAAAGTTGTACAAATCACCCTTAGACCAGTTCAAGAATCCAACAACATCTTTGTTAATTTTATTTTCGGTTGCCCAAATAAACCAGTCATCAAATTTTGATTCCATTTCCAAGTGAATAAACCGATTTTTCAGTGGTGCTGGCATGCGATATGTAACACCTTTATCGCCATCACGATTACCAGCGGCAACAAGAACAACATTATCTGGCAAGATGTAGGTACCAACTTTGCGATTCAGCACTAGTTGATATGCTGCCGCTTGCACACTAGGTGATGCAGAATTCATTTCATCCAAGAATAAAATAATACGTTCATATTGTTCTGCTGTTTTCATACCCGGTAATTCAGCGGGTGGAGCCCATTTCATAGTGCCAGATGATTCGTCATAGAACGGAACACCTTTGATATCAGTAGGATCCCACAATGAAAGACGCACGTCGATTACTAAATCATTGGTCCCTTCATCGCCAATTTGTTTAATAAGATCTGATTTACCGATTCCAGGGGGTCCCCACAAAAAGATTGGTTGTTTTACTTTCAACGCCTTGATTATGGCTTTTTTTGCGCTGTTTGGCCCTGCTTTACGAATATCACTCATTGTATATTTCTCGTTTGATTGTGGTAAAAATGGTTAATTACGGGTATATTATATATAGTTTTTGTGTGACTGTCAATTATTTTTATTTCTAGCATTAAGAGCTTTTATCATACCATATTTTCTAATGTCATCAGAAAATAAATGTAATTCAAAACTCTTCATTTCAGAAAAAACCGTAATACTTTGATTTGTTAAATAAAACGGTGAATCAATAAATCGAGATAAGTATACCAACGTTTGTGGACTCTTGTCAATACTTTCTGTAAATGGGATGGTATATGCTTTGACCTCGAGTATTTTTGTTAAAAACTCATGACCATCATTGGTTAATCTATATGAGGTTGCACGATTAGTAACCCACCATTTTCTGGAGTAAAACCGAACATTGACATCATCAGTACTAACGTTCCATTGCGTTAAAAATATTTTTGTTAATGTGTCCCGTTCGATCATCGCATTACAGTACCAGCCATAAGTTTTACAACCGTAAAATCGTTGCACTTGAATTGGTGATTCAATTTTTCAGCCAAGTTGTATGCATGACCTGGGTTTGAAAAACTTGTTTTTTTATATTTTGGACCCGGACGACTTACTAACGTATTGAAACTTTTTAAATTAAATGCTTCATTTTTGTAAAAAACTGCCCAAATTGCATCTGCCGCTAATACTTGGACAATGTTGTATGATTTTTTATTAATACTTTCTAATAATACATGTGGTTTTGGTCTGGCCATACAATCTCCATTAACTACATGTATTTAGCTTATTTGCTGTCCCCGAATTCACCACCATCCATTGATACAGAAATAACTTCGGTGTCTGATGATTTTTTAAACTCGTTCAGCATTGTTTCAAAATCTTTATTTATTTTATCTAGCATTTCGGTTAATGCTAGATTTAATAACCTTGCCTGTTGTATTGACAATTTAACTTCTTTTTGTTGACCAAGTTCTGCGGCTCGCAGTAGTTGTATAAACTGTGTTACTGGTGAAAGATTTATTTGATGGTGCATTTAAAGTTACTCGCGTCTTTTTTTGAATAAAATGGCCCATGACTTTCGTATTTTTCAACGGTGACTAGTTTTGGACAATCTAAAATAACCCAATTTTTAAATTTGACCAGGAACCACCCAGCACAATGAAAACACGTACTATGTGGCTGTTTTGTATACAATGAGAGTTTTTTTCGTATATCATACATTGCATTATATGCAATGGATTTTGTTAAAAATCCATTGCATTCATATATGGTAGATGGTTTAATATTTAATTTATCGTTGAACAGAAAAAAATCATTTCCAAAGAATTGATTAAGTTCATCTTGCTTACTAAACCATACACTGGCACCGTGATTGCAAAACATGAATTTATTGTTTTCTTGTTTTTGAAGGGTGCCAACTTTCTCGCCATTTTTTTCTATGATCCATAATTTATCAGTGACGATAGGTTTAGCATAAATTTCACTCATGTAAACTCTCCAAATAAATCATATTCATAACTTCAGTCAACGATACTGGGATTGCATCTTGGTAATGCTTGACATTATTTCTAAATTTATAGTCAGACAACTGGTGTTCATTATATCTAGTAATTACGTCGATTTTATATTGTTCGCTATATTTGTTAGATTTGCATTTACATAAAATACCATCTTTAGGTATATTTTTAAACCATTCCATTGGTTATACCTTTAAATTAGTTGGCTATTAATACGGCAATTGCAGATACAAAAATTGCCATTGCCGTATCTCCAGTTGTTTCAGTTTTCATCATAATTTTATATGCAACATCAATCGCATTTTTATATTTTGATTGATACAATGTAATTGTAATATTATGCTTTTTATGATACATAGCACGCGAAAAACTTTTAAAAAGATGTTCATCGGGAAACCCAGTTTGCTCGACAAATCCAATTCGGATAAGTTTTGCATAAAGGTCTGTCGTATCTTCAATAAAAATATTTTGATTAAATGTAATATTTTCAACTTCTAATGAATTGGCAAATACTTCCCCGTGGTCATAGTTTCGCCAAGCCCATGCTTTTGCTAATTTATGATTTTCGTATTTTCCTCTGATATTTAATTTATCAAGAAAAGACGGAACAGTTGATAATTGATGTTTATGTCCAGGTTTTTTATCTCGTGTACCAGATGCAATTTCATTTGTAATGATATCGGTCATATTAAATTTCCTATAAAGTTGAAATAAGTATTATTTAAAAAACAAGGATATTGTAACACACATTGTACAATGTGTCAAGTAATATTATTTTATTAAAATAAGGTCAAAAAACATATCAGTTATCTTAGTATCATATTCGTAATTATCAACATAATCACCATCATATTGAATACTTGCGAATATTACCCATCCGTCAATATTACTGTATTCAAATTTTAATTGTGATGGGATAAATTCACTTAATGAAGTAAACGTACCACCAAAAAATAAACCTTTTTCAGTTGACTGCCCTTTGAAAACAGCGTCTAAATCAATGAGGCCATGAATATACTGTTCTGCTATTTTTTCACATTCAATGTTATTGGTTGTTAAGTAGTCAATGTCCAACGGCGCAGTCCACACTTTATCACCCATTTCATCGTAAACTGTGATGGTACTTAACGCATCCATTGTTGCGCCATTTTCATGTGCAATATTATCACATTCTTCCCATACACCATTCTTGATAATCAAATATTCTGCTGGGATTTCTAACTCATTATGGGCGTCATCAACCATCTCAGTGATGTCAATTTCATATTTGTCAAGATAATCGTATGCTGCCCGATTAACCTTGCCTACAACAATTTCACCGCCATTGCCGCTAATTTCAATTTTGTATGTTCGTGATGTTAATAGGGATGTCATATTAAGATCGTGGTAATGAATCTACATTTTTGATGATTTCAAATACTTCATCCAATGAAGACACGATAATTTTGGATACTACCCATTCATCATCCGCGTCCCGACCGCTTACTTCAATCATGTATCCATTATCATATTTGTATAATGTTAATGATTCTTCTACTTTTGTCAATTTGTCACTTGGTACTGTTATTTTCATTGTTATTCCCCTGTATATTTTGCTTGTAACGGTTCAGCGAATTGCTGAATGTTATCCATCATTCGTTTCATATCAAACGATTGACAAAATTTTAACATACGAATACCAACTTGTGAAATATCTTTTGGTATAGCATTCGTGTTAATTGTTTCTTTGATTATTTCTTTTATCTCATCTGGTTGGTATGATAAATCAATTAATCGTCTATTTCTTTCATAATCATCTAAAACTCGATGTTCGTCGTCATTGTGGTCAACCCATCGTTGCAACATTAAGTTATTCCACGCATACCCTTTATTATGTTTGTCAGCAAATGCTTCGGTTAATCCAACCTTGGTTTTTGTGCCTTTTGTTCGAACACCTGGATATGCGGAAAACACATTATCACTTTTATCACCGCGTATGCATTTTTCAAAAAGCATCCATTCTGGATTAATTGGCATTTTTATTTTACCAGTCTTTTTATCGTTAATTGGCTTTCCTTTTGCATCAAAATACCCAATATTAGTTATATGAATATCATCAACACCGTTGTATTGACTGACATTTTCACTAATTAATTGTTGAAAATCACTATCAGTACTAATGATAACGTGGGTTGATGTAGGGTGTTGTTGAATGAAGCCAGCAATTAAATCATCTGCCTCTAGTAATGGGTGTTGTAAGACGGTACAATTAGTTTTTTCAATCAGAAATGAGTTAAATTGGGCATATGCTTCCCAGAACAATTCTTCTTCTTCTTTCTCTTTTACGGTCATTGCTGCTCTTAATACGTCCCGGTTTCGTTTGTATGGGTCATAAAAATCTTTTCGCCAGCTCCGTCCTTCCAAACACACCACTACGTGGTTTCCATTGAAATCTTGCCAACATTTACGGATTGCATTAAGTGTAATATGCAAAGACATTCCAAGTTTTAATTCAGCACTGCCTTGGATCGCATGTTTAGCACGGTGAAACAAATTTGACAAGTCAATTATTATATAAGTCATTATTTTACCTCGGCTTTTCCACCGGTGAGTTTAGTAACATTTATATATCCAGCTGTTCTATCATTCATGTCGATACCTTCTTCAGCAGCCGCGTTGATACAAATATCTCTGAACCATCTATCTACAATTTCTTCATCTGGGTCACCATTGTACCCGTATCCTTCTTTTTTAAGTTCAGCAATGAAGAATTCATTCCAATCTAGTTCATAAAAACCATTTCTAATATTGTGTTGATTTACTTTGAAGCCAATAACATCAACCCAAGGTTCTTTTCGTTTAGTTGCAATTTCCTTTGGCGATAAATTACTACTTTCCTTTTTGTCTTTTCGTTTTTCAGCGGCTTCTTTTCGTTTTTGTTTTTTAACAGCCAATTGTTCTTTGACCATCTCTGCTTCTCTTTTCTTGGCTTCTTTATTGGTAATACCAATAATATCTTTAAAAAATTTCTTAATCATTATTTTTCTCACATTCACATCGAGTTTTACATTGGTCACACTTAGACAATGCATTTTTAGAACATACTATAATTACGAGGCAACCGACCCCCCAAATATACAAATAATCCTACACACAGTTCAATAATTCTAATTAAAATATCCATTAGCACCCATCTTGCGCGTCAGTTTCATATTTTTCTTTATTTTTACTTTTTAATTGGTTTAAATTTTCAATTGATTGCATTATGGTATTTGCATAATTCAGTGCTTGCTGTTCACTCATTATAGTTGATTCGTAATGAGTGATATAGCCATAGACCCAAACTTCCCAAGAAGTAATAACTCGATGGTATATGCTATTTAAAAATCGTCTAGTGCAATAATCAATGGACCACAATGTACTATTGTTAAAATTACTGGTTTCTTTAAATGGGGTCTTCCAGTAGGAAGATTTCGTTGTGAATTCAGTATTAAGAGTGATCTCATATGAATCCACTTCGAGTTCAACAGAAAACCTAATCATATCATCTGGATTTCCACATTGACATGCGACCGCATAATAGATTGAATCACCAAAGTCATTCGTTTTCATTATACCAGCAGCTGGTATTTCTGCTGTTAATTTAGTCATTGGGTGTCCTGCTGGGATTGATCAAGTAATTTAAGTTCATCTTTTAAATAATCACGGTATTCAGATAAGATAGAAAGTTTTTTATCACTTGATGAGTTGTTGCGCAAATTTTCCAAGTCAGTTTCGACCATGCAGATTTTATCTTTAATTTCTTGTCTTGATAAGCTCATAGCTGAATCTCAAATATTTTATCAAAATTATCTGCATTAAATGTAATAGATGTTGCTATATTTTCAAAATCATCAATGGTCAGTTTACTTAACATTTTTTTTACATTATCTAATTCAGCAATTGTTCCGGTGTAATTTTCAATGCAGCTTTCTGATAGTATGACGGTTGGTTTCATGATGATTCCTTAATATTTTCCCAAGTGGTGTGTGATTCGAGTGTTGCAATGTATTCTTTCCAAAGCTTGTTGAGCTTATCATATTTTCCTTCCATTATAATATTTCTTGATGGAATATGCAACATTTTTTCTATTCTTTTTAATCGGTCATCAATATTTTCGCCATTCATCATCAATTCACCGTGTATATGTACTGTATTGGTGGTTGGAAGTGTACTACTAAGTATAGCGTTTGTTGAATCAGCCACATTTTGATTCATAACATATGGGACAGGTATTGTCATTGTGATTCTCTCTTGGTACTTTCCCAATCACTTTCGCATAATTTATACACAATTTTTAAATTTTCAAATGCGTTGTCTAATGTTGGATATTCGTTGCGCATATTTGTAAAATCATCCCACTCTGGAAATCCAGATATAAAGGGAGTTGGTTGCGGTGTAAATAACCAGCTAGTATCAATACTCGAATACGAGCTAGTGGTAAATATCGGTGTTGGTGAGTAATTGGTCATTGTTGAAGACACTGGTGATACGGTGTTTACGGCTGAGATTATCGTATCTGAATAAAAAGATGGTACTGAATAATCATATATATTAAGATCTGACGAAGTAATTGTGATGGTATCAGTTGTATCAGCGCCATCCGATGGTAAAGTAATCGTTATGGTATCATTCATTGTGTTCTTCCTTGAATAAACAGGTGGTGATAAATCACCACCGTATTAACTACTTTTTAATAAATTTTGATTTATTTTTATCCCATGGGCGATTTCCCTGATATGGTTTTTTTGGGCGTTTACTTGCCAAAAACGCACCATATGATTTTGAATCTTTGCGATATAACTCAGCAGGATCAAATTTTCTGAGTTCGAATCTACAAAAATCGTGAAATGCTTCTAGGTCTTCAAAAAGTTTCACGATGTCTGGGCGTGATTCAAAATATGAGAATGTTTTGTAGTTTTTAGCCATTATATCTTCCTTGTATAATAATGTTATTAAAAATGCTATCGAGTAGCGGTTATGAAATGGCAGTGTACGGACTACCGCCATTAGAATTTATGCGAGTGCTGTCTAGCCACATTCTCTGTCCGGGTACCAGTGTCGAGTTTGGTCATCCGTTGTTGTTTGCCTGTTCCAATTGTTTAATGGAATATTCTAAATACTCCATTTTGAGATGCAGTTCTCGTTCCACCGTGGCAATCCGGTTAATTAATCCACGGAATGGACCAATGGATTCTTTATCTTCTGTGTGTGCAATCGCAGTTACTATCATTCAGTTATTGAAGCACGTTTTTACCGCTGGATTATCAGAAAATTTATTGCAGTATCAAAAATATCAACCAATTTATTCAAATCAAATTCATCGCCCATTTATTTATCCTCAGTTATGTGATGGGAATGTGTAATTGTAAACAGCCAACCCACTGTCAACGGTGACTTGAACCGCCCCTACATCAATGATTTTTATGGTTTTATCACCAACTAGGTTCAATACACTTAAAAATTCGGTGATAGGAATGGAAATATTATTTTTTAATTTACCAGATACATTTTGGTGGAACATAAAACTTCCACTGTGTGTTATTTGATCACCGAAGTTAACCATTAAATTCCCATCCTTCGTTGAAAATTTAAAGAATGTTTCATTTGTATGTGCGGATGCTTGGTATTTGAACCGTTGGATATTTGCTTGAATAGGTTCAAATGTAATATCCCATTTTGAAATATTATGCCCTGCAGTTTTGATTTTTAAATCAACTATTTCTTTTGACATAAATCTATAATCATTTGAATAATCACCAGCAGAATTTTCAAAATGAATACCATTTATTATTGTGACATTATCTTTAATAATGGTGGTAAATGTTATATTTGCATCTTTTTTGTATTCGGGACACTTGAGGTGTAGATCTAAAATATTTAAATTAGCCAACCCGTATTCACCGTTCAAATTGGGAACTGGGGTATTGGTAACTGCATCAAAAATCAATGATAAATCTTCGGAAATTGATTCTATTTTTGTTTGGGATTCGGACGATGTAATTTTGATAATTGGTAGAACCCCGATTGCATGTGTATGCGAGATCACATCTTGTAAAAAATCTTTCATGTAAATCCTTTAGTTTTAATATAGTATACTATAAATTATTTAAATTGTCAATTAATTATTTGAAGAAAAACAATTTACTGAAGGTAGTTTTTTCATTGGTACTTTGTAAATCTAAGTTAAGAACACCAATCAAGTTTTCTACCTTTTTGTCAATTATGGTAGCTTCCATTTCATCGTGGTCAAACGGCAAATCTTTAAACCACTGCGGCAATCTTAATTCATCTACTGGATATGCTACACTTGTGAAACCCAATGGATTTGGTTTTAATTTGCACACAATTACTTTTGCACCATCTGTAATATTCATGGAATATTTGTCATTAAAAATTCTTTTCAAGGTATTCCAATTTATACTGGCTCTAACATGGCCTGGTAAATTAGATTTTCCATGTTTTTCTTCTAATTTTTGATATTTAGTTATATTATTAGCACGTTTAGGTGATCCTTTTTCCCACCCATCCAATGCTTTGAAACTAGATCTAAAATTTTTAATTGTATCTAATACCTCGGATTCTGGTACCCCATCTAATACCATTTCAAGGACGTCACTTAAAAATGTTTGCATGTATTCTGGGGTATCTGATCTCTTTAAATCCAACCCCATTGCTTTGATTTCACCAGGTTTACCATTGGTGTCTTTTCGTTTACCTTCTTTATCATATACTAACACTGCATACCGTTTTTTGGTAATAAATAATCCCTTAACCCCAACGATTTCACGCCCTGCTTTGATAACTTCACCCCGTGATGCAGGGCAGTTAAATGCATCTAGCATAAATCGTTGAAAGGTACCATTTACCAGGTTTCCTATTCCATCGTAGAATGCAGATATATCTTCTTTACTCCACGGAATAGTCCCATTGTCAATATCAGTTTTTAACGTAGAATATGCTGAGAAATAACAGGAATTATGAATTAAAATATTATTCCCAAAAAACCAAGGATGTGCTTCATTTTTCATCCCAATGTCATATACGTATTCATCATCAAAATTGCCTAGATGTTTAATTGATTTGATTTTTAGTTTTGTTATTGCCATTATTCCACCAATCTTTTATATTTTCTATTATACTATTTTTATTTTTATTCCAATCAGATTCCCAAATAACATATACATCGAATCCTTGACGGATAGCACTATTTCTCTTATCGAATTATCAATTAAGACATATTAATATATCAGTATCTAAAATATCCCGTGGTTTTATTTCTATCAACTTACCATTACGCTCAACCATTATTGAATGATCACCAGTCACTACTATTTTGTGACCAAGTTCATCTTCTATCTCCCAGCGTTCTTTTGAAACTTTATGACGATAGATGTAATTTACATTTCCATAATATGATTGATTAGTAGAATCATCATATGAAACCACTTGTAAGTCCATATGAGAAGAGTATTCCTTAACACCATGTTCCGTCTGTTCATTACTAAACATTTGACCAGCATTGAATAGCTGTTCAATGGTCAAATCTCCCCAATTACTTCTAATAATAGTATCAGCAGAACAACTATCAGTATTATGAACTAAACATTCATTCGCAAAAAACATATGGTTATCACCATTGATGCTTATATCATAAACATAATCAGTAATTGAACCTTTACAGACAATTTGTTTATATTGTACTAATTCTACTTCTTTCATATCATTTGATAAGCATATAAACAGATCTGATTCAGATATGTCAGTAGGTTTTAATTCAATCATACTATTATTTCTAATAACCATTATACTATGATCTTGTGTTACAGTAATTTGTTTATCATTCTCTAATGTTATTTCATACAAATCTTTGGTTGTATAATGCCTCATTACATAATGAATATTACACATTTCTGGTGAATTAGTAAACCCCATTACTGTTATATCGTCGTTGTTACCATATTCTTTTGATCCTGATGTGTAGTTGTTATTACACCGATTAAATAACTCCTCGATAGTAATTCTACCTTGGTTGGATATAATCATTGAATCACCAGTTACACTATCACCATATATAATAGATTTCCCAACATGATTATATTCACCAGTAATAATTTTATTCACTTCTGCTGCCATATGTTTGGCAATTTGTCTACCAGTTAGTGTAGTTGATTGACCAATTCGCTTATCAAAAAACCGACAGCCTTGATTAAGAATAGCACCGTATAAACTATTCAAATTAATTTTTTTGACTAGTTGTCGTTTATCCCAGTATTCTTCTTGTTCTTTGTCGCCTGAAGTAATGGCTTCTTTTAATTTTTTCTGCATCTCTTTACGTTCAGAATACCATCGTTTCAATAATCCTGGTATGATACCTTCCCGTTCATGTGTAAAAATAGTGCCATTAGCACTCAGCATCCATGGTTGGTTTGACTCATAAATTAATTTATAAATATTAGCTGCACTAATTGTATCCGAACCGCCTTCTTCCCATTCGATTGTTATATAAGTATCAACCTCACGATTCATAACAGCATCATATTCCAACGAACCAAATCGTCCTTCCCACGCAGCGGTAATTGATTTGCCTTTTGCTAATTGACCTTTTAAAAAAGAGTTAGACATTGCGGGTGATAGTTGCCCAACAATGGTTTCTGGCCCCATATTTAATGCTCGAATAACTGATGGGTATAGTGAATTAATGTCAAGGGAACCGATCCAATCATGTATCCCTTCTTTAGGGTGTGCAACATATGCTCCAGCCGCCATACCGTCATTTGTATCTTGTCTATTACGATTTGGTACAACGAATCCTCTGTCATGTGCTTCATTTATAATTGCTTGCTCAGTAACAGCGACCGCGCCCATTGTAGTTTGTAATAATACAGTATTTTCATGTGCAATTGCATTTGCTAAATCTAAAAACTTTAATTTTTTGTCAAGTTTTTCTAACAGCATGGTATCTTGCCTATTATATTCAATAAATTTTTTAAAATCATTGTTATATAATTGGTCTAACGTTCCTTCATATGCAGTTTTTCTATCACCCAATTCATATTCTGCAATAGCATCTAACCGATAGCTATGCCGTTCTTCATAGGTATATTTTCTGTATAATTCTAAGCTATCTAAATGAACTCGCCCGACTAAGTCATACGTGACGGCCTCTTTACCATATTTTTCATATTCCCTGCGTTTTGGGAATTGATTCCATAAACAAAATCTACGAGTATCATTTTTACTCAATGCCTTTGTGACCCGGTTTACGAGATATGGAATATCAAACCCTTCGCTATTCCACCCACTTAATACATCAGCATCTTTAATTAGATCCAAAAATGCATCTAATAATTCTGCTTCTGTGTTGAATAAGTGTGTATTCGGAAATTCTTCCACCAACAGGACTGCTTCATCCATTGTCAATGTTGGTGGGGGGACGGCAAGGCATATAAGAGTATCTAGCCATTGTAAATGAACCGCGACCGCAGTAATTGGCATAAATGCATCATCTGGTGATGCATAGCCACGTTCTGGGTCAAATCGCACTTCAATGTCGAGCCACGCTACATTTAGGGATGGGGGATCCTGATGTTGATATTGGGAACTTAGGCATACAAACACTGGATTTAAATCAGCTTCAAACAATTTTTTATTGTTGTTAATTGATAATTCTTTTCTGAAGTCCTTGGTTGTTTTGCATACTACCTTTGTGACTGGTGTATCATAAATGGATTTATATTTACCACGGGTATCTTCATAATAAAATGTATGGCGTACTGGGTATTCTTTGAATACCCGTTTTCCATTAATTCGTTCTACCACTTTGATGAAGTCCGAATCGCGGTCAAACATTGCATCTACGTAACTCATTCAGAATCCTCCCATAAAGAGATACCTTCATTGAGTTCTTTTGATATATCTACCAGTACGTCTTCTATTTTACATGAACACCTAGCTGCAAATTCGTAAAGTGGTGGACAAGTTTCACATGCTTCAAAGTCGTAGTCTTTGTTAATTCCCATATTATAATCTCCATTTTTATGATTTCAGGCTCATAAGCACCAAAAATGCGGATTGTGGCCCTGCTTACCTTTCCATTAAATTTGCAATTTTTTAAATATTTTTTGTAATATCTAAAATCGCTTCTACTTCTTGCCAATCATCGTTATGATTATTCCAATCACCTTTATATGCAATTTTGATTGCTTTATTAATGATTGCAGGTTTAATGTCTAATTCATCTGCGACTGCTTTTACAGTTTCTTTTAAACTTTCTCTCAAATCATCAATTTCGCGCATTACTGTGCCGCCTTCGTTGATCAATTTTTCGAGTTTAGCTTTTTCTTCTTGGCCATATGAACGACTCATGTTATCTCCTTATTGTGGGTTATTAAACTTGTATAGTATACAATAATGATATGTTATTGTCAATTATATTGTAAGAATATGGCGGGTATTAATACCCGCCATATTTTGGTTTTGTGGTAATTATTGAGTTTGTTGTTATTTAATAACGGCTTGCCACCGAGCTTTTAAATCATCTAGTTGTTTTTTGATGTCCGGTGCTGCATCAGAACTTGCTAATTTTAATCTTGACGATATTTCAGATTTTAACATTTCCAAATCTGCAGATGGTTGATTAGATGTGTTGCGCTGATCAAACCATTGTTGATGTGATGCTATTCTTTTATTTATCGCAGCAAGTTCAGTATCTTCTGGTTCTACCGGGCGAGCCTGACTCAATTGTGATTGCCCACCAGGTTGGATCGCTGCGGTGTTATTATCTGTATTATTAGTATCCGAAGATGCAATCGGTAATTTTGCCCCATTTGTTGATTCAAGGTTGCCGTCTGCATTGAACGTATATCCCCACGCAGCAAGTGCAACAATAAGTGATATATATTTATGGTTCCATAAAAATTTAGTTACTGGCCCGCCAACATTGATAATGCCTGCCAAAACTGCACTTACTACTTTTCCGCCAATGTTTATGGCTTTCCCAGCGTTGTTTGCTATTACCGATGCAGTGGGGGTTGGTTGGCCTGCGTTTGCGTTAGATCCTTTTGTCTTTGCCCCCTTGCCATCTTTACCAGCTTTACTAGCTTTCCCGGAAATTTGCGGCGCTGTACCACGAACCCCATTTAAAAAACTTTTGAATAATGCAGAAGCAGCTCCTAATTTACCTTCCAATATCATGATTTTATATTTGAAATATCTTAATTTTTCATCTTCTGTTAAAGTTGAAATATCGATGGTTTCATTTAATTGTTCTGGTTCAATCCCAAGCAAATCTGCCAATACCGCTGCATCAGACTTGTTCTGAGTTTTCGCCGTGTGTTTTACTTGATTGACAATTTCGGCATGATCTTCACTATTGACATTTAATTTTGCAGCAACCTCGTTTTTTGCATTATCAGCAGTTTGTTGATTTACTTCTGGCTGTGATTTAACCGAATTGACCACGCGACTTACTTCAGGTGGGACGGCAAATTCTTCTTTTCCATACATGAGATCTGCACCTACATATGCCAGCCCGGGTAATCCACCAACTGCTACTCCTGGTGCCACCATACCTGCGTCATACAACCATGGACTACGTTCTTTGGCTGCATTTTTCGCAGCCAACGCCAATTCACGTGCTTTTTCTTCACTAATATCATCAAATTTAGAACGAATCCATGCGTACCAATCGACGTCGTGACCAAGTGTTGCACCAGAAGCCACCCCCATACCAAAATCGGCAGCATCTTGTTTTAATTGTTCTAGACTATATTCTTGCAATAAATCTGGCTGATACCCAAAACTTTCAATAAGTTGTGATGAAAGGGTAGATTCTTTTATAATAAGTGAACCCTTTTCTTTTTCATATTTGTCAATTAATCCTTTGATGTAATCAATTTCTGCTTGTTGGGTAGTCGACCGTTGGGCAGACTGTTTTGATAAGTCGTGCATTGCTTGTACATAATGTTGATGGATTTGTTCATTATCAAATACTCCAGCAGTGCCAAGATTTGCGTTTGCTGGTAATAACCCAAGTCTAGCTAATTCTAAAGTTTGTTCGTTGGTCCCTTTATCTTCGATAGTACCCAATTTGGTGACATAATTTCCAGTGACGGGGTCATATAGTCCAGCTACATTTAATCTGGTAGCTGCCGCAGATAATTTTTTAATTCGTTCTGCTTCATTCTGCTCAGTCCCGGCAATAATTAAATTAATATCATTAGATGTGGTGTTTTCATTTAATTTATCTAACTTGTATAATAATGCTTTAAAATCCATTTATTTATTTCCTTTTCTTACCCGAGTAGTTGCCGCCATATTCACGTGTTTATTACTGGATGGGTCTGGTAATAACATTTGCTCACCAACAATGGCTTCGTAATGCGTCATTGTTAAGACATCCTCTGTTTTACCAAAATCAATTAATTTTGTAACAACATTATGCAGGTCGATGTCGGTCTTGGCATCTTCCCTTGCATATTCGAGTACTCGTAACAATAATGGTACATCCATTTTAATTATATCTACGGGGTTACTACCCATTGCTTGAGGGTCTGCTGAGATTCCAGCCGTCATACCATTCTTATTTTTAGCAGTTGTGGCTGATGTTGCACTAGATTCTTTCATTAGAACTCTTTCTGCAATTATTTTTGCATATTGGTTTATTAATTGTCGTTTTTCAATTTTGGATTGATTAACTGCTTCTTCTGCTTCGGCAAAATATCGTTTTAACAATGAAGGCTGTTCAACGGTAGATGGCATAGCTGCAGCATAATGTTGCATAGCCATTTGAACAGGTAAACTAACCTTATGCGTTGTAGTTCCTTCTGTTATTATAGACAAAGGTTTTTTAATATCATCAGATCCTTCCACAGGTTTTGTTATGGCATCATCTAGTGCCCGTAGAAATTTCTTCATATCCATATTATAATCCGCTCAATTTTTTAATATCAACTAATTCCGATAGTGTTGTAAAATCCCAATACTCTTCTTCATTGACTTTCTGTGTTTTTTTAGGTGCTGGTTGCTTGGTTGCTGAATCATATCCTTTTTCAAAATCAGATACTGCAGTTTTTGCAGAATCATATGCACCACTAATAGCATCTTTTGTAGAATCATATGCACCACTAATAGCATCTTTTGTAGAATCATATGCACCACTAACAGCATCAGCAGTATTTTTTACACCTTGCACAACATTACCAACAGCTGTGCCCACGTTTTTTGCAGAAAATTCTCTATCGGCTGATTGATCTTCATCCGTTGGTTGAAAAATTGGGTTTGTCAACAGGTCCAAAAATACTGATGGTTTTGATTTAATCTTATCAATCAACGCGGGATTTTTTTGAATATAATCATATAATTTTGGATGTGTTTTTTGTAATCCCGCGATGGTTTGTTCTACTGATTTTTCAGCTTGAACTAAATCTGGATAACCTTGACTAGCCATTCTACCTGCTTTAATGTTTTCTGGGTTAACTGGTGGGAATTTTTCAATATTACCCCCTAAATCTTCTGTTTGCTGTGTTTCAGTTGAATAAATACCTTCCCCAAAACTATGTTCAATAGATTCCTTGATATTTTTCCACATTGTAGTAGCTGCTGCGTTTTTGCCGTCGCATTGTTTAGTATTTTTAGTAGAAACTTTATTTGGTTTGGTAATAGTTTTCGCTTTTTTAGATACCGATACGGCTTTTTTACTTGTACCTGATTCTGCAACGCGTTCGTGTGGTCTGGCATATGAATCCGGCATTGCTTCTGGATAATCATAATAAAAATCTTCATCACTGTCATATTTTGAACGGATGTCATCTTCATCTTCAGAATCTTTATCTTTTGTATGTTCTTTTTTAGATTTTGATGATTTACTTTCAGCAAGTTTTTCTGCTTGCGCTATTTTAAGAGCGCGGATAGTGTCTTTTGCTTCACTTAATTTGTTTCTTAGTTCAGCCTTTTGACTTTCAGAATAGACATCACTATTTTCCAATTTAGCGCCATATTCGCTAAATTTCATTTCATATTCTAGATAGTGATACACTGATGCAATATAGTCAGCTGCTTTAGTAATTTTAGCTTGAACCCAAGATTCCAATTGTTGCTCATCTTCGAGTTTTTTAAATAGTTTGTAACTGTAATTCGATAATTTAAACAAATCAGCTTTCGCCATTGCACCTTCTTTATCAACACTACCGTCTGGCAATAACCCAGACGGTTGGTCAATAGGCATTGCATTCACGGGTGGGCCTAATTCATTTAATTGTTTTTTATTTTCTTCCATGGTATACTCCAATATCCTATATTTATACTCTTTTAATGCTGCCACCAGTTATTAAGTTGGTGTTTTGGTCCAATGCATTTACCACTGTGCCATCTTTGTTCTTTTTTTGTTTAGGTCCCTTATTTGGGTAAACAACACCTATACCAACATTGGCTGCACAAGTCGCACCAGCCGTTGTGGTCTCTTTAATTATTTCATGAATTTTCATTAGTGGTCCTTGCAAACCAATGTGTAAACCATTTGATGGTTCCTGGTTCAATTCCGTGTTCTCTGGCGATTTTTCCCTTGTCACTACCGTGTATTTTAGGCAATGATAAGTTATTATACCTAGCTAAAACTTCACTGCTACCTAGACCACCAAGATGACTTATTTTTTTAAATTCATGTATTGGGTCATCTGGTGCTAAATAACAATCATTTTCGTTTGATGCTAATAAATCAGCGGTGGTTATCCTTACTTGCCTCATCACACACCATATTTGTTTCTTTTTGCTGGCGAGATAACACTTTTAGTATAGACGTCATCTTTTTCCACGCTTTTATTTGAGGTAAGTTGTTTTAACTGGCCAACATTTGATTGAATAGCCGCATAATTAATCATATCTCTTTCAACATCAGTATATGTAGTAAGTAGTGGGTCCCCGCCTATATCATTTGTTGCTTTGGTTGGATAGTATGGTGCCCCTGCTAATGCAATACCGAACCGATAAGCTTTGTATGAATCCCCCGAATTATTGGCGTCCGGGGTAGTAATTGCACCTTTAATACTGCTTTTTGCATCGTTAGATAATGGTTTATTACCACTTTCTATCAATGTATTATACATATCGACCAATGCTTCTTCTAACTGAAATGCATTTAAATTTTTTTGTAATGTGGATGGACTAACATCATGTGTTGAATTTTGAGTATTAACAATCCCAACTCCAGCACATTCATCTGCTAACATATAGTTTTCCCGAACACGTGAACTAGACCTGCTTTTAAATCGTCTGTCAAATCGGGTTTTGTGTAAATGATTCCACGGATTATCACTTTGCCCGCGTCCAGTTCTTTTTCCAATATTTTGTCTGGAGAACATTGACAATTCTTCATCAGTAATTGTTTCGTTGGAGCATTTTTCTTTTTTTATTTTTTCTGGCAACCCGTCGTGTTTGGTTTTAGCATAATCTGTCGCGGCTTTTTTGGTCATTGTTTTGGCGACATTGGCGACTGCTGGACTTGCGGTAGTGTCTCCGTGTTGTGCAGCATGTACCATCCCCATAAATCGTTGTTGGGCTTTTGATGACGACTTTTCATCCAACCGGACACCATTGTTTTTAAGAATGTTATATAATCCTTCCAATAATATATGTGGTGTTAAACTATCATCATCGCGCATTTTTAATATCCTTATCTAGATAGTCAACAGCTACGTAGCTAGTTGTCTATTCCAATAAATTCTTCAATTAAATTAAAAAATTTATATACTTTATTATTTATCCTAATTTCAGTATCAATGGGTATTCCTGCAAGTTGATAAAATAACATTTTATCTTGATTAGCAACTGCCTTTCTTAATGAGGTGGATGAACACACCCTTTCTGTTTTAATGTTAATGATTTTGTTAAAGTAATAATACCCGTGTGTACTCAAAACACCATTATATTTTATTAATGAGTTAAATAACCATTCTTCGTCGGTATATACCCGTAATTCATTGTTACTACCGTGCATATCATAGATAGTGGTGGTTAACGTAAAAAGATTTTTTTCTGGCAAAACATGATGATGGGTAATTGGACACAAAAGTTCTATTAGCTCAACTTTGATGTCATATGGGAGTGGATTTTTGTTCCCAGTTGTTGATGGGTTTGTACCGAGGTAGAAGTAGTCGCAAGTAGCAGCTTGTTCCCATACTGCGACATGGCCTTTGTGCGGGGGATTGAATCTACCGTATGAAATTCCTATGGTGTCCATTGATGCCTCGGAACTAACTTAATATTCCCAAGTTGTTTTGTATTATTTGCATAAATTACCCATCCTTCTGGATTATATGCTTTAATATCGTGGTCATGTGGGGCAAGTTCGGTTATTATTTTATTTTTAATAGCCATAATTTCATTGACCAGGGTGAATAGACTGTTTCCAGAATTATACCACTCAAAACGTGCTTTAATTTTTGTTTGCTGTGGCTGACTAATGCTGCTTTTGTTGACCATCCATTGAAAAAAACTATCATCAGAAGCATTTTTCATTTTGTAATTAATATATTTGTATATATAATCACGAAATGAACTAACACCGGTGATTGGTGCTAAAAAATCATCTATGTGTGCGGCAAGTGAATGCAATTTGTGTTCTGTTTTTTCATCTAAATCATAGTGTATAATAGTTTTCGAATAATATGGATTTAATATTATTGCTTCATCTGTAATGTTGAATATATCAAATGTATCTAATGGGGTTTGTTGTTCATCCCGCATACCAAATGCGTTAAAGTATGCATGTCCAACTAATAAAATTTCGGATTTTCCAATACGAGTACCTATCGTGGTATCCTTATCAACATAATATCCGGTATGATTTGGACAAAATGAATATACATTATTAAATAACACCGGCCGTGTTAAAAATAATGCATCTGCATACACAAATCCGGTAAAATCTCGAGGGGTGGCTGCATCTAATAATGGAAATAATTTACCAAATTGTAAAGCAAATTCTTTTCTTTCATTGGATACATTTTCTCTATTCTTCCCAGATTGATTAACGATAAAATGATATAATTCATCTGTGGTTGTACATTTATATCCACGTGCCCATCCATTATGCCCTGTCATGATCAATGGTCCATTTACATACTCCCTCCCCCAATAAATTTGCAACCCACCATCCCATTTCATCCGTATGGCAGCTGAATTATTTGACATTTCTTTAATATGTTGAATGGCTTCTAACACACCATCATACCCATAAAAGAACACTAGGTCTTCTAGGTGGTTAAATGCCCTACCGGATAGTTTCATTTGAAGTATGTTTGTTTTATGTGTTGATATTTAAGTGGATTATCTTTGACAGCAGCTAGTAACCTTGATGGCGACCGCATATCATATTCAGTTGCAGATGGGCCAATAATAATTTTCGCTATTTCTGTTGGATCCAGTGTAATAAGGTCTCTCGTAGTACGATTTAGTAATCCTTTATAGGGACTTATCATTAATTCAGGTGATGTAAGATTTGCTAAATCACACCAAATACTAACAATAGTTTTGCCCGTTACCTGTTCATTATCGTATACATGGGCATGAAGATATGCGATTTTGGCGGCATTTTTAACTATTGTTAAATCTACTTGAATGTTTTTATTATGCAAAGTAACACCAACATGCACGTTAATTCCGGTCCTGGAAGCGTGTAATCCGTTGTTGATAAAAAAATTGTATAAGTGTTCCCTACAATCTAGCAGATTTAGGTGGGTTGATGATGGAATAAATGTTAACAGTTCATCAGCGTCGATAAAAAAATCTACATCTCCGCTGATTTCTTTTTTGCCTGCACTTCCAAATGGATATAGTGGAAGGCCATTTGGAAGTAACAACTTTAAGTTGTGTGTTAGAAGATGATAATCGTGTTTTGATATTGGTTTAGCATTGGTAATTGCATTTCCACTCATTTATATTTGTCATTGTCAATGTGTTGGCAGACCAAATCGTGTAACTTTTTGCATGTTTCTTTAAGACATTCATCGGTGATTGATGATGACATTCCACGAATTGGATATTCATTAATATACATACTATAGCATTCTTTTACCGCATCTGCAAACATTTTTGCAGATGTCTTTTTATCATTGTTATGTTTATTCACACATTTTGATACGACTGGATATAAATGACGACGGTATGCGTCGTCATCATTATTCATGAAGAAAATTAAGTCGTCCATAATATCAAAATTAAGTTCTCTTTTACCTTTGTCAACAGTATGTGTGACAAAGTCCATTTCGTTAAATGTTTTACCTTCTAATAATTCCGTAATACGCATAGTCAAGCCCAAGTAATATTATATATTTATCCATTACATGGGCTTATTCGACTGATTACATAACCATTTCAATGTCTTCTGACGAGATTGTTTTAATATTGTTTGATGCAGCTGTCAGTGAAATATTATCGTTGTCAACACCAATTGTTAGTATGCCACCATTTTTTAAATCACCAAACAACATCATTTTAGCAAGATTTCGCTTAATTTCTTTATCAATAACACGCTGCAGTGGTCTGGCACCCATTTTTGGGTCAATCCCATTTTCTAACAACCAGTTAGATGCATCCTTTGTTATTTTTATACGTATTGATTTTTCCTTTACTTGTTCGCGTAGTTCATCAATAAATTTGTTAACTACCTTTGTCATTGAGTCTTTTCCAAGTTTATTAAATGTGATAATACCATCTAATCTATTTCTAAATTCTGGCGTAAAGAATTTTTTCAAATCTTCATCCGAATAATCCTTATCTTGTTTACCAAAACCAATTGCATTTTTTTCAGCGGATTGTGCACCAGCATTGGTTGTTAAAATTAATACGATATTACGACAATCCGCCCTCTTTCCATTTGACCCAGTAATAAATCCATTATCCATTACTTGTAATAACACTGTTGCAACATCAGGATGTGCTTTTTCAACTTCATCTAACAACAATACTGCGTTTGGGTGTTCTTGAATTTGTGTAATCAACAACCCAGCATTTTCTTCAAACCCAACATAACCTGGTGGTGAACCGATTAGTTTACTAACACTATGTTTTTCTTGGTATTCGGACATATCAAATCGTACCAGGGTAGAACCAAGGTGTTTTGCCAATGCTTTTGCAGTTTCCGTATTATGGTGTATAATTTTATTACTTGTTTGATATAAATGTGTATCCGAATCCACGGTCAAATCAAAAAAAGTCTTATCAGAAATTGTGTCAATTGATACAACTTCTATAATTTCACCTGTTGCTTTCTGAATATGGTCTCCTATGTTTAACGATTCAAGAAATACACATGAATTCCCATCATACACTAAATGTTTACGGGCCGCCTTAATTTCATCACCATTATTAAATTTAATTGACAATCCATCGTCCTGTTTTGTGATAGCAGCAGTAACTTGGATCCAATTACCATTCTCATCCGGAATTCTAACCGTTGAATTTAAAAATTGTTCTTGTTCTGGTTCAAAATGAAGTTTTTCATATTGTTCAAGTATTGTAAAAAATTTACCAATTGGTATTGTAGTTGTAATCATATAGACCTCTTGTAATTTTAGAACATTTTACTAAATTAAGTTATTTTTGATAGCAAAATTGTACATATCTTGGGGAATTTGTAAAGTTATTTCTTGATCGTAACTTAAACATTTACCACAGCCGGTTGGACCCATAAATACAAAAGACCCGATTGGTTTATTATCTGGTTTTAACCCGGCTTGTGCAACTATAATTTTATCAACCACTTCAGTTAACGCAGCATCTTGACCGTAAACATCTGCTTCAAGTTTTTCTTGCAAATCGACTAATGTATTACTCTCAGTTTCCATAATTTGTTCTTCTGGAATATTAATCATTTTCGCTAATTCATATTGAATTTCACGTTCTGTAATAATTCGGTCATCCGCCAATTTTAAATTGAATCGTGAACAGGCACAATCAATTAAATCAATTGCTTTATCTGGCAGTTTTTTATCAGCTTGATATTTTACTGACAATTTTATTGAAGATTGCAATGCATCAGTTTTAATTTTTACATTATGATGTGATTCATAATATTTTTTTAATCCTTTTAAGATTTTTAAAGTCATTTCTTGTGATGGTTCATCGACCGTAATACGTTGGAATCGACGCATTAATGCGCGATCTTTTTCAAAGTGTTTGCGATATTCTTCCCAAGTAGTTGATGCAATGACTTTAATATTACCCTTGCTTAGTGCAGGTTTCATCATATTAGCAAGGTCATTTGCTGAACTTGCCGATGCACCTGCACCACTGATCATATGTGCTTCATCAATAAAAAGAACTGTTTTTCCTTTTTTATCAAGTGCTTTAATTACTTGTTTAAAGCGTTCTTCAAAATCACCCCGATATTTTGTTCCGGCAAGCATTGCCGATATATCTAAATTATAAACAGTATAATCTTTCAAAAAATCTGGAACTCCACCATTTACAATATTGTATGCAAGACCTTCTGCAATCGCAGTTTTACCAACACCTGGGTCCCCAACTAAAATCACGTTGTTTTTAGATCGGCGACCAAGTGCCAATGCGATATTTTCAAGTTCATCAACTCGTCCAATCACTGGGTCTATTTTTCCTTTCAACACTTGGTCGTTGAGGTCAGTTGTATATGCTTGTAACGATTTAATGTGGCGGGGGTCAAGCTCATCTGGGGCTTCTTCATCGGCCGCATCTGCTGTTGTATTTAAATAATCAGCAAATTTTTCTTTTTCAATACCAACTTGTGAAATGTAGAAAAATGCCCAACTACGTTTTTCATTTAACATCATTAAAAAGGCATCAGTGATTTCCACACGTTGTCGATTATTAAAAATTACTTGTGTAAATGCTTTATTTAGCAGCCGTTCAAACGCGGCTGTTTTCTTTGGGTGGGTAACTTGTTCGGTGGTCGTAATGTCCTCGCATTTAGTTTGCAAGTGGTTTGTAACCAGTTTTCGTAAGTCTTCTGCGTTTGAACCGAAATTATTAATTATATCAACAAACCTTTGGTTTGATAACATAGCGAACAATACATGTTCTATTGTTATATATTCATGGTGTAGTTTTTTTACGGTATCTGCAGCTTTACTGAAAACTTCTTCTAGTTCGTTACTTGGCTCTACCATTATATTTCCTGTATTGTTATTGAGAATTGATTTGTGTTAAAATTTGTCGTAGTTTATCAACTATTTCTGGATTAGTTATTGCATGTGGTACTATTTTAATTACTGATACAAATCTACCTACTTGATGGGATTGTAAATTTTTGAATCCAGCACCATTATTCGCGAATTCTGCACCAGGTTCGATCCCAGCTCTGATGTCAATAATCATTGATTCCCCTGTAATGGATTTTATTTGTTTTTTACACCCAATCATTGCTTCAATTGCGTTAATTTCAACCGTAGTGTACAGATCATCACCACGTCTGTCAAATTTTTCATCTGCCGATACTAAAATAGTTACATTCAAATCACCGCGATGTATGTTTGATATTGAATCATCACCAAGTCCAGGATATTTTATATTATCACCATGTTTTACTCCCGCAGGAACATTAATTATCACACTTTGTGGTTTTCCACTTGGTAACGTGTATTTTGCTTCTAATTGTTTCCCCGAGAACGAATCACCCAGTGAAATAGTGCACTGTAGATTTAAGTCCCTGTTTTTTTGAACGTGTTGTCGTCTAAATGCATCATTAAAAAATGGGTTCCCACCAAAATGGTGCCCAAATATGTCATGGAAGTCACGGAAGTGATGAGTGGTAAATCCAGCTGAGTCATTTGATTGTCGGCTATCATAGTGCGACCTTTTTTCAGGATCGCCAAGTGTATCATATGCAACCGATATATCCTTGAATTTGGATTGATCACCACCTTTATCTGGGTGGTGGGTATTCGCCAATCGTCTATATGCTTTTTTTATCTCAGTTTGCGTTGCGTGTTTGTCAACGCCTAGGGTTGTATAGTAATCAGTCATAGTAAAAACAGGTTAAATATTATATATTATTTATAATACTATGTAATGGTTAACCTGTCAAATATATGTCTTATTTTTTTACGTCAGGGATTTTAGTTCCTTCGTATTTTTTGTGTTTTTTCTTGGCAGGTGCTTCAACAACTGGTGCTGCTACTTTTTGTTCAACTTTTTTTACTTCAGATGGAATTATTGTTCCTTTATATTTTTTGTGCTTTTTCTTAGCAGGAACTGCTTTTTCTTCGGTAATTTTATCAACGGGTGGGGCACATTCCGCCGCAATAATTGGTGTTGATACAAAAAATACAAGTAATAATGTTAAAAATTTCATAAAACTCTCCTTATAGAATCGGTTCTTCTGGTTGTGGAACAACGTTTCCAAATTTATTAGCACTTACTGTCGGTTCTTGAGTGAATCCGTGGGTTGCTGCTGGGAAATTTTGGGCAGCTTGAATTGGTGCTACTGGTTGTGGAACAACGTTTCCAAATTTATTAGCACTTACTGTCGGTTCTTGAGTGAATCCGTGGGTTGCTGCTGGGAAATTTTGGGCAGCTTGAATTGGTGCTACTGGTTGGCTATTATGTTGACGTGATATTACATTAGTAAAACTAGAGACTAGTGAACCATCTGCCCCATTTATTTTTTCTTGTGTTCTTCCGTGTGCAGTAATACCTAATACAACCCCCATTGCAATGTGATACAATCCACCGCCCTGTAAAGTTAATGGTTGCCACATATCTAAATGTTGTCCTGGATTATAGAATTGTAATATATTATAAAGGATAGGTCCAATAATAAAATCAAACAAACATGTTAACATGTATGTCATTGCCATCATTGGTCTCCAATTTTTTGACATAAAGTCTTCACCTGCTTTTTCTGCTGATGTCATATTGTTGTAATTTTCTCTTGACATTATTACTCCTTAATTTTTGTCATAAATTTCTTTTTGTTTTTTGTACCAATATTGCCACTCTTGAAGTTTTTCACGAATTTCATAATATGTGCCGTAATTTTCATTAACATTTTCTAATATGTCACTCAAATCATGTTTATTATCTTCTAATGGGTTTAATACTGGAACAGGTTCTAATAAAATAGATGGTGCCTCTGGAAATTTTACTGTTACTGGAACAGCAGTTGTGCATCCAGTGAGTACAAGTAAAAATAAAATAGTACCTGTACTCATTATCCACCCCCTGCTACTGCAGCGTTGTATCGTTGAATTGCAATTATTGGTATTTTACATTCTGCATTAATGATTTCTTTTTCTTTTTTAATTTTAATTTGGTTAACGAATACCTTTTCTTTTACTATTTTAATTTTTTCAACTACTTTTTCTTGAATAATTACATTTGCTTCTTTGGATTGTGCTTCTGCTAATGCAACTTTTGCTTCAACTTCTTTGACTCTAGCTCGCCAAATCATTTCTGTTGAATAACTTCCTTCTAAGTAAATTCCAGAAATTAATAATAAAGTAGATAAAACTTTAAGTGGAATTCTATATTGTATAATACCAGGTATATATCGAATAAACATATCCAACACTGTCCCACCAATTCCTAACACTAGTATGATATGAACAACCATTGCTAAAAAACTATCTGGTAACAGGTGCAGAATTATCATTTAATATTCCAAACTTATGAATTTAATACTTTTTTTGCATGTTCGTAATGAGTTTTTCTAGATTCTAATCCAATAGTACCGCCATTAATCCGTTTGGTTAATGTTAATATATCACCTTGGTCAGCCCAACGATTAAGGTTATTTTCTTCCCAATACCAGCATGCAGACTGCACAGCACCTTCAAAAGTAGATAAATAGTCTGGTATTTCGTCAACTGGCGTATCAATAGATTCGGCAAATTTGGTATAATTAGTTTTGCCTGTTAGTTGTATTAAGCCACGACCACAATAGCGGAATCCATCTCCTGATTCTTCAGGTCCATTCCCCATTCTATTACCATATACTCTATTTGCAATTGCAGATTGATTGTGTGCATACTTGTTTGCCAATGCATCAGTTGGAAAATATTTTGGGAATACTTTACGTAAAGAGGTAGATCTATAATTTAAATTTTCTTTTAGAAATTTATAATTACCGCTTTCATGCGCAGTTTGTGCCAAAAACGCCGCAACTCTGGGTATTGTGTCAATATCATAATCAGGTAGTATCATAGTTAATGCATTATACCAATAATCTAAATATGGGTTACCTGGTATTATTTGTGACAAATGTTCTTTTTTGAAATCAAACTTAAATGACATTAGTTTTCTCCAATGCAACAGCCCAATTGCTGTTTTCAAATATATATGTGTTGTTTATTTTTGTAATGTTGTAATTACCAATGTATTTCGTAAAAAAGAGTATCTCAGCAATATCTTTACTTTCCATCATAAGTGGGCCTTTAACAGAATTATATACGTCATTTACCGCGCCACTTTTAATTATATTAAATGTTACTTGGTCACCCCATATTTTTTTAAAAGTAATGGATTCATCTAGTACATTAATTTTATCCGCAGAACTGGCAGCAAAAAAATTACTATAATTATTTAGGCTGTGTTTGTTAGTGGCAAGTTTATATGATTCTTTATTACTCGGTATTATTGATGTTAAGTTTTCAATTGTCGCGTCATGACTCTCGAAACTTTTAAAATAGCGAAATCTCATATCAGGCATACCAGTTAATCGTTCTATCCCTACCAATAATTCTAAAATTTGGTCTGCTGTATGTCTACCACGTTCTAATTCAATAAATACCTTATATGTTCCATCATCAGTTTCACCTGGTGATATGTCGGCGTCTAATACAAAATCGTACCCCATTTCTACAAAATTTTCCAAATCTTTTGCTGGGTCTTCACTATCAACCGTAAAACTTAATACAACGACGTCGATGTCGTCACCTATTTTACTTTTATATGAGTCTATTTCAAATACTTTCTTTACCAAATTCCGTAAATCATTTTTTCTTAAATTTTCTGTGATATTTTGCATTCTTAAATTACCGGTGATCGTGGCGTCATACCTGCCATTGGCATACCTGCTTGTGGGGCGACAGCACCAGATACCCCAGGTACACCTGGCGCGATTGGTGCAGGTATTGCAGGTGTAACTTGCTGGGTATTTGTGTTTGTTATTTGATGTTGGGTCTCGTTTTTCATTTTGTGCATGTACCCTTTATAAATCTCAAATGCCACTTTTTTAGGCATTTGTATTTCAACGATCCATATCGGATGGCTATCTATTTTACCTTTTTTTGTTCCTGGTCTAATATCGTCTGCTGTTTTTATCTTCCGTGGTTCGACTAAATGTGATTTTTGATATTTCACCTTACATCCGATATCAATCAATCGTTTACCACCAATTGGGTCTGGCATTTTTTGGTGTGGCCACATAAATCCAACAGTAATCCAATGCCTATCAATTTTTGGGCCATATGCTAACTCGCCATCAATCCAATTATCATAAACATACATATCTAATTCATCAAGTACACGTTCAACATCTTTAAGAACAGCAAGACTTGAATTACTTTCATATAAACTTTGTATGTTTTTAATAATATCTAATACATCATGCATAATAAAATCCTAGAATAATCTACTTGTATTTAGTCGAAATAAAATTATATCCATCTGTTTACATTATAGGCATTCATTATTTTTGATTAAATGTGGTAAATACGAATGTAGGACCAATGTAGTTATCATGGCGGTCACTACAAGTCCTATTTCTCACACAAAGTAGGAGATTACTGAATGAGTAGAAAAGTGAATAAAAAACGTTTTACATCAGAAGTTAACATAATAGATTTTCAACCTTACTTACCAGCAAAGCGTAAACAAGTCACCCTGGCCCCACGAAATAAAAGTCAAATAGAATACTTGCATAAGTTGCAGAATGAATCCACTAGTATTATTTTTGCAGTTGGCCCAGCTGGTACTGGAAAAACTATACTGGCAGTTCAATATGGAATTAAATTATTCCAAGAAGGAAAAATTGAAAAAATCATTGTGACAAGACCCGCCGTTTCAGTAGATGAAGATTTGGGTTTCTTACCGGGCACATTAGAAGAAAAGATGGCCCCATGGACCAAACCTATTTTTGATGTGTTTGCAGAATATTATCAGAAAAGAGATATTACCAGATATTTAGAGGAAGGTGTTATAGAAATAAGCCCATTAGCGTACATGCGCGGAAGAACCTTTAAAAATGCATATATAGTAGCCGATGAAATTCAAGGTACTACAGTTAACCAAATGAAAATGCTATTAACCAGGATCGGCGATAACTCAAAAATGGTGATCACGGGCGATTTGAACCAGGCAGATAGACTTGGTGGAAATGGCTTGGATGATTTCATTCGTAGAATGAAAGATAAAACCCCCTGTTTAATTGAACTTATAGAATTTGGGGTTGACGACATTGAACGACACCCTGTAATTAAGGAAATTTTGAATCTATATGATGAAGACTGAAATTATTCATTTGTGGATTAGATATATTCTAATGCGCTGTAATATGTTCAATGCCAAAATTTAACATTTAGTCAAGTAAAACATATTGGAGGGTACCAAGTGCCCTCCTTCTACAGGTTACCCCACAGCATTTTACAACATACACGTTCATGAATATAATATAATAACGTATGGATTAATACTTGCATGCTAGCGATACTGCTAGCGATGGTTAAGTCGTTGGAAACGATATACGCAACAATAAATGATACAATCGTTGCTATAGCTCTCCAACTAATAGTTTTTACAAATGTTCTTTTTCTCGATTCTCGCATATGTTTGAAAGTCTAATTAATGTGGCAGCAAGATTAATTTCTGGGTCAATAACTAAGGTGTGATCAACCAACCCTTGTTTGATAATAAGAATTGCTTGTTCTTGCATGTCATCGTCACCAAATAATTCAATATTATCATATAACCATCTATATATATCTTCAATTTCATCTGGTCGTGCTTGACTACAAATCAATTTTCTTGCTTGATTGATTTTTCCTGCTTTGAATAATTGAACCATTTCGATTTTGTAATCAGAGTTATTACCATCACCTTGTTGTGGGGTGTATAATGTACCATCTACGCAATTCATTTGAACTAAGTTAATACATTTTCGTAAATCTGGATATGTTGATTTCACAAAAGTATCTAATGTATCCAACTCAAAATTAATATTTTCCGATATTAGAATTGTGGCAATTCGAGTGGTAAATTCGGTCTGGTCGACTTTTTCTATGTGAAATCCTTGGCATCTACTATGTATGGCTGGTAAAATTTTATTTGGATAGTTACACGTTAATATAAATCTAGCCGTAGTATGATACTCTTCCATTACCCCACGCAATACTGCTTGTGCATTTATAGATAGGTAGTCTGCTTCATCAAGTAACACTACTTTGAATTTCCCAAATGGAATCATTGATACAAAATTTACAATAATATTTCGTATATCATCGACTGAATTTGTTCTTGATGCATTTATTTCTTTTATGTCATATGGATGGATGTTTAGTTGATTAAACAAAATTTTAGCAAGGGTTGTTTTTCCTACTCCAGCAGTTCCACTTAACAAAAGATGTGGGATTGCCCCTTCATTAATCCAATTCGTTATTTGTTGTTTTTGATAATTATCTCTAAAAACATACCCATCAGTTGTTGATGGTCTATATTTCTCAACCCAAAGTTCTGATATAGACATTTAATTCTCTGCGATAGTTAAAAGGTTGTATTATATCAATAACCCAGAATCTGTCAAGGTAATGGGTTATTGTGTATTTGTTAAAACATTGGTTTACTAAAATCAAATGTGTGTATATTTGATTTGTTGGAAACACCAAAATAAATGTCAGTTGGTTTAGTGTCTGCTGTCATCATAATAGATTTTGTTTCTACACGGCGAACTTCTATATCGGACTCATTTATTTCTATTTTGACACTACGGGTCCATCTACCATGTTCAACTAAGATCCAATCCCCGACTTTAATTTTATCTTGTTTTGGACCAACCGCATAAACTTTGCCCCAGCGTGGCTTAATTCCTTCTGATTTACCGTCATCGCTGCCTATGATGATCCCAGCTGATGTTACTTGTTCATCAAATGACATATCTGTGATAAGAACGCTATCGTGCAAAGGGGTTAATTTCTCACATTTGATGAAACTCATTCATCACCTGCTGGATCCATTTTTGAAATATCTTTAACATTTTGTTTCATTTGTGGTTTTTGCTGGGTGGGTCCTGCTGTTTTTGATGATGGTGATTCTGGCGGGGTCACCGATTGTTGAAGTTGCTCATTAATCACTGGCTGTTGGTACCCAGATGCATTTTGCCCACGTGCGGCAGTGACAATGTCTTCTTCTTTCCGGATAATTCTCCCACCTGGTCCTATTTCATCACCTCGTGCATTCACTTTAACGTTACCAACCGCAACAGTTAATTCGTTTTGGTTAATTAATTTAGTCATGTCTACTTCTTTTCCCCTAAGAGAACGATAAACACCTCTTTGTGGTTGTTTCATTGTCATAATAATCTCCTTGTAATTATGTACTTATCTTTAAAAATTCACGCCAATCTAAATTATATTTAATACTATCAATTTTATGAATACCAATTATATATAACACATAACTAGCCACACTAGAACCCCGGCCAACACCCCATATTACATCTTGATGTGTGCAAGTATCAACAAAATACTTGCACCATCTCAATAAATCTATCATACCGAGTCGTTCAAACTCAGTAAATTCTTCATAAATTCTGGTTCGTTCGACATCTGAATTACATTTATCTATACAAAATTGTTTTATATCAAAATTTTTGTATTCTTCTGTAAAAAACCACTGGGATTGTAGAGATTTATGATAAAGTTCAGGTGAATCAGATTCTGCTGGTAATATAGGAAAATTAAACTCACCTATTTGCGCAAGAGTTATTAAATCTTGGGTTATATCTACTGATAATTTTGAAAGAACTGATGTATCGCCTTGATAAAGGATATTAAATACATCAGTTTCGTTGAATATTGGATTATAAAACTTATCTAGTCGCATAAACGTATTTTAATTGATATTGATAAGTTTGTCAAGTCCCTTTTCTCTATTTTCTTGCATTTTAACCCACTCATTTCTTCTACGGGTGGTTAATTCTTCTTTATATGTGTCTAATACCAGCGAAATTTGTTCACGCACTTGCAAATTAGTTGTCATAAAGTATTTTTTTCCTAACTCAGTTAGTGTTGCCTCGATTTCAGCATCTTTTAATGATCCTAAATCATTAATCAATGGGTGCATTAAAATTCACCGACATGTTTTAAAAATACAGTAGTCCCACCATCAAAACTCCAAACGTCAACCACTTGTTGTTTACCTGCGAAATTGGTGTTTACTTTAAATGGGGTTTGGAAGTTTGAATCATATAAAAGTACCCCAGTGTTTGACGGCTGGAAGGTAACTGTGCGTTCAGTCCCAATTTCAGTACTTGAAAAATGTAATCTAATCACCCCGTATACACTAGTTGAGTCATCCCCAGGCCATCCTGCAAAACTCACTGTACTATTAGATGTTAATGCAACGACTTGTACGGACGCGCTTGCGATATTAATTATAATTGATGAATTTGCAGAAGATGTTTTACCAATTCCAAAAAAGTTGGTATATGTGCCATTATTAATACTACTTTGATGCAAGTCATTTGCCACTGTATCATTGGTTTGGTCAATTGTTGCTTTTAGAAGGGCATTTTGTTGTAAAGTGGTTATTTCTGAATATGCTATTCCCAATGCATCATGAATTATTGTGAAATTATCCCGAAATCCTTGACTATCATTATCTTGCCCAGCAACTGGGTATGCAGTGTCAATTGTTGAAAAAATTATGTTACTACTCATATTGTTATCCTATTATTGTTGAATACAAGATATTTATCACTAGAATCACCAGCAACTGAATCAATTATGTATCTATCAATAGTGTAATCTATATTTTTAAAATCAAACTTGCTATTTTTTATTTGTAAAAGAATATTTTCAGACATTCCAACTTTACAATAACATAATGGAACAGCCAACACGAATTCCATCTCTTTTTTTGTACCTGGTTGGATACTTCTCATCCATAATGGAAGATATGTTCTTTCAGTTGAACCAACTTTACTGATGTTTTCTCGCCATATTGATATACTATTTGTAAAATAATTTTTTGCATATTCATCTGATACATTATACCCAGTACTATCGACTGACACAGTTGGGATAGGTCTGGTAGCAGTGGGCGCGGCAGTATTGAGTTCATTAATATCACGACTCCATATTGACTTATTATTATCTGCGGTGATTTTATCACTTGACTTATATAACGTGGTTAGTTTACTTTTTAGTTTTTTATTTGCCGGTGCTAATGGGTCTATTAATGACATATATACTACTTCATATATCTTATTTTTTGTACCAGGTTCAATCGCGACTGCTGATTTTATTTCACCAATTCGAAATTGCTTTCGTTTATTGTTTAACCCAATTGCGCTAACAAATGCAGCAGCATTTTTTGATTCAACTCCTGCATATATAATACATGATAAATCATGTTGAACACCAAAATTAGGATCGTCTAATCTATAAACATTTGATGGTGTGAAAATATTAGAATCATTAATAAAATTATTCCATACTGCACGTTGTTCATGCTTTAAAAATGGTTTAATTTTAATATTGCTGTACAGTGTTTTTTGTGGTGACGATACTGTTATATAAAACTCTTTAGATAATGAACTGACACCATAATTATCTTTTGCATCTATCGTAAATTTAAATTTACGATCAACTGTTGTTCCATTATTGTCAAAGGTTGTTTCAGCCCGGTTATAGTCAAATGTTGTCAGTCCTTTTATATTTTTTTCTGGAATATTGAATTGATTTACTTTACCGATTATTTCACCAGTTGACAATAGTGATAATCCATATGGCAGTGTACCAGATGATAAATGATAGGTAACAGATGCATTTTTAATTGTTGTTGTTGCAATTACTTTAAAGTTTGAGATATAGTTGGCACCGATAGTACCAATGTTGTTATCAGAAATCCATTCAATAAAACTATCTATTTCACCTAATACGGTTATTTTAAATAATTTGGTAGTTGAAGCAATTTCATTATCACTCCCCACCCGATGAGCTGTTATATTGAAAAAATATGGTTTACTTACTGCTGGTTGATATGGGATTCTACCATATATTTCACTAGTGGTTGAATTAAACATAACACCTGGCGGTAATCCATAAACACCCCATTTTGATAGGTCAATAATTGATGTCGATGTATGGTTTACTAAACAAATATATGAGTTGGATGCAAATAATATAACATCATCAACTTTATATTGGTGATTCTGTGCCCATTGTTCAGTTGCTACCCCCAATGTGTAATGAATTTCATCAGTATCATATACATCCAACACCATTATGAGATAATTATTTGCTCTTACCGAACCTAAATTGCCGTCTGTTTTCCACACTGGTGTTCTAACAGAAGTAGCATCTGCAGTAAATAAACTTACGCCATCAAGCAATGTTGTGTTGTCTGCCTTAAAATAGTCATCCCCAACTACATAAATACCAAATGTTCGTTTAGATACCGTGTACCCATCCGTAACGGAAATAATAAATTGATAATTCCGACTAATCGTAGATGGTAGTTTTGCTTGTGTATTATAATCATAATACCCAGAATTGGCGGCGGAATCATATTCATATGTATCATATCCATTATCTGGCCGCACACTGAAGTCATATGCAAACGAATCGTAATACCCACTGCCGTATGTGCCATCTCCATCTGAAATTTTCATAGTTGGTAATGGATTGACATACCCAACTATTCTACCATCTTCAGTGAGTGACAGACCAGGCGGCAATTCACCCTCATCACTCGATATAAAAAAACTTAATTTTTGCCCAGTGGCTATATCCGTGTCGAATACAAGTATTTGATAGTTGACGAATGTTCTATCTTTAACATAATACTGATGATTAATTCCAATATCTAAATACCCGGTCGGCAATGCAAATCGTGGTGCATCTGCACCCTGCACAATAAAGTAAAATGTTCTATCAGAAATATCACCATCTTTTGATGCCCGAATACAAAATGTAAATTTAGATTCACTCGCAACTTCGTACGGTGTGCCAAGTATAGTATTATCGACTAATCTCAACCCAGGTGGCAATGCACCCGATATTAATGTAAATGTGACGCCCCGTGGGTCAGACGTTGGCAATATTTTGTAATATACAGGTTCGGCCTTGTTCGAGAATGATTCAGTAAGTCGGATGCGTTCTTGAATAGTACCAAGTGATGTGCCGGATTCTGCTGTCCATATAGTTAATGTCATTAGTTCGTTCTCTACTTGCCTAAAAATCCAAAATCTAACATATTATTTTGTAATGGTGTTCTGAATCCACTGGTAACATTAGTACCATTCATATCTATAGTGACCCCTGTTTGGTTAATTTCAGTTTTCCCGGATGGGTTAAGCAATGAACCTAAATCAAAATTTATATTAGAGTTTATAAAAATTGAAATTACCGAACTTAAAATGTTAACATCATTATTATAAACTTTTGATTCTATATTACCACCATTAACAGTGGTAATGGTATGTCCATTTAATTCAAGATTTCCACCCAATGTCGGAATTTCATCAGATTCAATTTTGGTAATAGCACGTACATCAATCGTACTGGCGAGCTGATTAAAAAATATGCTGCTATCTGAACTTGTAAGGGATTTAAATTCTAAATTTATATTATTTTTTTGATTAAAAACACCAACGCCACCCCCAATATTAACCCCATTTGATATTTGAATATCCCCAATTGCGGTAAAATTCGCATTGACTTTTTGAAATGCTGTTCTCAAATCATCGCCAGTTCCATCATTTGCATAACTACCTAAATTAATTAATTGTATTGTCATGTTCTGCTCTCTCTTATGTATTTACCGTTATTATAGCTTTTCAATCGTACAGAGTGCCTTTCCAATTGTGCCATCCCCTGGTGGTATAGTATCTGCAGTTACCGTAACTTTATATACGTTAAACAAACTATGGTCTGTGAACGTAATACCAATAGTATCGCCTGCCGTAAGAAGACTACCAACCGTATCCCACGTTGTGTTATCTTCTGTTTTTAGTATCTTGCCAGAATAGATATTTGCCGTGGTAGGATAAGTTCTATACGCACTTACATATACATTAAAATTTGATTTTTGGTATTTTAGTTGAATATCTAGTGCATTATTATTGTTAATTACTCTAACTGATAAATTATCCCTAATTAATGCATCCTGTCCTACTATAAGTATCGCAGATGTGTTGTTCACCGATGTGGTATACAGTTCAGTAAAATTAAGATTTATTTTATCAAAGGCGACCCTTAACGGATCGCCACTTTTGTCATTTGCTGTTTTACCAATATTAATATGTTGTTTAGCCACTATGCCCTCCCTACTGCAATCTCAATAACACCAGCTTCACCAGTGTCTTTATCTTCCAATGCTTTTCCAATTATAGACCCCAATTTTGGGTCAGCCGCTTTAATAGCGTATCCGGGGGTATTTGAGGTGGTTAATAAATCGCCTTTTTTAATTTTACCGATAACTTTACACGGTGTTCGTCCAATCAATGCTATACAAACTTTAATTCCAGATTGTTCAGCATTTAATACATATGCAGGATTTGTTGTTACAACACCAGCTAACCGAGTGTCATTTATTGTAGATGCGTTAGTGACTTCCTTATCACCACCAAATACCATAACCGTTCCTGGCGCATAATCAAAATCACCCTCATAATATTCTGCCAAGTCAGCGTAAGTAGCTTGCATTTTACTACCTGGTGACAAAATCCAGTTACCAGTAATGGTACCACTTGTTGCAGCAGCACCAGTAGTTAATGTAGTTGTTTTTAATATACCATTTGTAAAATCAACTTGACTTGAGCTTCCAATTATCCAATGCCCTGTTATGGTACCGGTGGTGCTGGTTGCACCCGTGGTAAAATCACGAACTTTAACAGTTCCACCAGTAAAATCCATCGAACATGTCGAGATTACCGTGGTATTTGACCCAGTTGTACCAGATGCAGACAAGAAGTCATACCCACCCGGGGTGGTAAATGTCACGGTCAATGGACCGGTACTTGTGTCAATTATTTTATAATTATCGATTTTTAGTTGTGAAACATCAATTTCACCATTAGCACCAGTTTTGACGATGCGATTTGCTTGCCCAGTTGTGGTTGTTAATGTTACTGAATATGCATTATTGAGTGTATTAGAACCATCATATGCAACAGTCATTAATCCACTGGCGGTAAATGCAGTATTTTTAATACCATCACCTTGTGTAACGACTGTCCCTGCGGTAACTTCTATTGGATTTGCTGCAATCCCGCTAAAATTTCCAAGAATGGAGCCATTACCAATTGGTGCCATTTGTGATTTGGTAATAGAGTTAGGTTTTATCCCAACCCATCCATTTGTTATTGTGAAATTTGCGGTATCGAACGATGCTATTCCCAAATCAGAGGATGTGATTCCAGTTGCATTTAACCGTGTTGTTGCATAATTCAATGAAAGTTTACTTTGTTGAATTGCCGCAGTTGGACTAATCATTGAATTAACAACTTTATTAGCCCCAATTGCCGATGTTACCACAATCCCAGTATCATTGTAAGTAAATAGTACATCACCAATAACACCGGAAAAAATTTGCTCGTTGCCTGATATTGCATGATCAACGTACAGCTTGGTGGCAGCATCTGTACTTGCCGTAGGGGTCGCTAAATTGGTGATTTTGAATTTACCCATGTTTAGGGCTGATTTCATTGATAATGATCCATCCAGCGCCAAATACCCAGCACCGATTAAATCCGTTTGTAATATTGGTTGGTTATTATGATCTATACCCAATCGTTTATCAATATATCCACGTATAGCACTTTGTACTGGGATCACATCAGGTGTGTTGTTTGTCATTGACGTATCAGACGAGAATTCAGAAACAACAACCCCACGTTTAAATCCGAGACCATCTACATTTGATAATGCAATGTTAGTACTGAGTGTGACCGTTCCGGTACCCTGGTCAACAGTAAAGTATCTACCAACCCGGAATACCCCATTTTGGTCGGTGGAAGTGTAGAAACAACGACCAACACCATCTTCTTGAATTTCATTTTCGGATTGACGGCTAATTGCTGGATTTCCATAAATTTGATATGGATAATTGGTAGTGGAATAACTGCCGGTTCCAATATCCAGGAAGTCATGATTAGTGGCTCGACACGAACTAATACGGGTTGTTATTTGTGCGGAAGCACCGGATGTATATCCCGCTCTTAACACGGTTGCCGTAACTGAATCAAATGGCTTACTAATACCTATTACAGAACTTATTGCGGTAGTACCTTCTTCTGTTATGTGTGTTATTCCAGTCGCAAATGTACCAGGATCCAATGGATATTCCAGCGTAATACTAGTGCTAGTACTAGCACTACAATTCCAGAACCCATTGTATAAGGAATTACTATTACCGGATACCCTATAAAATTTGTTAATCGCGGGTGCGGTAGTTGATGTGAATGATAATGTTATACTGTACGGCCCATCCCCACTTTTACTGACAACCCCAGAAGCTGTTCGTTGTGTTCCTATAATAAAGTCACCTGGATCTGCCTGGTATAAAGTAGTTATTGTAGCAGTGGAAACACCTACTGACGCAGTTCCAGCTACATTCACATTATCAGTAAGCTCGGCAGTTAAGACGGCATCACCATAACTCAATTGAATACTAGGTGTGCTGGTATAGTTGTATCCAGGACTCACTAATGTTACCGTATCAATACTGCCATTGCTAATTGTACAGGTAGCAATAGCATTGATTTCTGCACCGCCCCCAATAAATGTAATGATAGGTGGTAATGTGTACCCAGTACCACCATTAGTTATGGTGATGTTTTTAACAGATGTCACAACGGATGCGTTAACTGTACACCCACTTGGTACCCAACACGCTGGACTAACGGTAAACTTATTTGCGTCATCAATTGATTGTATAATCGAGCGGTTTGCGCTAACAAAGGTCAACGTTCCACTAGGTGAGGTAACTGGTGGCGTATTTAACGTAATGGTAGTGGTAGTATCTATAGTAGATACACCAGTTACATATTGTGTTTCATCAAATCCCGTCCCTCTAACATAATCCCCTATTTGAATACCACCGTTGACTGAATTTACTGTTAGTATAGTTGTACCAAATCCACCACTAACAGTTACAGCAGTTGATGAAATGGTCACGGTCATACCAATCAGTAAGCCAGAGGTTGTTGTGACGGTAAGTTGTGTGTTACTTGTGACATCAACTACCTGAGCAGACCTATTAAACCCATCTGTTGTTTGATTAGAAATTGTAATATAACTATCTACTGGTGGGTACAACTGATGTCTATTATATGGTATATCAAATGTTACTAATTTATATAATGTATTACCTGGTGATGATGTTTTATTTTTAAATGTTAATGCACTAACCCCACTCCCATCACCCGCATTATTAATTATGGCAGTTGGATCTATGTCAATATATCCATTACTTGCTATACCAAACGTTATATTTCCAGATGGAATCGCGGTGGGTGCTGCACTTAATGTGACAGTAGTTTGTTGTGTGTCACTGTTGTATGATATGTTGGTAACCGTTTGTCCATTGGTAATTCCAATGCAATTTACTACATCACCAACTTCGATAACCCCAATTACATTGTTCACAATTACGGCTGTACTGTTAGTATTTCCACTTACGACATCAGCTGTAGCAATGACTTCAGGACTGACATAACCTAATATACGATGTAGTCGACCATTCCATGCTGTAATATATGTTCCTTTGTTAAGTTGGTCGATTGTTGATTGCTGACTTATATGTAATACTGCAATTTTGGTGTCCCCAACCGTAGATCCCTGTGTTTTACTTGGGTCAGATGGATCAACTGTATTGATATTAGAAATATCTGTTGTAATTTTAAAATAATCAAACGCGGTGTCACTTTGAAGAATTGCAACGTTATTTGGTAATACTTCACCAGTTGAGTTAGTCAAATGGTATGAAGTAACACGATATATATCCGCCAACTTATCGCTGTATTGCAATGCTGTACTTGGTCTAGTTGGCTGAACATTGGATATATTATTAAATTTAACATTTCGCAATGATCGAATGATTACTAGTTGGCCATGGTATAATTCGGTATGTAACCCGGTTGTTGATGTTCCATTATTACCAGATGTGTTTAAATATAATTTAAGAACATTTTGCCCACTAATTGTAATATTAGTATGTTCAATGGAGTTAGCTTCGTATCTGGAAATACCCCCATTAAAAACAGTGTGATCTATTTCAACTTCACACCCGTTCAGTGGTTCGTACTCATACCCTATTATCCATAATGCCAATGATTGTGTTGTTGCAGTTGGTGTCATTTCATTGGATACCACACCTTGCTTGTAAATTCTTGCAGTTTGAATTAGATTATTAGCTAATGTAACTGAATCTGGTAATTCAGTTACATCATAACCAGATGCCCGCAAGCCATACTTTCCGTGTGAATTGGACCCGGCTATTGCACGAATTTGCCCACCATTGTTTGCCCAGAAATGGGTGTGACAGTAATAGCTAAAGGTTGACATTTGTTCAGAAACTGCCCCATTGGTAGCGATAATTGCGTATCCGAGGTCATTAATCATGGCAAAATCATTTGCTATCATGGATTTATTGCCACCCATTTCAATGTTTATTTTTAAGCCACCTCCACTGTTTAAGAAAGAGATTACAGATGATTGAATAGTTGGTTTCGCCGTTAAAATAGCGGTTCTGGCAGTTTGTAGACTACTAGATTGTTGTGTAATAGTTGGATAATCAGCTGTTCCACTAGTATAACTGTGGTCTGGTATATAATCTATCAATATATCACTCAATGATGATAGTATAGTATTGAAAGAACTTGGATTAGTTGGGGGGTTATCAGTCACTTGCGTTCTTGTATTACCAGATGATTTGGTGATGGATGTCCCCGCAACTATAGATTGTATAATCGTTTTTAATCTAGTATATGCTGCAATAGTAACAGATTCTTCACCAATAATATAGCTGGTTGCAGTTCCAGAAATCCGCCAGTATGCTTCAGCCGAATCCCTAGTTTGACTATTCCCACCATAAAATAAATCATACACCATTGCATCAAGAATATATCCTACATCACGCTGACATGTTAGTGCATTGTAGTTTGGGATTAATTTGACAGCATAATTGCTAGAGATCCATGCGGTAATTTCAGTTTGAATGAATTTTCGATTGGCAACTAGTATATCTTTAGCTTTGACCGAATCTTCGCTTGCCCCAACTGGTGTTGGATACGTAATTGCGGGTATACTTGTAATTCCGTGTTCAATAATAGACATAATAATATTCATTCTATCATTTATTGCAGATTGCACACTGGAATTGGATGATGTTGCATTAGCCAATTCTTTTGCTTTATTAATACCAGCAATTGTTTGAATTTTTTGTCTATTAATAACTGTATTCGAATACGAACGAAGATATGATAAGCCAGCTTTAACTGACTGGAAGTTTGAACCCAATACCATATCATATCCAATTGCATCAATAATCAACCCGACATCACGTGAACATTTTGAATTATTATATGAATCTGCTGCATTGTATGGTGTTGCGACATTTAGTGTCATCACAACCGTTGCAGTTGATGCATCAAAACTTACAATGTCATCTACTTGATATCGTTGGCCTTGTACATAAAATGCACATGGTGGGTGTGGAGGGCGAATATCCAACCCACTATTAGGACCACCAACCACTGTTAGTGTTATACCATTGTCTGCAATATCGGTTATAGTTCCAGTTAAGCGACCAGCAAACCCATCCACATATTGCCCGCCAGCAAACCGTTTTTTATTGGTGCTTTGGGTAAATGATGAACAATCTTGACCATACGGTGATTTAGTTTTAATCTGGCCACCAGGGTCAAGAACCATTGCAAATCCACCATGTCCTTGAAATGTAATATTGGAAATACGGGTTGCATCATTACATAGGAATACATCAATGTCTTTGTTATTTTTGGACGGACTAGTAATATCTAATGGATTAGTTAAATAATGTCGTCCATAGTTAATAGAATCATATATGAACCAGTCCCCAGTATTAAGAACCCCGATAGTACTGAATGGGTATATTACTGAACAATTCATAAAGTTGCCACTTACTGAATCGATAATAGCTTTACCACGTTTTACTATGTTGTTGTCAGTAATAACTTTTCCAATCCAGGTAGATGACGCTTGGCCATTTGCTAAAGTTACAATGATTTTTTCTGATGAACCGCTAAGTGTTATGTTAGTGTTGGGTGCATAGTTCGGTCCAGTATAATTGACCACCCCGACTTCCATTGCATCAACTATTGCGTCACGATAGAAGAATATTTTACGCCATGGTGATTGTGAGACACGGTCACGTGGCCTAATAATGGTTCTTCTGATATCATCCCCTTTAATAGAGCAATTTGCGGGTAATCTAATTGGGTAGTCTTCATAATACACCCCACTTTCTACAAAAATAGTGATGTTAAGATCACGTACAGTTTCACCAAATTCAACTTGTTCACCAACCGTATATAACCCAGGCTTAGTCATTCTAACTTGGATGGTATCAACCCCGGGTGCACTCTCTGGTATATACTTGACAATAGAAGAGTATGCCAATGAATCAGTACCAATTAATGCTTTTGCTGGTATAATATCGTTATTCAATGGTGAACCTTGATCAACATATCCATTGCCACCATTATCAATCACAATATTCCAAATACCACTGCCAAATGTTGGCGTGGGGGCGGCCCCGACCCCAAATTTGATTATGTTTGTAATGGTTTCCATGTTATAAATGAAAGTATCATTCGCATTTATAGACGCATGGTTTACACTATCAAATGTTTGTGTGAATAATGTTTGATACCGACTAGCAGTGGTTTGAGTTAAAACTTGTAATCCCAACCCTTTAACAAATTCGATGCCGTCTATTGTTTCACTAAATTGTGTACCAATTGCAATTGCGTGAGAACTTGCATTTTTATAATAACTTTTACCGGCGTTGATAGATTGCCATGTGCCGCCTGTTACAAGGTCAATAGCCATTGCGTCGACAATTAACCCGATGTCACGAAAACAGCTAGATTCATCGTAATTAAAACTACCAGTAAATGTTGTATCTAAGTATTGAATTGTGTTTACTGAAACTGTTTCTTTAGTATCAAGTATCAATTGTCTAGTAGATGTTAATACTGAATCATAATTTGTTAATGATGGGTATTGAACATTATATTCTGAGTTTGTTTCAATAATATCTTTAATAATAGTGAATAATTCAGTTATCGTGGCGGATGCATCTGAACCATTGCTCCACGCAGTATTTCGTACTTGGGGGGTAGATGAAAAAGTGGGTGTAACGGTAATATTTTGGGAAAGTAATGCCACCATTGTTTGGATATGGCCAATTGCTAATATTGTTGTTATTTGTTCATTTGGAATAACAGTGACATTATTAGACCAGTATTTCTTGGCAGCATGAATACTTGCAGAATTCCCGCCATATGTAATATCATATGCAATAGCTTCTAATATGTATTTTATATCACGCTTACAAGTAGCTTGGCCAGTAACTGGGTTTCCATTGTAATCAAAATTTGGGTATGCTGAAGTCACCCAGGCGACAGTTTCATCAGTAATAAAATTAATATTTGCAATAATTGCTTGTCTAGCATTTTCATACCCACTACTCAATGTAGATGGACTGATAAATATTGGACTTGATAAAATACCAATACCAGTTGTTAATGTATTAATTATAATATCAAACAAATTAGTTATCTTTGATGTAATAGCTAGATTATTAATAACAGCGAAATTATTGTTAACGTAATCCACTGCTTCATTTTTATAAGAAGATTTTTTATTTAAAATTTCAGTTCTAGCATTAGTAAGAATAGTACCAATCGATGATATAGATGGCGGTATTATTGTATAATTTGTGTTTAATTCAACAATATTTTGAATAATTGAAATATTTTGTGAAATTGAGACAGAGGCATCCGACCCATTATTAAATGTTTCATTTTTATACTGCTTGACACTCTGTTGATATACTAATGGCAAACTACCGTTAATGATTATTATTTGTGCCAGCGTGTTGATATACCCAATTGCCGCGTGTATTGCTGCACTTTTATCATGTGGTGCATTTTGAATTGAAGTGAGCAAATAGTGGGTACCTGCGTATATACTTTGTGTATTACCACCATAAAGTAAATCATATGTAATACTCCAGACAATGTGTTTTATGTCTTGTCGAACAGTTGGTTTATCATATATAACTGTCGGGAATTCTGCGCTTAAAAATCCAATTATTTCTGCTTGAATAAATGAGATATTATTTAATAATAAATCTTTAGCACTTGTTTTACCAGTTGTTGTTCCTTTATTACTCGGCATTTTTACATTTGGTATTGTACCAGATACAATTATGTCGAGAATTATATTTATGTTATCATTAATAGATGACACTATTTGTGGCGACATCAGAACACTAGGTAATACTATAAGTTTACTTTTTAAATCAAGTAATACTGCATTTATCTCAGATTTATTTAAATTAGTGTTAGCAGATTCAAATAATATCCCAACTTGTACACTTTGGTAGTTTGATTGGAATGCGAAATCAAAGCAGAGTGCGTTGATTACATTATCAATATAAGATTGTAAATTAATGGTGCTATATGAATAATTGACTAGTTGTTCTTTGGTGTACTTAATAGCATCGATAGTTTGTATAAGTTGGTTTGTTAACACTTCGGTATTAGCTTCATCAAAATAACTCGCAGCAATCCGGTATGAATTATATGTTGTATCTAAAACTATGTCATATCCAATTGCATCCAATATAGTTTGGATATTGAGTTTATATTTGGGTTTGTCATAATCGAATTTATTAACATATTTTTTGTTTATATATGCAATTGTTTCTCGCTGAATGAATTCTTTATTTGATTGCAATAAATCGTATGCGTTAGTATAACCAGCATTAGCCGAATTCCCACCAGTTAGTGTTACACTTTGGATTGTTGAGAATGTTTGGTCATGGCCGGTTGTATATGATATACGTTGTTTGTATGGGCCTGGCTCGTTTGATGACAAATTAATTAAGTTTTCCGCTTGTAACGCGGCGGCACCTACAGATTTGTATGCATATTGCCAAAAGCGGCCTTCTTTACCAGCAGGTGATTTTAGTTGTAAATCGTCCCCTGATGTTGATACGAATAAATTAACATTGCTTGTAAATGTAGTATTATCTACATAAAATTTAGTTGCAGCTTGTAAATCATTTGCACCAGTTGGGGTTCCATATCCATCTAACGGTGCTGGATGGTCGTTTAAATATAATTTCCCAGCCATCGTATCACCAGTTCGGCGAACAGTGTCTTTACGTGGCATAACTTCTGATGATAAGTAGTTACCACTCAATGACGAATCATAATCTTTATCAGTGGTATTTGCTTCTATTGGTTCATTTCGAACCCGTAGTGGGCCACTAACGAACCCACTTTCTGATGTTTTAACATACGTTCTGTTGGCATATCCAAGGGTTACTGGTAATTCATCTATAGTAGTTGTTGAATTAGGCCACGCAATGTTAAATGCGTTAACTAACTCCGGGCTTGGATCAGATAATTTACCAATTGCAAAATGATTGGTGTTTAACGCGCCCCCTAGTTGTGGACTTGCGTCCCCGGCAAGATTTGCAACATCTGCTGAAATTACAAGTTGACTATTGCTAGATTTGTTAATATCAATACCTGCGCCAGCAATAATTGAACGTGCAGTTAACGAAGTTCCGGTTGTATTAGACATGATGAGTTGGTTAACCCCGTATGAAGATGGTGCATCATCAAGGTTTGTAAATTTAATTGTTCCACCAGCTCCAAAAATGCTATAAATTTCGTTGAAATTTTCATTTACTTTACGAAATGATTCACGGATACTATCACCTGTTCCGTCATTACCTTGTACACCTATATCAATTATTTGTTTTGCCATGTTGATTTTTACCTCGTGGGATTCGTTATCATTATATTTATCAACATTTTTTGTAATCTTAATGTAAATATTATATGCTTATAAAATCAGAATTTGTATTATCCCACCACCAGCGTATTAGTAAACTTGGAAAAGTCCATTCCTATACTAGAAAAAAATCAGTTTTAACGTTTAGATGTGATTGTTGTGGGAGTATGTTCCAGCGTGAACGAGGTATGATGGATCCAACTAGATTAAATAACAATTTTTATCATGTATGTCATCTGTGCGATGTAAAAAGATTTGCCCAGATGAAGGGTGTAGAAAGTAGACATATTTGGGATATGCCAGTTTCTAGTCTAAAGACCATTGCTCAATTATAAATAGATTACAAGGAGAAATGTATGTTTGAATTTATTAAAAAATTGTTGGGACTAAGTAAATCAGCCCAAATTGCAGAGGAAGTGGCTGTTATCGAAAAAACAGTAAAGGAACATGTTAAAAAAATTGCAGATGTAAATAATGATGGCAAAGTGAATACCGATGAGGTAAAAGCAGTGGTTAAAAAAATTGCAGATGTAAATAATGATGGCAAAGTGAATATCGACGATGTAAAAGCAGTGGTTAAAAAACGTGTTTCTAAAAAAGTCACTGAGTTGACACATGGTGTGGTAGATATTGAAGATATTGAAGCAGTGGTTAAAAAATATGTTTCTAAGCAGGATGCGAAGAACAAAGTGGTAGAAAATACCCCAAAACCGCGTGGTAGAAAACCAAAAGCACAGTAAGTAAGGGGCGATAAGCCCCTTTTTAGTCGTTAGTATTTGTCAATCAGCCAGTAATTGTGGATATAACGACATACATTGATAATATATAACTATAAATCAATAATACCATACTTGTAAGCCAATTCTTAATTTCACCATTAATTTTAGTATGCTAGTGGTTTCGTAATTCATCATGTATTTCTCGTGCAATTGCGATTTCGGGTAACAGCTCGTGAATCATATTGTATTCTTTGTGTTGATATCGTATTATTTGCGATATAACTACTAATGTCCAATACCACCAGTTGATGCATATAACTAGGATAATTGAAATAATGCACCACAATTCAGATTTTGTTCGCATGTTTACAACATCATCCCACCAAACGACAGTTGCACTGCAGCCCACGAAAACTATTATACTAGCATATAACCAATTTTTACGGTTCGCGCTTATTTCTGTGATATAGTCTTTATGTGTTGTTAGTATGTTGGAACACGATTCCCGATTTTTATTCAATGTTATTGTCTACCAATAGCACCAAACGGAACCCATTCACCAGGTGTTCCATCAAGTAAACAAATCCATCCAACATATCCATACTCTGTTGGATTTTGATTCCAACAAATATCTCCCTTTTTATGTGTTCCAGTGGTCGGGGATGATAGCCCATTGATAAATTTTTTATCATCAAAACTTACATTTCCATTAACTGATAGTTTGACAGTAGGGTCAGGGTTTGATATACCAATCGATAACGTACCGTGTACTTTAACTGGCTTTGTTGAATATAGTTTATCCCCAATAATTATTTCATTGGTGTCAGCATATATGATACCAGATTGTTGTACAGATACTACCATACTGTTCGCACATGTAATACCGGAGGGCGTAATTGAAATATTTTCGGAAAGTTGGATGTTATTTACATGTATGGTGTTATCTACGACAACCTTGCCAAGTAACGATGCTTCACCATTGACCACTAGTGATTCCAGTGCACCCACTGTTAGTAAATTAGAATGTAATATATTCCTGCCTAACCCAGTGCTATATAATGCAACGGTACCATTGACATAGTATGCTTGGTCTGGTCCGATATCTATTGATTCACTTGAATAAAGTCTGTCAGGACCTTCCGCAATATATAGATGCTTGGTATACCCATTACTTATCCACGCTAATCCCTTTCCATAGATGGTATCATCCTTAAATGTTTTGAACTCTAATGAGGATGATCTTTCCAACCGGGTGTCGGTCACAATACACTCGGCATGAATTGATCCAAAAACTTTTAATACTCCATTTTTATCACTTTCATTGCCTATCTGAATTTCACCATTATTTTTAATAGTAATACGTGGGGTATTATCAGTTATGATAGCGACATCGTGGTTAGAAAATGTGCCAATACTAGCTAATCCATATCGTGGGCTGCCAATTGAAATTTCAACATCATTGTCAATAATACTGATTGCTGCACTTGGTTCAGATGTACCTAATCCAAGTCTGTTATATATTGTATTAAAGTATGCAAATTCACCAATTGTGGTATCACCCACAACGTTTAGGTTTTTTAATGACCCTACTTCAGTCAAATTGCTTTTTTTTATTTGGGTTCCGAGATGATTCAACCCAATAACTTCAACATTATCTATTTTATATGACTTGTCACTAGCAATATCGAAATCACTATTACTCCATACCCTACCAGACTTGTAAACTAACTGGGTAGTTCCTTCACCCCACGTCCACCGAAATCCTTTTCCGTTCAATTCAGATTCTGTGTTAACAACCCAGTTACCGATGTCCGAAGAATTTCCATTATCGGTTATTAAATTATTAACTTTAATAGTATTAACATATAACTCATTAGCAGTTAATGTTTCAGATACACAAATTGAACCATTATGTGAAACTTGCCCGGCAGTCTCATTTAGTTCAAGTTTGGGAATGTATACTTTATCAGATTGAATGTTGAGTAATTGTGTCATAGTTAGGTCTCTTTTATATATTTATTCAAAAAACCCAACTAATTCACCTAACTAGCGACTTTCAATAATATAATATCCTCATTTATTCTACCATTCATTTTAGTATCAGTTGCATTGATGTCGTCTAAAAATTTTCTTAACGCAATTTTCCCAGCATTTTTAAATTCTTTGAGTTTTTCTTCTGGTTTTCTTATTGTTTTTTGAATACTTTTATTTTCATCAAATCCCACCAACGTTGTTCCCTTTACTCCAATTGGGCCAACCATTTCATCCGCAATATATCTACCCAATTTTCTAGTTTTAGTATTATAAATCCATAATTCTTTAGACCCGATGATATCAGTCGGATTAATTGACACCAATTTCAATGGTTCAAATACCTTCAAATATTTTAATTTGCTCACCAATTTATCTTTCGGTACAGCTTTTTTAGCGCGGGGCTTGCGTGTTACCTTGGCCTCTTCCATTAACATCACACATGCAGATTCGATTTCTTTGTAAAATGATAACAATGAATTGAGCTGCTTTTTATTACGATGACTATACCCTTCTTTAATGTCTTCATCTTTGCCTTCAATTGCTAGAAGCAGTTCTTGCATATTTTTTGTATAGTAATCTCGGATTATTCTTGCGTGTGTTGGCTTCGCTTCTTTAACTTTTAACAGATTGTTAACTTTTAGTTGTTTCGGATTGAAATCATCGGGGGTTTTAATCCATACCTCGATTGCTTCTTCGATTTCTTCAACCATCCGATGTGTTGCTTCTCGCACACGTTCTTGAATATTAATTACTGGGGTAGATGATGGGGTGTCGATATCAGTTTCATTGGCGACTTCATCATGTTTGCTGTCGTAAATAGCAGTAGATATAGCAGTCATTAACCATTCTTTTGTATTTTTACCATTATTAAAGTCATCCCTATGTTCAGGCATCCCTTTCAATAAGCAATTCGCAATAGACCCCATGGTTACACTGGTTCGCCAATCTTTGGTTTTTTTATATTGTGACAACATTACGGTATCTATAGAATTGTTTTCCATCCATTTAATAACGGATGGTTTCAAATCTTTGACACTAAGTTGCAAGTTATAGTACTGCATTGCAGCATGATAGTATTTTAAGTATTCACTCGCAGTCATTGAATCACAGTCAGCCCACCCAGGACTTAAATCTTTTCCACGATTTTCCCGAATAGTAATACTTGTTATTTTTTTCGATTTACATTTTTTATCTTTAGCGATTTTAGCCATAATTATATTCCATTTATTGGCATATTGTGTTTAATCATTCGAAACCAATATATTGTATTATTGGTTGTAATTATCAATTACGTCCATAAACTTTTTCTAATTTTAATTAATCTAATAAGCATTTCGTCTTCTTCTTTTTCATATTGTTCTTCAATTTCAAGAAGTCTTTTTAAAGAATCTGCACGTTCATCACGTTCCTCTGGTGATATAATGTCATCGTCAAGAAATGACATTATATCACCATCAGGTAATTTTCGTTCGCATATTTCAGTCCATCCACTAACATCATATGGGTCAGGACGATTACGATATGTTTCTACCCACCATAAATATAATGTTTTTATCTCTTGTGCTACCAATGCCTGGGGGGTGGGTTTGCCGAAATCTACATTGGATTCTGACATCCATTGTTTATCAAATGTTAAACTACTCGCCCAATCAAGATACGCAATACCAGCTTCTGGACATCTCCAAGATCTCCATTTAAAAAAAGTTGTTCTCCACCAAGGAGTACAAAATTTTTTACGTGCCTCGGTGTCCCACACAACGTGATGCCAAGCTTGTTCAACTTCCACAAAGTTTACTAACTCGTTAAATAAACAAGGTAAAAATCGATAGCCAACATCTTGCCATTGTCCAGGTTTAATATCAATTTTACTAGATGTCAATGCATGACTTTTAGTAACCCACCTATTATTAATATAATAGCGAATACTATGAAAGGTTTCGTATGGCCAATAAATAAAATCTTGTAATTTGTGTAATCCGGTTTCTGCCATCCAGTACCGATATGGATGTTTTTGTTTGGCTTTTTGATCCCATTTTTTCCACTCAGTACCGGACGCAGCGCGTGGAACGGCCGTTCCACGCAACCAATCTGCAAATTTACTGCATGACCAATAGTTTGTATGTATTGACATTTTTTGGCTACCTATATAATGAATTAATATGTTATTGTATTAAATCCAAAACAGTTTTAAACTATTTTGTATATATACCACGTTGCTATTTTACTAAAAATGGTTCTAGATTTGGTGGAGAATATGTTTCTGGTTTTAACACCTTTCCATCTTCACGTTTAATCACTTTATTTGTTACCGGATCAAGTTTACTCATGTTTGACCGAATAACTTCTTCCCAACCACCTTCACCATCAAACCCAGCTGAATGCATAGCACCAACAATTACGACAATTAAGTCTAGCAACGCATCTAATTGTTCAAGTCTATCATTATCTGCAATGGCGACTTGCAATTCATTAAATTCTTCGCGGATAAGATTTAAGTATAGATTGTATTGTTCTTGGTCGTATGTATCAACCCCTTGACCGCATGCTATCATGAATTCTTCTTGATCTTTAAAAATAGACATATTATTCCTCTTATTCCGTATGTTAGTGTATGTTGTTAGTTATCGTTGATGTTGTATTAATGGTTTTTGATGTTCTTTTAGATACCAATCATATTCTGCTCTGCAATCAACACAGCATTTTTTATTCATAGATCTAAATAACAACAATGCACCATTGCATTTTGGACACCGTTCCAACGGTTCGATGTGATCCATTATTCATCTTTATGAAGTTCAATTATTGTGGGTTCTGTTAGTTCTTGTTTTTCTGTTTCAGGTCTATGATTGTAAATTATACCTAATACTACCCATGTTACCCACATTACAACCACAACCGTAAATATTACATTAATGATTTTTTCCATAATTTATGATCTTTCTTCAAGTGGAATAACTTCGTAACTAACTACTTCTTTTAACGGTACTAATCCTAATCCTTGATGTAATGGCAATATTAATGGTTTTCCATTAATATTCCATTCTATAGGCATATTGTAATCGCATCTAAAACACACAAATCCAACTATTTTATCAAAACCAGTATAACTGTGATCGATAATAACTGGATATCCGGCAGATGTTTTAAATTTTCCAAATAATGATTTATGTTTTTGAATAAATGTCATGATCTATCTACCTATATTATATTGTAAACTATATCATAACATCATTAATAAAAATTGTCAAATAGTAACGATAAAAGGATGTAGATCGCGGAACGGCAATTCCCATCTACTTCAATACTTACACGGAGTATCAACATGAATATTTATACAATATGCGCCCTGCATTTAAGCGACAAATAATTCTTCCATAAACCAGAATGTGTAACCCCACTCATTCAACCTAACGTTTGGCAGAATCATGAAAGGACCGATAACAGCAATCAGATACATCAAGTGTAAACCTTCTTGGTATGTAGGCAGTCTTGTTTTTGCATACATGAAAGAAGCGGCATCAATGATGATGTAGATTGGGTATGACCGGTAGAATTCGATGATGTGACTTGGTGTAAAGTCAGTATCACGAACGATAGTTTGGTGTCATGTACCGTCTTGCACTGTGAAGTAAGAAGCGCCCCAGTAGATAGCCCAACCGTAACATACCAATCATGTCCAGTGTGTGAAATGACGACGCAATTCTTTACATGGAGTGATTGACATAACTTTACGTTCACATGTTTTTCATATGTAGCCGTTAATACCTGCGAACAGGATAACTTCGACAACTACAACATGTTCATCCAGTATGTTTCGAACTCAGGTGCGGATGAGTCCAGACCGGCTGACCAGCCGTAAACGTATTCGTACCAACGGATGAAAGAATAAAACGTTAGATATAATGTAATACCTAATGTTAGGTTTAGTTTATTCAGAAGTGGGTTGTCGTTGACTCCTGCTTCTACTGATTCCAATGTACTAGCCATATGATACCTCCTATAGGTTTTTATTGACTAATTTAATTGATGTTTAACGACAGTTAAACATTTTTTTGCGGGGAGATAGCTATTAAAAATATTTATACGAATTATTATAAATTGTTATATTATTACAATTTTTCACCAGGTACAAACCCACGAAAACTTTTAAATCTTGGAAAACGTAAACTATACGTGCCATCTTTGTTGTGTGTTATGGCATCAGCACGGATTTCAACCATGTGCCCAACAACATTTGTAGTGTGTTGCCAAATATCGCATCGAAGCTGATCACTAAAGCCACTACCCACGTTAACCACAATTTCTATCGAATCGTCGATGCCTTTACATACCAGCGCCCCGAGTCGTCCTTTATTTCTTCCTGTCCCTTCTTCAACAGCAATTACCTCCAGGGATACTTCAATGAATGGTTTAAGTTTTAACCAAGCAACGGTTCTATCACAAATATATGATGAGGTTGGGTCTTTTAGAATGATCCCTTCATACCCACCATCAATCGCAGATTGGTTTATCTGTAGATACCGGTTATATCCATCAGATGTATTCAAATCTACTAGTTCTTGTTGTACTATTCGTACATTATGAAGTTGTAAGAAAATCTTATCACTAAACCATTCTTTAAGATATTTTGATCTTTGTTCTTGTGGAACATCAAACTGTCCTTTTTCAAAGTCCGCTAATGGTATCATATCAAATAAATATAACACTGCATCATTGGTTGAAACATTTTCTTTGCGAGTCACTTGTGTCATCAAATCTTGAAAGGATGTACTCATAATTTCACCATCAAATACCATTGGTTTATGAAGGGTTTTTGCTACTAATGAAAATTGTTGTCTAATTTGTTCAAAATTAAATAACTGTTTACCATTTCTACTATATTGGTCTACTCTGCCAGTTGGATAAACTATAGTAAGAACCCTAATTCCATCCAATTTAACTTCTAATAGTTTCTTACCAATTATTTTTGATTCATGGTTGGCGCTATCGTGTGCAAGTTGGCATTTGAAAACCGGGATAGTATATTTTTCGTGGTTTTTAACAACTTTGTTGATGGTTTTTTCACTTATCCCACACCGTAGATCTTTAATTAATATTCGTCTATACCAATTATTCCATTCATCAATTGTTGCTTGGGTCATTAATTCAGATATTAGGGCACGTGCGGCGTTTCCAGTGGTTGTCCGGTCAACTAAATTCCGAATAACACTTGAAAATTGTTCCCAGGTAAGTCCAGGCCCAGATTCATTAGATTTTACATCGACTTGCTTAATCCCAAATGTTGTCATTGGGTCTAAACTTAACCGACATCCTTCAAAAAAGACATTGTTAGACGAGTTTAGTTCTTCATTAATGATAGATTCTTTAACTAATCGTCTATTATCGGATTCTAGTAATGTGATTACTTCCCATGGTGTTTTCATTTGTTTCACCTATCAGTCTGCTAGAAATATGTATTAATTAATCGCGTTTAGTTACAATTTCATCACAGAGCCCATAAGCCAATGCTTCGTGCGCACTCATAAATGTATCGCGGTCCATGTCCCGTTCAAAATCATAATATGTCTTACCTGCAGTGTTGTGGTCAACATATAATTGTGTTAAAATCTGTTTCATTTTCGTTATTTCTTTATATTGAATTTCAATATCACTTTGCATACCACGTGCACCACCACTTGGTTGATGAATCATGTGTCTTGCATTTGGCAACATGTATCGTTTACCAGGTGCACCTGCTTGTGCCAAGAACGACCCCATTGAGCATGCTTGACCCATAACAATAGTGGATACATCGGGTTTAATGAATTGCATTGTATCATAAATTGCCATCCCAGCCGTAATTACTCCTCCTGGGCTATTAATGTAAAATTGAATATCATCGTTGTTTTGGCTTTCTAAGAACAATAACTGCGCTACTAATATACTAGAGGAATGCTCATCCACCGCAGTATCTAACATGATGATACGGTCTTTAAGTAGTCTACTGTAAATATCATACGAACGTTCACCCCTTGCTTCTTGTTCTACAACCATTGGAATTAATGATGGCATTTTATTTCCTTGTGTGTTTAAAAAATTATGTGAATATATTATTTGTGGTCGTCGAATTCGGCAACAGACAACTTTTCATATTGTTCAATTTGTGCTTCTAGTACACGAATCCTGTTTTCTAGTTGGTCAATATGATTTGCAATTTCATTAAAAAAGTTAATAGTGTTATTAGCAGTAATACGGACCATATCGCTTACTGATTGTTGAGTTTGTTGTGTTTCTTGTGTCACTTTATATCTCCAAAATTAAATTAGGGTTCCATCCGGTATTTTCACTATATGAAGCATTTTCATATCCACGCGGATTACACACGATTCTGGTTTCACCAACGGTATAATTTTGCATTGTGTGGGTATGTCCGTGTGTCCATAATGTTATCAGTGGGTTATTCAAAATAAATTTGGATAAATCACTATGATACCCTCCATTCATTTCATACATATTTTTGTATTTGTCAGGGATACTCAAGAGACATGGTGAATGATGGGTAACAACTACTATTTTTTTATCAGATGGTGCATTTATAACAGCTTCTGCAATGTATGCAATAGATTCACGATGTCGTTTAACAGTGTCGTCAATTCTTAATTTTCTAACTCCACAATGATCATTCCGAATAAGCTTATAATCATTTATCATAGACGGTAAGTTACACAGTGTCAATGGGTCACTATTGTTTGCATCTGTCCACAATGTAGCACCAATGAATAGAACATCATCAATTGTCACAGAATTATTTTCTAGAAAATGAACATTTTGAAAAAATGAACATTCTTCACGCAGATATTCAATCCCGGCATAAAACTTGCCGTAATATAATTCATGATTTCCAGAAACATAAATTACATGTTTAAATTGTTCTGAACATTCTTTTAAAAATTCACGAAATCGCAATGCTTGTATTTGTCTGGGTTCGTAGTGTGGCAATTCTTCCCGTTCTCTAGGGTAATCATGTAAAATTTCAGATATTAATATATCACCAGACAATATTAATATATCGGCATTTTGGGAATTAGAGAATGATATTGGACTAAATTCTAGGTGTAGATCAGATACTACGGTTATTTTCATGTTATAACCTATAAATTACTCTACCTTTATTAAGGTCATATGGACTGACTTCGATTTTTACCCTGTCACCTTGAATAACTCGTATTTTGTGTTGTTTAAGTTTACCCGCTAGATAACACACAAGTGTATGTGTAGTATCATCAATTGTTACTTTAAACATATTTCCAGGTAGTACGTCATCTACTTTCCCTGTCATTTCGATTGCATCTTCTTTACTCATGTTTTTTGATTATTAATTTCTCATCTTCTATAGTAATTTCTATTAAATCACCAGGTAACCACCCATTATGTTGTATTATTTCATCAGGAATTTTCATCAAAATGTTATCAGTATCACCTGGTATTTCTTCAACTATTTCATCTACCGCATATGTAGTCATTTTGTTATTACCACCCATCCCATAAGTCTAAGGTCATTTCTAATTTCATCCGTCACTTTTCCTTCATGAACATTCCCAGATGGGCCATCATCGCCCGATGGAATCCCAGAGCAATACCAATCCATGTAATCACCATATCCTATCATATCAGCTATTATACCACCAGCGTATTTCCAACTGCAATTCCAATAGTTTTCTTTAAGAATATTCCAACTGTTGTCTAGATGAATAAATTGATTATTGCATAATGCCGCATATAAATTTTGAGCATATGTGTCACTTGCTACAACTTTTTCGATAATGTAGTCGGTTGTTCTCAATGTATATTCTAAATTATTTTTCTGCCACTCGGTATCTTGGTCACGTGCTAGATCAAGTTGTTCATTTTCTAATAGCCTATTAAAATACACATCATCGGCGGTGGCAGTCCCGTTATCTGTTAAGATTGCCAATCTGTTGGTTTTTTTAAAAGTCCATTTGTCTGGACTATATTTCATTTTTTTCATCGGTTGAAGAATAGTTATAGATTATTATTATTATATATCACAGTTCAGGGATAGTCAACTTTTAAACAAAAAAATAGGTGCGTTATGCACCTATTTTTCGTAGATTAATAAAATTATTATGTATTATCAAATATTGTCACTAATTCAGTTGCCAAAATAGTACTTGTTATTTTATTATTTGAATTAGGCATAAACATACTACCTGAGTGGAATAACGCCCCACCAGATGTGATATTATACACCGCTTTTCCACTACCCGCCGGTATATTGAACGTACAGTTACCAATAATAACAGTGGATGTGCCGCTATTTAATTTAATCCCATTTGAATTAGGTTGAGTATTCACAAGTAGGCATGAAGTCAATGTTAGAACCCCAGTTCCATAGGCTTCAATCACACTCTCCCCATTCCCAATAATGGTTGAGTTTTGCAAAGTAAGTGCTGCCCCGGACTTAACTGCACCAAATTGGGTAATATTACTAGTTTCGACGTGACTTAATTCACAAACCCCATGTAGCATGTTAATGCAATATACATCACCTGCTCCTGAATGACTAAACTTAATATCCGAGCCGTGAATGGTTGACCGCGTGTTATCACTCAATCGTATACCAGTGTTGTCGGAATATATGCTATAACCACCAGCATCTGTAAACGGAACTGTCCCGGTTTGATTGCCACTCGCGGATAACCATACATCTTTTAACATTAATTGTTGTGGGTTAGCCCCAGTAAAGTAAATGCTTGCGTGCTGGTCCGGTGAAACTACCGAAACACCTTGGATACTGAATTGATTAAGTTCGTATGAATTTACCGTTGTATCAGACCCATTTATGGTAATAGTTCCATAAATGTAAATGGGTGCATGAATTCCACCGTATTGCCCGATTAAGAAAATATGCCCATGATCTAAAATTACATCTTCTACAACATTTCCTTGCAACACAATAAAAATTGGATTTCCTTCAGACGGCGCGATTACTTCATCAACAATAAGTTGTGTTGCGGCGAATTGCGCGTCGGCGATTGTTAAAAATGGTTTTTGAATACTGCCATCAGGGGTATATGTTCCTGGCATTTGTGGATTTACATAAAAATGGTTAGTCAATGGGGTAGATATAAGAGATCTGCCAAATGCGTCTTGAATATCACCTAATACAACTATGTCCTGCGAAACACTCAACTTACCATTAATTCGGACAAATCCACTTACATTATTAGCTGATAATGTATCATATTCCAACGTTAACCCATGCGTTGTCAACCCATTTATTACAGATAAGCGCCCATTAGATAAAATTGATACTTTTACCGTATTACTGCCATCAATGTCAGTTGTATAGAAATCAAGTTTTGTTGGGACAACTGTCGTAGTAGGGGGGTTTGTTACTTTCGCAACAATTCCAGCCACTGGTAAGTAACCATTATCAGTAGTATATGCATCCCATTTAATTTCATATATTGTGTCATTTACTGCAACTGTTTGTAAATCACCAACAGCCCCCTTTGCTTTCCTGAGACGTAAGCTAGCTGGTGCCGGTCCGACATTATTAATATAAACATTTGGATTCGTTACTGAACTGATAGTTAGCCCACCATCATTTGAAATATTTTCATTTCCAATGTAAACGGTGTTGATATATGCTTGGCTCAAGCGATAATTGATGTTTCCTAATGTATACACCGATGAAATATTAGGTATTATATTACCCTGCACAGTGCCATCTAACTCAATTTTTCCGGTAATAGTAATATCACCATATCCGATAATATCATTGCCATTCAAATTTAATGACCCACCTAACATAGGTGTAGTATCTTCTGCTATGTTTTGTAATGCAAAGTTGGTAGTATTCCAAGATAATGTACCATTACCGGTGTTGTATAAAAACCCAACACTATTGGAAGGTAACAATGGTACCACAGTTGCATTAATTTTATTATTCAAATCATCATATTGAAATGTTATGCCATTATGTGAATTATGTGAAAATAGGGTCGATATTGCATCTTGCGCCCGTTCTGCAGTAAAATATAAATTCCCAAATTCAGCAATATTTGCAGTAGTCATGGTTGCTGAACTCAGGTCAATTTTTTGGGTTGTGTCATTCCATGATAACCCAATACCAGCAGATGTTGATAAAATGTTTACCCCATGGTTTGGACTTTGTCCATCACCAATATATAGTTTATTAGTATCAGTTACATATACTAATTCACCTGAATCAATTGTTGCTGATAATCTTTCGGCATTTGTGCCTCGTCTTAATCGTAGCGACATGTGCTATCTCCGTTTCCGTGATCATACCGATCTTATCTTATATTTATAAAATATAAAGAGATATTCATAGACATCGCTAGTTAATAATCAATTAACGCCTTTGCTAGGTTATATAATACTGGATGGCCTTCTGTTAATACAGCTAACTGTGCTTTCTTCTCGTCAATATATATCGTAGCAAAATCTGGATCATGCTCAACTATGCTTTGTACATTCGATATAATGTCAGCAAGTTTTATAGTTTTTGCATTTGGTGGTGCGTGTTTGATATGTGCTACATCGATGGCCTTTCTAGTAGCACGATTGCCATCACCAGGTTTACTTACATCAGTTAACCATATAACTAATTCAGTAATTTCATCACCGAATTCTTCCCGCAAGGTACCAATTGGCACATTAGTATCTTCTAGTACATCATGAAGATACGCAGCCGAAATCATTTCAATAGTACTACCTGATATCCCACGGACAATATGTGCGACCTCCGTTGGGTGAACGATATATGGCTCATTGGTATACTTGCGCTTCTGTCCTACCGCGCTATGTGCTGCCGTTGCAAATATTCGTGCTTTTTCAATTATATCCATTATCTCCATCCGTGTAGTCTAATATCACTTGTTAGTGCATCTTCAATAATATCATCTAGTAAAGAAACAACGTTACCAGTTGCATCAAACCCAACGTCTCGAACTCGAATATGCTCTAACCCACTGACATTACCATGCAAATGGCCGTGTAACATTATAGAACCTCGGTGACATTGGTTCCATTCTGAAATCGGGTAATGAAACATACATATTTTATACCCATTATATACTATTTCAAGATATTTGTGTATTTCTTCAAATTGGTTCCTAAAAAATGTATTCTTTACTAGTTTATGATCGTGATTCCCTTCTACTAATATCTTTTTACCATTTAATTGTTGTAAAAATTTAGCGGCCATACTCGCTTCACAAAATGCAACATCACCTAAAATGTAAACAACATCTTCTGATTCAACTGTTGAATTCCAAACATTAATAATTTCACTGTTCATATGGTCAACATTATCAAATTGTCTATACTTCGGACTATATTTCATAATATTTGCGTGATTGAAATGTAAATCCGCTGTTATAAATGTTTTCACAAGTCTTGCTCCGATGGACGGTGTATTGTAGTCTACCTACAATATATAAAAAGTTTAGTCAGTATTTTGGCTGATATCAACTATTTTTTATACTCTATAGCAAAAAACCCTATACCATGAAGGTATAAGGTAGTTCACTGATTCAAAAGTTTTTCGTTGATCTAATTTAAATTGATGATATTTACATACTATTGGATGGTATTTAACCCCCACATTTTAAATAGTATATCTATCAATCATTACTGTGTTAAGACAAATGCCTTCTGGTGTGAAATTACCCATATCAGCTGCCAATAATGATTTAACGATAGCAGAACTAAACCCTGAAACCAATGCTGCACCTGATTTGTCTGCTTTCACTGGGACGTTATCAGATGAATTGATATTCCAAAATACAACCAACGGGGTGTTATAACCAGCTGCGGTATACTTACGTTCAATCATTTTAATTGCACTATCATCATAATGTGTGCAGCAATTAAATTGCATATCCGTCAGAATAAGTAGCATTTCTGGCATTTCACTTTGTGGAACATCAAACTTGGTTGCTACGTCTAAAATCAAGTCAAATGCAGCGTGTAAATTAGTTCCCATACCCCAATTTGAGGCAATCATTTGTGTTGCTTTTTCCACAATATTACCACGCAATGTGCGCAATTCAGGGGTTTCACTAAACGTGATAAAGGTATCTTTAAATTTACCAGAATTTTTATTAGCTATATATAACCCCAAGGATACTGCTACATCCATACACGTGACATCTGAGTTGGATTTATTACCACCAGCTCTACACTGCATAGACCCACTAACATCAACCAAAGGTAAAATATTAGCATCACCTACATAATTTGGAAGAGAATCCCATTGTGCAACGATATGGGCATTTTCAGTTTTATCATACCCATATATACCAATTCCTTTAATAATATCATATGGGTATACTGCACCAGCATTGACTTTGACAGTTGGTTCACCGTTGATCAATGATTGTACATATTCAGCAAATTTTGGTGTATGACGATTAAACGCTTTTTTATAACGTGAGCTAGCTAAAGATGGAACATGACTGAAGTTAATATTATCCCAATCATTCGCACACATTTTGTTTTCAACCACCGAAGTCAATGAAACCAATGTTTTACGATAATATTTTGGCGACCATCCAAAAAATTTAATTAATTTTTGAGCAATTTTTCTTTTTGCCGAGTTTTCACGAGGCATCCATTTTGCAACTAATTTTGCTTCGAATATTTGTGATTGAAGTTTTTGTTTTAGTGTTTCTTCTTCAGTCATTGCATCAAATCTATCTAATAATGATTTAGCTTGTATTCCTGCAACAAGTGTGTTTTTAATTTTAGTGAAAGCCACTTGTTGCAATTCCGGTGTCTTAAACACTAATAAGTCATCCCACCTTCCTACCAATATTGTTTTATTAATTAATGCTTTTGCAGCATCGGTGTCAACAGTTTCTAAATGCACAAGAATATCTCTGAACAATTTACGTTCACCTGCACCACCTCGAGCATCACGCGCCCATAATGCAATACGAAGTGCTAGATCTTTGTTTTCCGCATATGCTGCGGTAAACGCTGGAATAATGTCCTTTCCTCTACTTGCACCAATATTAAAGAATAAATCCACTGCTTTATTGGTAGTGGTCTTATGAGCAGCCACCCCATTTGATATGCGTGATTCTTGTTCTCGTGCGTCTTCTACGAATGTAGTCATGAATATCTCCTATTTCAGGTTAGTATGTAGTAATCTTGATTGCTGTTACTAATCTATAATTGTATTAAAGCAGAGTTTGGAATGGTGTCAATTATATCTTTAATAAAAACCATTGAAATCGTGCTTCACTATTAAATTCAATGTATTCAATTGCATCATGGTCTTCATCAAGATGTATAGTTACGCCATTTTCAATACTATATGAACGAATAGTATCTTCTAAAAGTTCATCTTCGGATATTGAATTATATTTTAAACATAATTGTTTCCACCATTCTGGACAATATTCGCGGTAAGTGGTAATTCTACTATATATGACATAAAAATAAAAAAGTTATACGGGATGGTCGGATTTGATGTATTTTATTGTTTCTGGTTGTCATCAGATATAATCCGCAACCATATCTTATTTCTATAAGAAATATCCAATATTCAGATTGGAGCATATCTAGTTACTCTTTCTAGCAATATCCATTACATATAACTGTATACATCCAGTGTAGCATTTATACTAATAGAATTAATTAAATTTTATTGCGGAACCCATCCTAACAATATGGAGCTGAAGATTGGGACGAACCCACACTACCTTTCGGAATTACGGTTTTGCAGACCGGTACATAACCATTCTGTCACTTCAGCATTTATACGGGTTAGTCGCCATTGGGTATTGCTTATTTCCCTACCTGGCGTCTGGTATTTTTCATGTACAATAATATTGCTGAAACTAACCCTTTTTCATTACATTATTAACAGAATATCATCTTCTTTAATAACAATGCATTCTTGCTCATCAATCGTTACTTCAATCCCAATACCGTTCGGTAGCATTACTTTGTCGCCCACCTTAACTGTCATTGGTCTATAATCACCATTTTCCAATGGTTTTCCTTCACCAATTCCAATTACTTCACCAGTAATAGTTTTTTCAGAAGAGTCATTGGCAATGATGATTCCAAATGCTGATTTTTTAGGGTCGTTTGGTTTTTTAACCAGAACACGTTCGTTAATAATTTGGTATGTCATTTTATGCAGTTCTGTTGATTAGGTGATACCCAAACTGTGTTTGTACTGGGTCACTCACCCCATCAATTTCTAGTTCAAATGAAATATTTTCGAATGGTTGAACCATCATTCCACGGCCAAATGTACCCAAATCACCACCGTTTTTTCCACTAGGACATTTTGAATGTTGTCTGGCCAATCGTGCAAAATCTGAACCTTCATTGATTTGTTTTGCTAATGCTTGCGCTTCTTCTAGTGTATCAACTAAAATATGTCTTGCTGTTACTTGTGTTGTCATGTTTGCCTCGTGTAATTAAAACCGGATACGTGTTTTTAGCCTGGCGCTCTACCAACTGAGCTAATTCTCATTATGAGAATGTAGGATTTGAACCTACGACATCTAGGGTGCTTTAGATTTGCTGAATGTATCCTAAAATTGGGGCCCCCGACAGGATTTGAACCCACATCATCCTCACTTTAAGTGAATCGCTCTACCAACTGAGCTACAGGGGCTGTATTCTTTAATTCCTATGTTTAGCACCGCATACTGTACAAGTTGCGTTTACTTTTTTAAAATCTAAATTCATAACTCGCATACCTTTTCCATATGTTTTGTCTTGGAATTCAGCAGCTGGTGTGCCTGAACAACTACATTTTATTATTTCTACGGCCATTTTTATTTACCTTTTTAATAAGAACATTTATATAATTTTGATATTTACATTTATCACGTGGTCTATGTACAGTTGCTATCATTTCTTGTAGTTGATATAATGTAAGTGAAACAATTTTAACTTTACCATTACGTGTTTTACCAGGTGCATTACGTGGTCTGCTTGATTTACTAACTGTTGACATATTATATCCTTAATTATTATTATTGTCAAGAGATTTGTTCTCTTGTGAAGTATCAGATACCGCTTTTTTATCTTCTTTCTTTTTACCGAAAATAGCATCCCAATTGTCACGGTATGCTTGAGAGGATGGCCTAGTTTGAATAGGGTCACCAGTTACATCATTTCTTGCTGCCATTATACATCCTTATTTTATGTTTTAATATTTATTAATCATAATCATGGTCAGTACCAAATATAAACCACAATGAAGTAGTTAGAAATTATTTGTCTCACTATTCATGGTCCATGAATATTTTTTTAATATGGTAGTCGATGGGAGAATCGAACTCCCAACACCAGACATCTAAAATCTGTACGTATGCCTATTCCGTCACCCGACCATGCTAAATTTTTATATGTATAACTCATCGGAAGTGGTAGGATTTAAAACATATAACCTATAGGATCGCCCTTCCAAACTGGTCTAATCTCCGGTAATACCCGGAAACGAGTGCCGGAATCGGACCGACCTAAACTAGCTTATGAAACTGGTGACATCACCAGACAGTCGAGCTCGCAATAATAGTTGCTTATGTTGTTACTCGAATAACAACTCTAGTTGTAGTTTGTTAGGCAACCCGTAGGTTTCTGCTTCGCAGATACTCATATACGTTGAGCAGTAGGCACTTTCCTACCATAGCGTAAAGCCGACGCTATGCATTTTGGCTCCCCCGGACGGGCTCGAACCGCCGACCAATTGATTACAGATTTGTGCAATTTTCATTACTCTCTGGACTATACCACGACCATATTCTTATGAACTTAGGTCTCCACCGTCTAGTCTCTACACCTTCCTATTTCCAGGCTTGGCTCGGTATTGCCATATTCATACGATTTTAGGTTTCACCGAATTTGATGGATTTTTCAACTATTGTTTCCAATAGAAGCTGCCTTTTGACAGTCAACTGCTCTACCTACTGAGCTACAGGGGAATATCTTTTCTTACCGTTTTGTGGAATAAAATTCGGAACTAATTTAGAAAATGCTGTTACTAAATTTGGTTTTGAATAATTATACCCAGTTCTTCTTACAAACTCGTCAAACCCAACTTCTTTGTATATTTCATACCATTCTATATGTTGTTGAATATAATATTTATACAGGATACGTTTTTTCAAATTTTAAGTTTGTTTTTTAAACTGCTAAATGTATCATAAACTTGGCGAAGAGTGTGGGGTTTGAACCCACGATACGGCTTTTAACCGTATGCCTTCTTAGCAGGAAGGTGGTTTTAACCACTCACCCAACTCTTCATTTGTTTGGTAGCGATACCCGGACTCGAACCGGGAAGTCTTTCGACGGCAGATTTTCGTACCACTATAGTTTTCACTACCTATATTTAGTAAACATAGTTTGTGGTCTGGACTTTATCTTTACCATATTGCATAAATACAACGTAGGTAGTACCTGTTAAGTCTCTACACTTCTAATGGATTATTTTATGAAACTATTTAAATACACGTTAACTGATTTACAAAACGCTGTTGTTACTTCTGTATCTTTAAGACAAGTATTACAAAAATTAAATGTTGCACCAGCTGGTGGGAATTATACCACATTGAAACGTGCTATAAAACATTTTAATTTAGATACTAGTCATTTCACTGGACAGAATCTAGGTGGAAGAAAATTTCCAGAAAGATCAAAACCAATTGAAGAATATCTACAAAAGGGTTCAACTATCCATTCATATAAATTAAAAATAAAATTACTTAATAATGGGGTTTTTAACCCAATATGTTCATCTTGTAATTTATCCGAATGGTTATCTAAACCAATTTCGCTTGAATTAGATCACATAGATGGTGATAATACAAATAATGAATTATCGAATCTACGATTACTATGTCCAAACTGTCATGCATTTACCCCAACATATAGAGGTCGTAACATACAATCCAAAATTTAGCTCGGTATTGTCATCAGCATTACCTGTTAAGAGTTCACCGAATTTAAGTACATTCACCCGGGTGTTTCTATCACGTGTGCTCAATTTCATAAGTCTGCTGAGTTTACCAATTTCTCCATATCGCCATAACGCAATAAATCTTCATCAGGATAGATGCTTTACCAGTTAAGCAGTCCCATTATAGGGACTGGAATCGAACCTGTAATTTGGTTGATGCTGTAGCTATCCTTTTAATCTATATATGTATTATATACCAACTGTGGTCAACTGTCAAGTATAAATTGCATCCCATCCATTTTTATCAGTAAAAAATCGTATTGCTGTAAAATTTGGATTATCCCCAGCATCGAACCAATGCTTGACATTGGGTGGTATACAAATCAAATCATTTGGTTCCACTATAAGTTCAAAGATCGTATTATTAATACTTATTGAAAATGTAGCAGTCCCATTTGTGAAATATCGCATTTCAAAATCTTTATGGTAATGTTCACGCTTAAATTTATCCCGTAAACTTTTATAATTTTTCGTATGTTCATTTATTGATATAACATCATTATATGGAACATCGTAATCTAGTTTGATTTTATCTATTATACCATCATAAAATGGTAAGTGCAAGTATAAAATTCCAACATTATCAAATTGTGATATTTTTTCAGTTAATTTTATATATGTTGTATGCTGTTGATTATTGGTATAAATTGTTAACATACAACTACTTATCAAATAAGTTTATTGTTTATGTATTGAATATGGTTGAGTTATTTTTAACAGCAGGTTCTTTGTTTTTTGAAGGATTTGAACCTTCTAACTTACGATTTAGTGTCGCTTGTATTTCCCAATTAATTATGCTGAAAAGAACTTAATATTTGTATCACATACATACCACTACATTTTTCACTGCTTATGGCACATTTTTTTAATTATCGACTATTAATGATAACCAAGTTACTAATTTTTCATCTGTAAAACCAATCCAGTATGGTCTTCTATGACCACTATTAAATTTAAACCATTTTGTATTATCAATGGTTGCTAGAGCTTTTCTACATTGAATGGCCCCTGATGACCAAGGTGAATTGAAACGCAATGCAACTGTACATCCTTTATGAAATAAAGTGTGTGTCTTATTTAATTTAACAATTTTCATAAAATTTTTGGATTCACCTTCGGTATAAGTGTTAATGTGTCTAAATCTTTGTCTGCAATTATACAACGGATATTTTTAGAAGATTCCATGAATCTTCTAAATTTTATTACTTATGTTGTGATTTTTTTGAACATGCTGTCCAACTTTGTGTTTGCAGATTTTCAACGTCGCCGTTGGTTGCGCAACCAACCGCAAAGCTGGATACCAATGCCATCAATGCTACTTTCATTAATTTATTCATGATCTTCCCCTAAGGTCAAAATTACAGTTG